TCGCACCAGTCGCACCAGTGCCACCCGTCGCACCAGTTCCCCCCGTCGCACCAGTCAGACCATTCGCACCTGTTCCACCTGTCGCACCCGTCGCACCCGTATAACCTCTTGGTCCAACTAAGGTAACATACGCATCACTATTCCAACTTGCGGTATAATCTGTAAAATTATACAGATTTAAATAATAAGTATTCCCACTTAATGATATCCCAACTACTTCAAGATAACCACTAGTGTTACCAGAAATAGTTATATAAGAATTTACTGGTATATATTTATTATTACTATTATATGCGGATGATAATTGATAATCAATTCCAGTAGCTCCACTATTTAAAGTTCCCGGGGTGGAAATAATAGTTGTAAGCAACGGACCAATTGGACCCGTAGCACCCGTAGCACCCGTATTACCCGTTGCTCCAGTATAACCTCTTGGTCCAACTAACGCAACATTTGCGCCACTATTCCAAGATGCGGTATAATCTGTAAAATTATAGAGATTTAAATAATAAGTATTCCCACTTAATGATATCCCAACTACTTCAAGATAACCACTGGTATTACCAGAAATAGTTATATAAGAATTTACTGGTATATATTTATTATTACTATTATATGCGGATGATAGTTGATAATCAATTCCTGTAGTTCCGCTATTTAAAGTTCCCGAGGTGGAAATAATAGTTGTAAGCAACGGACCAATTGGACCCGTCGCTCCCGTTCCACCCGTCGCACCTGTAGAACCCGTAGAACCAGTGGTTCCTTTTGGTCCAACAAGTGCTATATCCGCATAATTATCCCATGTTGATGTAGTATTTCCTATATTTTGAATGGTTATCTTATAATATGTATTTCCAGCCTGACTAGTATAAGTTAAACCAGTGATTAAATAATAATATAAAGACGTATTTGCGGGATTCCCTTGTGTTATATCATCATTTATTACAATATACGTATTTATCGCAAAATATTTATTGTTATCATCATTCGTTAACAAGTCATACATTCCAGTAGCACCTGGAGCTAAACCAGTTGGTTCACGCGATATTTGTGATGTAACTAACGGACCAGGTAAACCCGTCGCACCTGTTCTACCCATGGCACCCGTCGCACCAGTCACACCCGTCGCACCAGTTTCACCAGCACCCGTAGGACCCGTCACACCAGTCGTACCCGTCGCACCCGTCATACCAATTGGACCCACAATTGTTATATTTGCGTCATTACTCCAAGTAGATGTTAATGTTTCTGAAATATTTTGAATTGTAATATCATAATTTGTGTTACCAAGATTGGAATATGCTGTCAAACCTGTTACTAAAAAATAATAAAGAGATGTATTACCGAGTATTACATCGTTAATTACAACATAACTATTTATTGTAAAATAATTATTATTGGTATTATTTGGAGTTAAATTATATAATCCAGTTTGACCAGGTGATAATGAACCACCAGAAATTGTAGATGTCACTAATGGACCTGGTAATCCTTTCCCGCCAGTCGCACCAGTCGTACCAGTCGCACCTGTTCTACCAGAAATACCCGTCGCACCAGTAGCACCAGTCACACCAGTTTCACCCGAGCCAGTAGCACCCGTCGCACCAGTCGCACCAGTCGCACCTGTAGCACCTGTCGCACCCGTCGCACCTGTCGCACCAGTTTCACCAGAGCCAGTAGCACCAGTCGCACCTGTGGTACCGGTAGCACCAGTTGGTCCAGTCATACCAGTTCCGCCACCCGATCCATCTAAATTTACAATATAGCAATCCTTACTCAATAACCCAGGAATAATATTTGTAACTGTAACTACCATCTCACCAGTTCTACAATTGTACGAATTTACAACACCATTAAACCCTCCATTAAAACTCACATTATTAAATTCAGTTTTACCAATACAAATAATATTGTTAAATTTACAATAGGATAAGTTTTTTTCTAAATACAAATTAACTATATCATTTACATTTAAATTTGGAAATTCTACCCTTGTCTTTGTAGTAGTTAAATATTTCGCGCATTTTAAATCACATTTATTACATTCATCCTCAGACGATGATGAAGAATCAGAACATTCATTTTTATCAACTTCTTTTTCTGTGCTTTTACCGATTTCTGTATATGAAATATTTATTTTTGATGCTGGATATGATGTAAGAATTTCATTTATAAAATAATCTTCTGCTTCTTTTTTTATAACTTTTTGTAATGTTTTTACTGATTTTTTAAATAATTTATCATTTAAAGGATTTGGAAAAATACCTTCTTTTGTTACAGAATGTTCCATCGTAACCTTTTTTAAAGTTATTGGGTCATTGTAATATGATGTTATTTTACCTGTTATACTAAATTTACTAACCATATTTACAACTTGAAATTTCACATTAGAAATATTCAAAGTAATATTGTAACCCATATAATATTGTAATAGAAATAATTATTTTTTTTATCTTATTATTTTATATTTTCTAAACAAAATCATTCAAATCTGTATAATACGTATAAATAATTAAATCCGCTACATAACGGGTTTAATTATTTATTTTTATAAATCAAAACTAACTTTCTGTTCTTGTTCTAATTACTCCAAATGATGCTGTTATACCTATCCCTGTATTATTTGTCCATCTATAGCCAGAAATTCCAGACACATATGTGATTGTTCCATTATTCGCAGTAGCTGCTGAACTATTACCTATAATCGCGGCGGATCCGCCACCACATAACCATAATGTAACGACACCTGTAAGCGCGGTATTATTTACAATGATCATTCCTGAAAAATTTGAAAAATCAACTGTATCGCCATCCGCATAACTCGCATTTGTTCCACTATAATCCAAATAGGATGTTGACACCGTTGAACCACTTATTACAGGTGTTGTTATTGTAGGTGTGGTTAGTGTCGCACCAGTTAATGTCTTGTTGGTAAATGTTTGTATCGCATTTGTCGTCGCTATATTTGACCATGTTGCGCCACTCGATACATTCAATATGGACGCAGCAGTATTATAATACAAGGAACCAGTGACTCCACTGCTTGGTGCGGATGAATAATTACCAACGCCTAATAAACCACTTACACCAACTGACCCTCCAAAATATTTATCTCCGGCAAAAGTTTGACCCGTTGTTGTCATTAAACCAGGATAGGTCGTGGTTGCTTGACCCAATTCTAAATAATAAGTACTGGTTAATGTCGCACCATTTGTGTAACCAGATGTACTTATTGCGGTGACGCCATTGATTAAACTATTGATGCCAAATGTGGTATGGATGTGTGAATAGGCTGACGCGGACTGATAACATAAATATAAATCGTGACCATTCGCACCACTGGTTGTCGTGTAATATAACTGTATATACAAATAAGAATAGTCAATAATATCTACATATGGGAATTTTAATGATAAAATATATTCTTCGATAAGAGTATCCGTTATATCTTCCTGATTAGAAATTGAAGTTATGCCTCCTATTTGTTGGACAGAACCTGTAGAAACACTATAACCGAATACAGCATAACTTAATGATACATTCGTATTAGGCGTACTTTTTGACGCAAAGATATTCATATCCCATGTACCGGATGGAATAAATGACCCGACATTCAAAGTTGCCACTGAATTGGCAAATATACCACCGCTACTACCACTGATTGCTATTTTTGTTTGATTATTACTTAACCCAATTGTAAATGTGGTTCCTGAGGTGATGGATTGATAGGATGTTAGTAATTTCGTCGCGGAAATCGCATCAAATGTTGGACCTGCTTCTCCTCCATTCATGTATAAGATTAAACCGCTTGATGTCCCATTTGCTCCTGCGGCACCAGTTGCTCCGGTGGAACCCGTAGAACCAGTAACACCCGTAGAACCAGTATGACCCGTCGCACCAGTAACACCCGTAGAACCAGTTACACCAGTAGAACCAGTTGCTCCAGTAGAACCAGTAGAACCAGTTACACCAGTAGAACCAGTCGCACCCGTTTCACCAGTACATCCAGTAGAACCAGTCGCACCAGTAGAACCAGTCGCACCAGTTTCACCAGTACATCCAGTAGAACCAGTTACACCAGTAGAACCAGTTGCTCCAGTACAACCAGTAGAACCAGTTACACCAGTACATCCAGTAGAACCAGTCACACCAGTAGAACCAGTCGCACCCGTTTCACCAGTACATCCAGTAGAACCAGTCACACCAGTAGAACCAGTCGCACCCGTTTCACCTTTTGAACCAGTTCCACCGGTGGCACCCGTTTCACCTTTTGAACCAGTTCCACCTGTAGCGCCAGTCGCACCAGTTGCGCCAGTAGAACCAGTCGCACCCGTTTCACCTTTTGAACCAGTTCCACCGGTGGCACCCGTTTCACCTTTTGAACCAGTTCCACCTGTAGCGCCAGTCGCACCAGTTGCGCCAGTAGAACCAGTAGATCCAGTAGGACCTGTCGGACCAGTTCCAAGCGTCAACCAAGTTGTACCATTTGAATATTTAATTATTGAACTTGTTGTATCATAATAAAGTGAGCCGGCAACACCAGTGACACCTGATGTTGTTGAATATTTACCAATATTTATCACCCCATTATTAATACTATTCACACATGTAGAAATAATACCGTTAAGACTTCCACTTGCCGAAGTAAGTGTCAGGTATTGACCATTTTTAGAAATTGCGATACTATTATATGTTGTATTATTTATTTTTACCCAACTATTACCATAATCGGTTGATATATATGTTGATGGACTATCATATGAACATAATATATATTGTCCCGATCCAGAAATTGCGACTTCTTTAATATTTCCAGGTGATGTTATAGTTGTTCCAACCCAACTATATCCATAATCAGGAGATATATATATAACTGATGAATTACTTGCCGCCAATACTTGATATTGACCTGATGATGACATCACTACATTACTACCATTTCCACTAAAGCTAAAATTTATTTCTCTCCAATTACTTCCATAATCGGTAGATACATTTACATAATAATTTGATGATCCTTGTGATGCTGTAATATATTGTCCGGTTGATGACATTGCTAATTTTATAAAATTCGTGGATCCATTTGGTTGAACGGTATTCCAATTATTTCCAAAATCAGATGATAAATATAAACCTGATGTGCTTGAACATATTGCCATATATTGTCCGGAAGAAGAAATCGCACTTTTACGCCATACAGTAGTAACTGATGAGTTTGGTGTTGTCCATGAAGTACCGAAATTACTTGATAAATACATATTTGCACCACTTAAATTTTGAGTAGCTATACAATATTTGCCTGTTCCCGACATTGAATAATTATTCCATGGACCAGTAACACCTGTATTTACAGATGTCCAATTATTTCCATAATCAGATGATTTATAAATGAAATTTCCAGTAATTCCAGAAATTTGATATTGACCCGAATAACTCATTGTCACCGGAAACCATTTATTAGATGAAACAGATGTTTGAATAATATTCATCGCCAAATTACCGGTTGGTCCGGGTTGACCAAAATCTATTATATTGTCAGAAAAAATATCTGAATATGAGCCTGGAACAAGTCCAGGGTACGATGTATTACCACTACCACCTGCTTTGGAATAGGATAACATTAAATAACCATTTGAAGTCGTTGTAGCACCATATAACAAACCAGTAGAACCCAATGTAGTTACACCGCCAATTGTTCCAGTCGCACCAGTAGAACCCGTCACACCAGTAGCGCCAGTTGAACCTGTCACACCAGTTGAACCAGTAGCACCAGTAGAACCTGTCACACCAGTAGAACCAGTCGCACCAGTTTCACCTCTACCAGTTGCTCCAGTAGAACCAGTTGCTCCAGTAGAACCAGTCGCACCAGTCGCACCAGTTTCACCCGTCGCACCGGTTCCACCAGTAGCACCTGTTCCACCAGTAGCACCTGTTCCACCAGTAGCACCTGTTCCACCAGTAGCACCAGTAGAACCAGTAGCACCAGTAGAACCAGTAGCACCAGTAGAACCAGTAGCACCTGTTCCACCAGTAGCACCAGTTACGCCCGTTGCTCCAGTAGCACCCGTTCCACCTGTAGCACCAGTTCCACCTGTCACGCCAGTTGCGCCCGTAGCACCAGTTCCACCAGTAGCACCTGTTCCACCAGTAGCACCAGTAGAACCAGTCGCACCAGTAGAACCAGTAGCACCAGTAGAACCAGTAGCACCAGTTCCACCTGTTGCGCCAGTAGCACCAGTTCCACCAGTAGAACCAGTTCCACCCGTTGCTCCAGTAGCACCAGTAGAACCTGTTCCACCAGTAGCACCTGTTCCACCAGTAGCACCAGTTCCGCCCGTTGCTCCAGTAGCACCAGTCGCACCAGTAGCACCTGTTCCACCAGTAGCACCTGTTCCACCTGTAGCACCCGTTCCACCGGTAGCACCAGTTCCACCTGTCACGCCAGTTGCGCCCGTAGCACCAGTTCCACCCGTCGCACCAGTTCCACCTGTCACACCAGTTCCACCCGTGGCACCAGTTTCACCTCTACCAGTCGCGCCAGTAGATCCAGTAGACCCAGTAAAACCAGTAGCACCGGTTCCACCGGTCGCGCCGGTTTCACCTCTACCAGTCGCGCCAGTAGATCCAGTAGATCCAGTAGATCCAGTAGATCCAGTAGACCCAGTAAAACCAGTCGCACCTGTTCCACCTGTCGCACCGGTTTCACCTCTACCAGTCGCACCAGTAGATCCAGTAGACCCAGTAAAACCAGTCGCACCTGTTCCACCAGTTCCACCGGTCGCTCCAGTTTCACCTCTACCAGTCGCACCTGTCGCACCAGTAGGACCACTAGAACCGATTGGTCCTGCAATAGTAATATATGCGTTAGAATCCCAATTCGTAGTATAATTAAATATATTTTGAATTGTAATATCATAAGAAGTTGTCGCTCCGATTGTTGAACTAGTTAATCCTTTTACTAAAAAATAAGATGACGTATTACCCGCGTTTGAACCATCTGTAATAATAACATAACTATTTACAGCAAAATAATTATTATTTGTATTATTATCTTCTAAAGAAAATGTTCCCGTCCCATAAGATGATAATGTTCCACCGGAAATAAAAGACGTAACTAATGGTCCAGGCTGACCTTCTCCACCTGTAAAACCTCTAGGTCCTTGAGGTCCTTGAGGTCCACGAGATCCGGTTGCGCCAGTAGAACCGGTAGAACCAGTAACACCCGTTTCTCCCATACCAGTAAACCCTCGCGGTCCTTGTTTACCAGGAGGTCCTGTTGCTCCAGTGGCACCAGTTTTTCCTCTACATCTAGGATGTGGATAACAATCATTAGACGAACAACATGAATCGCTATCATCAGATGAACTGGAACAATAATCATAATTGTTTAATCTTATTTTATATATATCTACGGAATGATTACCAACATAACGAGTAGTATTAATAAGCATAATACCTGTTGATGGAGTATATCTTTCTACAATTCCCTCAAAGTAACTATTTTTATCCATTAATTTTTTACATATAATATGTTGCCCACATTCATATTGTAAATTTTTATCAATTTTAAAAAATTTAATTTCGCCAACATTTAAAGGGAAAGGATTAATAGAATCTTTTGTTTGAGTTGTGTATCCATCTAAGTTTTTTCTTACTTTACCCTTCATTATATTATTCATATATAAAATATTATTTTATATATTATTTTATAAAAAATATAATAATTTAACATATTTATCTGACTAAAAGAATGTTGATACAAAAATATAATCTATATATTACTATATAAATAATATGAAACACAATATAAAACACAATCATACAAGGAAAATTAATATCAAATATTTACCAAAAAATCTTTCTCTCAAAGATAAAAAAATACAAAGTAAAATGCTACAAAAATCTCAAAAAATGTATAAAAAGGGTCTATATTACACTAGAAAAAAAATAGATTCATATAAATCTATAAAATCAAAACATATATTAAAAGCAATGAAAATGTATGATGTTGAAAAAATCGGTGCTACAAATGAATTATCAAAAAAAACAAAATGTTCTAAAGAATCTTTAAAAAAAATAATAAATAAAGGCGAAGGCGCATATTATTCATCAGGTTCAAGACCAAATCAAACGCCACAATCATGGGGGATTGCTCGTTTAGCTAGTGCGATTACCTCTGGTAAAGCTGCGTTAGTAGATTATCATATTTTAGAAAAAGGATGTAACAAATCTAGTAAAGCATTACGTTTAGCAAAAAAACTTAAAAAAACAATGAAATTAAGAAAATCACGAAAAACAAATTTAATGTAATAATAATTCAACATTTTGTATTGAAAAATGGAAATAATAACGCGTTTAAATTTAACAATAAAAGTATTTAAAGATTTTCAATAAAAAATAGTTATAATGAACACCCAAAAAAATACTCCTACTACATATGAAGGAAATGTATTAACAATACAAACAGTTCAAATTGCGCCTTTTAGAACATTAATGACTGCTTTAAAAGATATATTATTAGAAACAAACATATCATTTCAACCTGATGGTATTCGTATTATAAATATGGACAAATCGCATACTATTTTAGCACATTTATATTTGGCTTCGCAAAATTTTGAGTTTTATGAATGTAAAAAAGAAAAAATAATTATTGGTGTCAACATGTTTCATTTATTTAAATTAATTAATTCAATAGACAATGATGATACTTTGAGTATTTATATTGAGAATGGTGATTATGTGGATGGTGTTGTATCCCATTTAGCGCTGAAATTTGAAAACGGTGAAATTAAGCAATGTAAAACCCAAAAATTACGCTTAATTGAACCAGACCCAGAAGAGTTGGAATATCCAGATGTCAAGTTTTCATCCGTCATTAATTTGCCTTCTGCTGATTTTCAAAAAATAATAAGAGATTTATCAAGTATATCAGAAAAACTAGAAATAAAATCTGTTGGAAGTGAATTGATTTTTAAATGTTCTGGACAATTTGCCTCGGCTGAAATTCATCGTGCGGAATCAGACGGTAGTTTAGGTTTTATATTAAAACAAGATTCATCTAAAATTATTCAAGGCGAGTTTTCCTTAAAGAATTTAGGGTATTTTATTAAATGTACAAATTTATGTTCTCAAATTGAGGTTTATTTAGAAAATGATTTGCCTTTAGTAGTGAAATATAATGTTGCTTCTTTAGGAGAAATTAAATTATGTTTGGCGCCCTTGCCAAGTTGTTGAACGTATATGGTTTGCGCACTATATAACAATTAAAAATTTTAAAAATGATAAAATATTAAATTAAATAAAATAATAAATAAAATAATAAATAAAATATTAAATATACGAATAATAATAAATGAAATATAAATTTATAAATAAATATAATTTTACTAAATTATATATATGTCACTGTCAAATGGTTATTTAACATATTTAGGATCAAAAAAATGTTGCGATTTAAGAGGTCTTGGTCCTACTGGTTCCACAGGTGCCGAAGGACCGATGGGTCCTCAAGGTATCGCAGGACCACTTGGACCCACTGGACCTCCTGGACCCGCGGGACCCGTTGGTCCTGGTAGTTATGGTTTATTATCATTAGAGAATCAATCTATTTTGGGAAATACTGCTTTTCAAGTACCGATTGCGGGTACGCTATCTCCAGGAAATATATATGCTGTCCAAGCATCTATTTTTATTGCTGGGTCAACCGCAATCACTCCAAATCCAAATATTTTATTTAATTTTACAGATGTTCCTTCCTCTGATACATTTTATCCTTCCATATTTGGTAATACTGGAATTCTTCCAACACCATTTTTTTTAACACCCACAAATGGAGGACCTCCTTACGCTTATACGGGAACAGTGACTGATTTTTTTTTATATAATGGTAATACTGGTATACAACTTCATAATCTAAATGTTTATGTAAACCCCGAAAATCAGAACACCGTATTTACTGTAAAAATGACATCAACTGTAACCCCAATTAATTAAAATAAATGTTGATTTTAAAAATATTTTTCATGTTCGTTATATAAAAATATTTTACGTGTTAAATATATAATGGAAAAAAGTCATAAAAAATCTAGTTATACAGTTAGTTTAGGTGATTCTAAGAAAAGTAATCATTTTTATAAGGACTGTGGTAGTAGTAGTGATGATGAATGCAAAAAAAGATGTTGTCCTAAAAAAAAATGTAAAAAATGTGTTGGACCTCCTGGACCTTTAGTTGTAACTTTAATGGCAACTGGTGAACCAACTGGTTTAGAGCCAGGTGATGAAGGAAACTATTGTATCATTTCTGATTGTAATACAAAATATTTGTCTGTTGGATGTTATATTACCATTGTATGTACTTCAACAAATACCGCCTATTTTTTAATTAATGCTATTGAGATTGATGATACTGGTATAGTTATAAGTATAATAAATGTAAATGAAGAAACAGCTACATGGGAAGTGGGAGCCAAAGTTGCTTTAGTTGGACCACAAGGTCCAAGGGGTGCGACTTTATTTGATGTTGGTCCAATTGCTGAAGTGAGTTGGCCTTATGGTGCAACTTTCATAACTGGTGATACTGGGGTGTTTTTCTTACAATTAGCACCAGCTGATAATGCGAATCCTGGTTTATTAACAGCTACAGACCAACTTGTAGCAGGAACAAAATATTTTCAAGACGTAATTGTTGCTGCGAATTTTGATGGAGACCCAACTTCAACCTGGGGAGGATTTACCCTGGGTAGTATATATTTTGATACTGGTTTAAACGCATTACAACTTTATTTAGGTTCAACCGTAGGTAGTACTTTTAGCGGAAGTACTTGGTGTTCAGTTTTGACTAATTGTAGTGGTTATACTGGAGGTTTAAATGGCGTGACCGCTGTAGGTGTGACTGGATTATCTTATGGCGCGACACTGACTAGTGACAGGTATTTACAATTAGGAAGTGCTACTTCAACAAATCCTGGTTTAATGACAGCGATTGGTCAAACTTTTTCAGGAGATAAATATTTTAACGGATTTGTAGGCGTTAGTGGGTTATTCGGTCTTGGTAATTATTCATCATCTCCATCTGTTGGAATAACTGGGTCCCTTTATTATAATACCACAATTACTGGCGCATCTGGATTACAAGTCTCGAGCGGTTCTACTTGGAGTTCTGTAAAATCTTTCGTCATTGACCATCCAAAAGACCAAGATAAATTGCTCGTCCATGGTTGTTTGGAGGGACCTGAAGCCGGTGTCTACTATAGAGGCAAAGGTGTTATTACCAATAATGAATCGGTCGTGATTGAATTACCCGATTATGTTGATAAACTAGCGACAAATCTAACCGTTCAATTGACACCTATTTTTGATGGCAACATATATAAACCCCAATATTTCGCAACGGAAGTGTCCGCGAATAAATTCTTGGTCCATGGTGTAAACGGGGCGTTTTATTGGAATGTCTATGGACAACGTCTCTCATTCATTGTTGAACCAAACAAAAATGAAGTAGAAATAAAAGGTGATGGACCTTACAAATGGTTATAATTTTGTTATTTTTATAAATTTTTAACCGTTTTTAATCTTATATTTTGATGTCAAAGAGAGAAAATAGGACATCAAAATATATATGTAAAGAGATTTAAAGAAATCGCAACAACATTATATAATTGTGAATCGCGGATTTTAAAATGAATCAAACCACCGATGAAACCCCAACAATGATAAAACACTCAGACCCGTCAATCATAAATGACGAAACAAAGGCATATGCCATTAATAATGTGTATCAATTATTTGAAAAATATACCGGCGACACCTATATGACGCAGCGTCTTCAATATCAATTAATAAATATATTACCAACAACACTTGATAATGAAGACAAGACGCATCAAGAACGTCTCAAGAGAAACGATTTTTTGACGAGTGAACAACAAATATTTATCCAAGTATTCTTGAGTAAGAACCGCTATTATTATTTGCCTAATAATAATTGTTTTTATGAATATGCCAACAATACATTTGCGTCTGTAAAGGAAGACCATATACAACATAAATTGTTGACCAATATTTCAAAAGATGGTGTATTGGTTCAATGGAAATACAAGACAAAAGTAAATATTATAAAACAAATCAAAGACCGTCATTTATTCAAATGTGTTCCAGAACCAGAAACCATCCAAAACGTCTTGAATCATTTATATCCGGCAGGGTTGTTTAAAACAAAAGCAGAGGCGAAATATTTCCTCACTGTGTTGGGTGACAATATATTGAAAAAAAACGCCGACTTGATTTTTTTTATTAAACCGTCTGTAAAAAAAATACTGGCGGAATTGGAAAACATCATATATATCACTAGCGGGTTTACAAATCCGACATTTAATTTTATGACCAAATATCATGAGACTTATTCATTTGATAAATGTCGTATTATAAACATGAATGATACCATTCAAGTGGATATATGGAAAAATATTTTAAAAAACATTGGATTAGACCTATTGTGTGTTGCGGTTCATTATTCAAACAGGTATGATGATTCTGAATCTTATATTCATAACAAAGTAGACGACGAGGAAATCAAAAAATACACATTGTATTTCAAAAACAATAGTCAACAAGTCATTGTGGATAATTTTTGTAATACATGTATTCAAAACATGGAATATACTAGTAATGGGGGACTCATGTCTTCTATTAATTGGAAAAATATGCATTATTTATGGAAAAATTATATATCACAGTGTTCTCTCCCCAACATGATTTATTCAAACCATTTGAAGACACTTTTAAAAGAAAAATATCAATATGATGAGGTAGGGGATTGTTATTTGAATGTGATTAGCAAATACACGCCTTATGTAAGTGATTTCATTCATTTCTGGGATACAAGTATCCAAGTTTTGCCACTGGACAAATTTGAAAACGATTTTGAAATCGATGAATTATGTAGTTTATTCAAAAAATGGATCCAAACATCTGATAGCGGGTCGTATTTGAGTTCAAAAACAGGAAACATATCTGAAAACGATGTCGTGAAAATCATTCATCATTTTTATCCGACCATTGAAATTGTGGATCATAAATATGTGCTAAATATTTCGTGTTCCCTCTGGGACAAGACTGGAGAGGTGGACAATTATTTGAAAATGTTTAAAAAACACTACGCAGAAGTAAGCTTAAAAAAAGGCACTAATGATTCCCTTATTTCATTTGACGAGGTTTATGATTTTTACTGTGAAAAGGTGAAAGAACACGATTCTCGCTGTGTAAACAAACGGTTTTTTGAAAAATATTTGTTTTATAATTTTACGCCGTATATTAAATACGAAAAATTTATTAGTTTGAATTGGTTATGTGGTTAACTTTGTATGGGTCATTAATTAATCGCATATAATTTACTGTAACCTAGATATGTATCAGAATCCGTATAATGAGTGACGCCAATGTATAATGTTCCATCTAAACCAATCGCAGGAGATGTAGAATATTCTATATCTACTGTTCCACCAGAGGTATTTACCGAGGTTGTCATTTTTTTCCATTTTAATTGTCCTTCTGGAGTGATTGCGTACATGGTTAAATAAATACTGGTTGGTGATCCTGGATCACTAGATAATACATCATAAATTTCAACACCAACATAGATTGTGCCATCACCTCCTATAACCGGACTCGTATCTACAAAGGAACCGGTCGTTTCACTAATAACTCCAAAAAGATAGGTCCATTTTGCTTCACCACTTGATGGATCAATCGCTATTAATTTTCCATAATTATTATTATTTCCGCTTACAATATCACTATCACCGTTAATTACACAATATATTGTACCATCAGAACCAATCGCAAGTGAATCTTGTGGAAATGTATCATATGAACCATTATAACTAGAAGTATTGTATTCCCATTTTGTAGTTCCACTGCTAGTATAAACCGCAAATAAAGAATTTGGTTGTGCGCCAAACTCTGTATTGAAAGTGAAATAAACAACACTTTCGTCACTACTTAATGCTGGACGAGATTGGGGAACACCCTCATTCACATTGAATTCCCAATTTTTACTCTTGGTAATTGTATTTATTGAATATAATATACCATCATTTCCTCCATTAGCGTTATAAGCACAAACATATAATGTGGAACCGTTACTTGAAATCGCAGGACCATCAACAATAATAGATTCAGGATATGAATCATTTGTTATGGTAAGCGGATAACCAGAAAGAACATACCCATATTCACTGACCGCATATATAATGCCTTGAAATGACAAATTATACCCACAAACAAATATTTCTCCATTTGACCCAATTGTAACTGACGCACTTGTATAATAACATGATGTAAGTTCTAGTTTCCATTTTTTATTTCCAGATGATGTAATTGCGTATAAGTAACAAAAATTATCAGTATCATTACTAGCAACAAAATAGTTTGTTCCGTCAGGACCAATCGCGGATGATGCTTGTTCGTTTATATCTCCACTGTCAAGTTGTAGAGCCCATTTGGCAGTTCCGTCTGAATTAAAAGCAGTAAAATATTGACTTGTTGGCGTTTCCGGGTCATCCCCTTCGGAAACATTATATCCAATATAAATCGTTCCATCATTCGCAATAATTGGCGAAGAAGTACTAATGGTTACTAAACTACTCGTGCTTTGACCCTCCCATAAAATATTCCCCTGTTGGCTTGATACAATCGGTGTTCGTCTCTGTTGATTGTTATATAAACCACCAAATTGAGGATGGGGACTACATATTTGATAAGGTGTAATACTAGGTAATAAATCGCATACATTTGTTTTCACTGGACAAAACTGACGACATCTCGATGCGCGTATTTTTTGGGCTCGTCTATTTGAAACTGTAACAGCACCAACACCCGAACCACTTATGTATTTATTGTATATATATTGAGGTTGATTACATATTGCTCCTAAAGAGGGATTTCTTCGATTTCCAACTCCGCCCATTTTTTTATAAAGAAATCCTGATTTTCCATAATAGAAATTACCATAAGGCATTTATATTATTTTTATATTTTTATATTTATTTTTATTTTAATAAAGTAAAGCATATACCTTATTTTTATTTTCTGGATTTGCGGGTGCCAGTTAATTTGACATATCCGAATTTTCCCTTCTTGGTGCCATAACCTGCCTTGACCAATCGTTTTTCCTTCTTGGCGGTAGCATGTTTTACTTTTGACACAATACGACCATTCTTGTTTTGAATTAAATCAACCTTGGTTAATCCACCCGCGGTCTTGTATGCAGTACCGTGAAAAACTTCTGCTCTTGAACCAATCAAGATTTGGAATTTGCGTCCATGAATATGGTAATGTCCATCTGCTGCTTTTGAGAAACGAGTCATTATAAAATGAATAGAGAAAATAATTATTTTTATTTCTAAATATAAATTTATTACTAAAATAAATAATATCTAAAATTTATTTCTTGGTGGACGATTTAACCCTCCTGGTTGTCCCTCGGTTTTTCCTAAAAAGGTGATTGGTCTAGAATACGCAATATTTTCATTGCCAAAACTTACGCGTCCACCCGGATAATAATTGATGATAGTTGCGGCACGTTGACTTTGCGTTTGGGTTTCATCTACAATGCCATTATTGAAATAAAAACTTGTTGTTTTTATATTTTTAGGACAACTTGCTGGAGATTCATCAACGCATTTTTTGGGGAATTCAAGATTATTCATACCAGGTCTAAAATATAATGACGCATATGATTTTGACATTTGTTTATATATATTATAAGCGTATAATCTTATTAAATTATTTTAATCTTTTTGTATTTTTTGTAAAAATATAAAATAATATAAAAATTGAAACAAAATAATGTCTAACCTTGACTTAAACATATATACAGTATTTATTTATATTCAATATGACAACTATAACTGATGAATTAGCAAACAAATATCAACAAAAAACAGATAAACAACATATATTAGACAATCCTGATACTTATATCGGATCCGTTGAAAAAGTTGAAACTGATTTATGGATCCTTAATGATGACCAAACTCGTATTGTTGAAAAAAACATATCCTATATACCTGCGCTTTTCAAGCTTTTTGATGAAGGTATTGTTAATTGTCGTGATCACGTGATTCGTATGCAACAAGCGATTCAAAACAAAGTAGAAAACGCATTACCAGTGAATTATATTGATATATCTATTCAAGACGATGGAACAATTACTATGATGAATGATGGTAACGGTATTGATATTGCGGAACATCCCGAATACAAAATATGGATTCCTGAATTGATTTTCGGTCATTTGAGAACATCCACGAATTATGACAAAACAGAAAAGAAAATCGTTGGTGGAAAGAATGGGTTTGGATTTAAATTAGTATTAATATGGTCTACTTATGGTTCCGTTGAGACGGTTGATCATGTGCGCGGTTTAAAATATTCCCAAGAATTCAAAAATAATTTGGATATTATTGAAAAACCAAAAATCACGAAATGTAAAACAAAGCCATATACGAAAATCGTATTTAAACCTGATTATGCACGTCTTGGAATCACGGGATTGACGCCCGATATTATTTCCTTGTTGAAAAAACGCGTGTATGACGTGGCGGCAGTTACAGATAAAAGTTTGAAAGTAAAGTATAATTCCAATTTGATTCCTGTAAAAAATTTCCAACAATATATTGACATGTATATTGGTGCGTCATCAAAAGAAGTCGCGTCATCTGTACGAGCATACGAAGATTCGGGTGAACGCTGGGAATATGCCGTTGCGCTGTCTCCGACACACGAATTCATACAAGTATCGTTTGTAAATGGTATTCACACCGCAAAAGGCGGTAAACACGTGGAATATATTTTAGGTCAAATTACTCGTAAATTAGTTGCGTATATTGAAAAAAAGAAAAAGGTTGTAGTGAATGCGAATAGTATTAAAGAACAACTGATATTATTCTTGAGATGTGATATTGAGAATCCAGCATTTGATAGTCAGACCAAGGATTTCATGAATACGCCGTCTGCGAAGTTCGGGTCAACTTGTAGTGTTTCAGACAAGTTTATTGAAAAGATTGCGAAAATGGGTGTCATGGATGCTGCTTGCGCGTTGACCGAAGTAAAAGAAAACAAGGCGGTTAAAAAAACTGACGGTTCAAAGACCAAAAGCATTCGTGGAATTCCTAAACTCATTGATGCGAATTGGGCTGGGACTGAAAAATCGGCGCAATGTAGTATTATATTTTGTGAGGGAGATTCAGCCAAGGCAGGTATTGTATCAGGTTTATCATCGGAAGACCGTAACGTTATTGGTGTGTATCCAATGAAAGGTAAGATCTTGAATGTTCGTGGTGAGCAGACCAAGAAAATCGCGGAAAACAAGGAAATCGCGGAAATAAAGAAAATTCTCGGTTTAGAATCCGGACGCGTATATAAAAACGCGGAAGACGTTGCGAAATCACTGCGTTATGGTAAAGTGATGATTATGTGTGATCAAGATCATGATGGATCTCATATTAAAGGATTAGTTATTAATTTGTTTCAAAGCGAATGGGCGTCATTGGTTCAAATACCCGGATTTATTGGATTTATGAATACGCCAATATTAAAAGCACGCAAAGGAACACAAGAATTGGTGTTTTACAATGAAGGCGAATATGAAACCTGGAAAAATGCGAATGCGCAAGGAAAAGGTTGGAATGTGAAATATTACAAGGGTTTAGGTACAAGTACAGGTAAGGAATTTCGCGAATATTTTGAAAAGAAAAAGACGGTAGGTTTTGAATACAAAGGTAAAGACAGTGATGATAAGATAGACATGGTTTTCAACAAGAAACGCGCGGATGATCGTAAATTATGGCTAGGTGAATATAATCGCGAATCATTCTTGAATACCAATGACAAGATGGTGACATATGAAGAATTTATTAACAAGGAATTAATCCACTTTTCAAAATACGATTGTGACCGTAGTATTCCAAATTTGATGGACGGTTTGAAAATCAGTTTGCGTAAAATATTATATTCCGCATTCAAGAAAAATTTGACCACGGAAATCAAAGTGGCGCAATTTAGTGGTTATGTTTCTGAACATTCTGGTTATCACCATGGTGAGGCGAGTTTAAATGCCGCGATTGTTGGTATGGCGCAGAATTTCGTAGGCTCTAACAATATTAATTTGTTGATGCCCAACGGTCAATTCGGGACACGATTACAAGGTGGTAAAGACAGTGCGTCTGAAAGATATATATTTACTCAGTTGAATAAAATCACGCGACACATCTTTCCTGAAATGGATGACAATATCTTGACTTATTTGAATGATGATGGTCTACTTGTTGAACCAATCTTTTACGCGCCTATTATCCCCATGGTATTGGTAAATGGTTCCAAAGGTATTGGCACTGGATTCAGTACGGATATTATGTGTTATAATCCAAGTCAAATTATTCAATATATTCGCGGAAAACTTTCAGGCGCGTTACCAGGAGGTGACATTGAGTTTGTTCCATATTACGAAGGATTTCGTGGGACAATACAAAAAGTGTCTGATGAGGGAAAATATTTATTCAAAGGAAAGTATGAAAAAATGGGGGTTGATAAAATCCGCGTTACGGAATTACCGGTGGGTTACTGGACGGATGATTTCAAAGAATACTTGGAGGGTTTGACTGAATCAGTGGATAAAACAGGTAAGAAAATCGTTCCAGTGGTGAAAGAATATGATGATATGAGCAAAGACACATCGGTTGATTTCATCATTACTTTACAAAAGGGTAAATTGGCTGAATTGGAGGCAACCCAATTGGATCACGGTTGTAATGGAGTAGAGAAACAATTCAAGTTGTTTTCAACAAATAATTCTACGAATATGCATTTGTTTGATGCGAATGACAAGTTGAAAAAGTATGATAAGGTACAAGATATTATTGATGATTATTTTGTAAAGCGATTAGAATTATATCAAAAACGAAAAGATTATATGGTAGATGCCTTGAGCAAAGAATTATTGGTATTGTCAAATAAATCCAGATATATTCGCGAATTACTAGAGGGTACGATTGATTTTAGAAACAAGAAAAAAGAGGTCGTCATACAAATGTTGAATGACAAAAAGTATTCGGTCATGAATGATGATACGGAGTTTAAATATTTGACCAAGTTGCCACTTGATAGTGTTACGGAAGAAAACGTGGAGCGTTTGAACAAGGAACACGCTGATAAAGTATCTGAATTGGATTATGTAAAAACAACAAGTACATCACAAATGTGGTTGAAAGAATTGGATGTATTGGAAAAAGAATATGTGAAAATGCGCGAAGGTGCTGTGGCGAAGGTTGGAGGCGCAACAAAGGTTGTTAGTGGTGGTAGTGCTGAAAAGAAAAAGGTAATTAAAAAATAACATCATGTTGTTGAATAGGTATTAAATAAAAAATATGATCTATATTGTATTTTTTATTTTGGGTTAGAACCATGGTTTCAAGACAAGTTGTTTATCATTGTTGGAAGACATGATTGGTGGGTCCATAGGGGTATACATGGTAGACGCGTCTTCTATATATTTGTAATACCCGATTGCCTCAGAATATACTTGGTCCACGGCATAATTCAATACTATTTGATTTAATTGTTCTACTTGTCCCTTAATATTGGTAGGCTGATTTGCCGCATTTTGTAAAAAAATACTTCGCATGATTATTTTCAAAGTATCTCCGTCTTGATCACTAATAATATATTGACCGTTGGATTTTTTATATACACCCGCACGAATACCATTTTGTATAATTCCCATGTTTTCTGCTGAAAAAAAGGTTTTGGACAAGGCAGTGTTATCCCATAATCCTTCCGTGGGATCTCTAAAGGTGCTACATTGATTCACGGGTATTTTATCATACATTTGAAATAAATCGCTTGTTTTAGGATACTTTGCATTTACTCTTCCATTGGTTGCCAATTGATTTTGTGTGATTTCCATTATATATTAAATACAAAATATTTTTTATTTATATTTTTATTTTATAATGTAAATGTATAATATATGGGCGGATTTCAATTAATGATTATAATATTATTAATCATTCTTTTAATTATTATACTACTTATTGTTGGATTATCATTGTCAAATACAAAAAAAAATAAAACGTGGCCTCCTATTGTAGGTGATTGTCCTGATTATTGGTTAGATGCTTCTGGCGATGGTTCTAAATGTGTAAATGTTAAAGATTTAGGAACTTGTAATGGAAGTGTTGCAGCAGGACAACACTTAAATATGGATTTTACTGTCTCGCCATATAATGGTGTTGATGCTTTGTGTAATAAATACAAATGGGCAAATACATGCGGAGTAACTTGGGACGGTATTACTAATTTATCTACTGATCCATGTTTACCTGTTTCAACTTCTACATAAAAATACCATAATATACAATATACAATTATGAAATATATTATGAAATATATTATGAAATTCGCATAAAATAATATACATTGACTATAATAATGAATACTGAAGAAAAAGAAAAACAATATTTATTATTAATTCTTAGATTACCAGAAGATATACAAAAATACATTCAACAGTTTTTACCATTAAAAACATTGGTATGGTTAGATAAAAAAACATATGTAAAGAATCATTACATTATTACAAAATCTATTAAACGTTATGATAGTTATATTCGCGATATTATTCGTAATGATAATCACTTTGTATTTTTACAAGTGATGAGAGAAAAATTCAAATTGTGGAATGTTAATAAAAAGTATTTTTACAAAAAAATAATTTATAAGAATTTTATTTATTTTTTAATCAATATGTGTAATGTACATGAATCAACGAATTGTGTAAATATCATCAAAGAAATGATAAGTAAATCGTAAATAAATAGCTTAGATATAATCGTTATAAATAATATATTATGAGATATATTTCAAATATAATCAGTTTCTTTGTAAAAAATGAAAAAAAGGTGTTAGGTAGATGGAATATTGATTATTGTAATCAAAAAATAAATAGTAAAATAGATTTATCAAACGAAGACCATTGTGGACCGTGTGGTCAATATATTTTGAATAAAACTTTACATAAAGATTGTGTAAAAAATGAGAATCATCATAGCGAAAAATTAAAATAACAAAACAATAAAATAACAAATGAGTAAAATAAGTATAAAAAGAATATGTATAAAAATATAATGGATGAATTAGACATAAATAAATATTTAAATAGAGAAAATGAAGTGAAAAAAATGAAAGATATCTTAAAAGGATTTGAATCAAACAAACAAAACGCGTTATTTAAAAAAGGGATATACGTTTACGGTGAACCGGGTACTGGAAAAACTCAATTTGTCATGGATATTTTGAAAGGCATGGATTACGATGTGATTCGGTATAATGCCGGGGATATTCGCAACAAGGCAATCATTGATACCATAACAAATCACAACATGTCTGATCGCAATATCATGAGCATGTTTAAAAAAAAGGTGAAAAAAATAGTGATTGTCATGGATGAAATTGATGGTATGAATAGTGGTGACAAAGGGGGGATTAATAGTCTCATTAAATTAATCCGACCAAAAAAGACCAAAAAACAGAAATTAGAAGAATACACAAATAATCCGATTATTTGTATTGGAAATTACCATATTGATAAGAAAATCAAAGACTTGATGAAGGTTTGTAATACAATAGAACTGAAAATACCTACCAAAAGACAAATTATTGAAATTATCAAGATGATTATGCCTTATATAAATGAAGACATGAGAGAACAAATACACCAGTTTGTACAATATGACTTGCGTAAATTAAATACGATTTTTGAAATTTACAAGAAAAACCAGAATATTTTGAAGGGGGATTTAATTAAAAATATTTTTCATACCAAGTCGTATAATGATGACACGAAAAAAATAACGCAAAAATTAATTAACAACCGTTATTCCTTGAGTGAACACAATGTTCTTATGAATGATACGGACCGCACGATTGTTGCGCTTTTGTGGCATGAAAATATTATAGATGTCTTGGACAAGATGGATAAAGAAATATCGGTACCGGTTTACATTAAGTTGCTTGATAATATGTGTTTTGCGGATTATATTGATCGTATTACTTTTCAAAAACAGATTTGGCAATTTAATGAAATGAGTTCTCTCATCAAGACATTTAAGAATCATAAATTGTTTCATGAAAATATAGATATTTTGAACAATAAAGACCTGAAATACAATCCTGGTGAAGTGCGTTTTACAAAAGTGCTCACCAAGTATTCAACGGAATACAATAATTTGTTGTTTATACAGAATTTGTGTCAGCAACTTGGAATGGATAAAAAAGATATTTTTTCTTTTTTCATGGATATAAGAGAGAAATACGACGATGTCGAAATTTTGAATTTATTTGAAAATTATGAAATATCAAAATTGGATATTAATCGTATTTATAGATATTTAGACAAATTTACCAATGAAAACGCCGAAGGGATTGAAGATGACGTTGTCGTTGATGATGAAAATATATGCGAAGAAATAAATTGTGAATAAATGATTGTGAATAAATATTTTATAAATATGGAATAAGTAAAAATAAAATATTTATTTAATATATGAGTTCTGCTGATGAAAAAGTAAGTAAAATTGAACAAATACTAAATGATGTTTCTGAACGAGTTCAAAAATTAGAAGAAGGTATGAATGAATTTAAATCAGGATTTAAAGATGTAGGTGTAGTTGAAGAAGAAGAAATTATAGAAACACCTACTCCTACCAATCCAAGAGATAGTCCTGATGATTCGCGTAATCCGGAATATAATGGTAGTCAGCCAGTGGTTCAGACTCAATTGGATTCTATAAGACCAAATAAAAAACCAAATGGTCAGCAAGTAAGTTCCATTCAAAGTAAAATACGTATTAGATTGGATTATTTAAAAAACGCGGGAATACCTGAAACGAATGATGAAGTAATAATGTTAAATGACGTATTGAAGGGTAAATTCAGAGGTGGAAGACGAACACGACGTATGAGAAAGGGACGTACAATAAGACGTGGACGAATGATTCATAATAAAACAAAATCGCATAAAAAATCTCGGTCGCTTTCGCATAAAAAAAGGCACTAAAAAACTGGGTCATCCCAAGAATCATATAATCCACCGGATTCAATATTCGTGATGTACTTGCGTGTTTCAAACAAATAATTATATTCGTTGATTGCCTCTAATTTACATGGTTCTGCTGTTTTATTGCTTTCTAGTTTTTTCAATAACTTCATTTGATAACTGAATTTCGCCAATTTTTCCATTTGTCTTAGATATTCTGTATCCTCAAGTATATTAGAATTAGAATATCGTTCATCAATCCCACTACCTTTATAATGGTGTTTATAACTTAAACGTTTTTTATTCGGATCGGTGTTAAGAATTCTATTTACCGGATTTTGTGTTTCATCGCCAGAATTTTTCTTTTCTTCATTATCTTGTATTTTTGAGTTTGGGTCTATACAGTAATACGATTTCGTGTTTTTTGGTATTGGTATAGATATGTGTACAAAATGAAAACATTCGTAAAATGGGATTGACAATAAAAATAATATAATAATTCTCATATTATATTATTGGTGTATATATTTTTATATCCTTATTTTTATTATTTAGGTTTCGTTTTTGTTTCATTTTTGTTTCATTTTTGCCTCGTTATACTTACTATACCAACGTTCTTTATCCTCAGCATCAACTTGTATGTAAAAATGTCTTTCATATTGTTCAGGATTTTCAAAAAATAATAAAACGGATTCATTTCCCGTCTCACTGGTTGAAACACTCGTCTTGTAAAATAAATCCTCCTTTATGGTTCCTACTTTAAATCCGTAATAATATTCTCCACTAATCGCATTACGAATATTTGTTCCTAAACCTCCACTCGCGTATACGTCTACATTGACATTGTTGTTGTTTACCTTTCTTTTAAGTGAATAAAACCCTTTTTTGGTTGAGGAAACCATGAATTTTTTAACAATATTGTTATCCATGATTTGAGATTCGGGATTCAACGGGTGAAACATATCTTCTTCGTAAAGCATTTTCTCTTTTGCTAGTTGATGTATATTATTACAATAATGTGTTTATATCGGTTTCATTGTTATTTATTATTTTGTGTCATTATTTGGTTGTCGCCTTCATTTCTTGAATTCTGTTGGATATTAAATCCTTTATTTTTTTTTCTAAATAATCCATTTTTTCCTTTAATTCCCTATTTTCTCTCATCAACTCCATTATTAAAGAGGATTGTTCTTGAAATTTATTAGAATAATCAATATTTTTACTATTATTCACGATTGAATTCATCTTTTGTTTTGATTCATCTTGTTCTTTTTTGTGATGTTCTATTATTTTCTCTCGTCTTTCTTTCATTTCTGACATTTGTTTCAAAACATCGGGCTTATATTTGGGATCACCTGGTTCATACTTTTCAAGATATTCGTCGATGGTTACCATAATAAAATGTTTAATACTGGGGTCTTTTACAAAATCATCCACTGTTTTATCAGAAAGTTTGATAAATCTGTCTTTTTCTTTGTTTTCTAACAACATTTTTTTATCAAAAGAATTATGATTATGAGAGAAAACCAAAATACTTTTCATGGGGTCCAACTGTACCAAAGGTATCGTGTAGTTTTTCAAAAATTGTTTTTCCTCTGCTATACAAGCATAGTTATCATATTGAGTTTGTTTCAATAATTCTCTTCGAAAGGCAAAAGTCGCCGCCGTTGAATGTTTCTCTCCATAAGGTCCAAATTGATACATTTGATTGATGTGTTTGAAATATATATACATTTCACTTGAACCAGCACATAAAGCCTGTGGGTTTTGTATTAAAGTCTCTACCGCATGTGATATTCTTTCAGGTGGATAATAATCATCGTCATCCATGTAAATAATAATCTCGCCTTTACATTTTTCATGCATGACATTTCTTTTTTTTCCGAGGGTCATCTTTTCATTATAGCCAAAGTATTTCACTTGAGGTATATTCGAAATGAGATCATATATTTTATCGGTTCCATCATCAATAATAATCCATTCAATGCGATCCTTGGGGTATGTTTGATTTAAAAAACAGCTCATCATCATAGGAATAAAAGGACGGCGATTAAAGGTTGGAGTACATACGCTTACAAAAGGTACATTTACCAGATTTTGCATTTTTGTCGGTTTAATATAAGTAATTAAAAATTATTTATATTATAATTTATACTATTTTATTTTCCCAAAATGTAAAAAAGAAAATAAAAAAGCTCCCAGCGAGGATTGAACTCGCGACCTTACGCTTACTAAGCGCATGCTATAACCACTAAGCCATGGGAGCACTGTGGATTACCCCAGTAATAAATAATTGCGAATTCTTTATATTGTTTTTCTTCTTATTTATTTTTTGCGGGATTATATACCAAAAACTCCAAGAGTAACGTACCAATTGTTTCTGTATCAATATTTTTGGTTCGGCATATATCATCCACCATTAAATAGTGTTTCACATAGTTTTTAATTTGATTTACCCGTTTTATTTCGTTCAAAATATCTTTGATTTGATTTGCTGGAGACCACATATTTCTATTAGAAATGGAACTACAACACATACAAGAAATTTTATGTAGATGTAATATATCTTGTATTCTTTCACTCATGGGGTATTTCAAATAATTCAAATAAGGTTTGTTTTGAATCATCACTTTGGGTGGATAAAATGGATATTTATTTGATAAAATAAAAGTATAATTACCGATTTTAATACGTACTTTATCATTAGACAAATTCATTTGAATATCTTTGTATTCTTTTTTTTTATGAAAATCTAATAATTCAACATTCCATCTTTTTAAAAATGTATTTTTGTAATGAGTGAACATATAGTCATTATATTGCGATAGGTTTTGTATTTCCATAATTATTTTCTGTATATTTTTATTTTATCTATTTTATCTTTATTTTATCTTTTTATTATATTATCAATTTTTATATTATTGTGAATCATTTATTTTAAGATCGTCTTTTTTTACCACCACTTATTTTTTTATCAATACTATTTTCGGCACTACTTACAGGTAAATCAGTTGCTTCAGTCGTTTTTTGTGTATCAACACTAAATTCTGAAGCACTTTCTATAGGTATAGGTACCGCATCAACAACAGGTGTATTTATAGGTACTGCCTGGGCTTCTGGGATAATACCAGGTGTTAAATTGTCTTTATAATTTAATTTATAGGATTCAAACAAGGGCGTGAAAAAAAACATGATTAAAAATATTACAAAGGATATTGCGGTTACAGTATTACCAAAATATGTGTGTGCTCCAGATATTATATAATATGATAGAATCAACATAATTAATTGAGATTTATATTTGAGAACATCCGCAATCGCATTTTTAAAACTATATTGTGTTGGTTTATTATACGTTTTTACATCATTTGCCTTCATAAACAATGGAAGAGAAAAACAATAAATAATTGTTGCGACTGAGATAAATGGATATACAAATACGAAACCAGCAAAAATAGTGAATAATATGATTAAAATGATATATATGATTGTAGTAAGTATATTCATACCAGACCATATATTTCCTGGTTTCCAATTTTTAGGACCATCATCATCTTCACTATATATTTCATCAGAAGATGAAAACATATTCGTGAAATATCCAATTGGATTAGAAAAAAGCGACACTTTTGTAGAACTCTCGCGTGTACTGAATAACCATTTTAAATTTGTTAATAAACGGAAAATTATATTGGCAAAATTTATAAAAAACATCAACATACACCAAAAAACAAATATAACTGGCGCAATAAAAATATTCATAGACTCGGTAAAAATTGATCCAAATAATTTATAAAATGTTTTGTTTAATTGTAAATTTGTTGCTAAAATATCTTGTAAAACACTACAAAAATACAATAAAAACACGTTTTTATATTTCATATTTCTTAAATACCCAAATAAACCACTTTCTAGTATTTTATCATTTTCTTCTATGGAAAATTCTAACTTTGTGGAATAATTTTTATTATCACCCATTTTTACGTTATTAATACTTGTTTGAAGAAGAGGAGGTGTATTTGTATTGTCTGGAATTATATTTGTATATGGAAAATACTTGGTATTTACCGGGACAACATTGGATAAAAATGCTTTATTACCATATACGATACCGGTTCCAACCCCAATAATAATTGCGAGAGTAATAAATTGTCTAAATAAATATACACCATAATTATAAGTATTTTCAAAATTTATTTTATCAGGTTTACTTTCTTGTTTTTTTTTATCAATTTCTGATGTATTTGATTGATTACTTCTACTCATATAATTATTTAATATTATATTTTCATTAAATTTACCTTGAATTTATCAAAACTCAAAATATTTTTTCTCTAGTTATCATAAATGAAAATAAAATTATTATTATATGGATTCGTTTCTGTTTTGTCAATTATTATCATTTTTTATTGGACCGATTATTTATTCAAAAACCATTACATTGAAGAAGCGTTCTCAAATATACAGGTCATTAAAGAAGGTCCTGATACCACACATAGTGTGAATTTACCGAACCCTGCTTTTGATAAATACACTTGTAAAAATATATGTGGACCACCTGGGCGTTGTCGCATAACTGGTGAGGATTGTGTATCTGACGTTGATTGTTATGGTTGTGTTCCTCCACCCATTTATAATCGCGAAATCAAAGATCAAGCCACAGACATCAAACCAGTCATGAGCACATTTTCAAAAGATATTACTAAAACCGCATCGGAGATTAATCCTGGAGCAAAACCAGCAACCTATAATATGGGCGTTGATATGTGGAAGTCAGATTTTGATTTAGAAGAAAATATTTTTAAAGAAAAATATTATCCGTCAGGAGATTTAACATTTATGATGAAATATCCAGTAAGAACCACTTTTAGTGGTGAATTTGTAGATGACGGTGCGTATGCGTTTAACGCGTCCACATAAAAAATACAAAAATAAGTAATATGTTAACTGGTACCATATTTTCTTTTATTTTTAACAAAAACAGCAACATATATTTAATCATTAATCTATCATATTGATTTCCAAATTTTTGTAATAATAAACCTAAATCTTCATCCTCTTCTTTATATTCTTCTTCTTGCTCATCATCATTAGTAACTTCATGATTCTCATCATCATCGTCATGTTGACTAATATTTTTGTCTTCATTACTATCCTGAATTATACAACTTTTTACATGATTATTATATGATATTTTTGTATAAAACAAATTCTTACAATGTTGACATTCGAGAGGATTTTCATTTATTTTATGTTTATCTGTTTTTAAATGCTTCATAAAACTATTTTTTAAAGGCGTATAATAACTACACGTAGTACAAGTATATAAATTCGTATCAGGATCTTTCAATAAAATAATGTCATTATTGAACTCAACTGTTGTCATTTTTATATTGTTTTGAATAATATAATTAGTAAAATCTTTTTATATTATTTATTTTGTATTTGTTTTCTATTTGTTTTTCTTATTTTTTGTTTTTATTTTTTTAGTTTTCTTGGTTTTCTTAGTTTTTTTAGTTTTCTTAGTTTTCTTAGTTTTCTTAGTTTTCTTCACAAAAATCATCATCTTTTTTGTTTTTTTTTTAATATTATTCAACTTTATTTTTTTCATTCCCCCTTTAGAACCATTCGTTATTTGATGTTGTAATTGTTGTTCATTCATTTTATCAATAAAAGTTGGTTCATCCGTATCTACGTATATTTTTGTATCTTCTGGATTACCATCTCCATATCTATCGATATTACTTTTTATAATATATTTATTTTCACTTGATTCAGAATTATTATTATAAACAAAAAGTGGAAAAGTTATATTTATTTCTCTAAAACCTAAACCCTTCTTTTCCATTATACCTATTGGGATAAAAGTGTTGTCACTATAATTTATTTCTAATATAAGTAAACAACCACCATCAAAACAAATTAGTTGGGTATTTTCTTCATTGAATGCGATATCTAGTATACCAGAAATTTTAAAATTATCAAATATTAAATTATTGTTTGATATTTCTGCTATCAACTCACCAGTTTGAATCTCTTTTACAAGTAATTTATTTTTAATATTTCCCATATCATTACTAGTTACACTATTATTGCTACTTACACTATTATTTCTACTTTCACTATCATCATAATTCATTTCACAATTATATGCGACCATTTTATGATTTAAACTAAACGCGTAATATATTACATTTTCTTCATCATGATAGTCACTTAAGTACCGTACGCTTTCCCAAATATATTGGTGTTCTCTTTCATTTTTATTAATATGTGGAATTTGAAATAAAATGAGACTATTATTATTTTTAAATTGTTTAATCGCTGCTATTATTGTATCATTCTCATGATTATCTGTATCTTCATCACCATCACTTTCTGTATTTTCATATATATCGTTGTAATTAAATATTTGAATTGAATATAATTCAGTTCTGTGATTTCTATCATATAGTTCTAAATGTTCTAATAATTTATTTTCTTCTTTAAAATTTAATATGGTTAATTCTAAACGATTAAAAATATCATAATAAATAGCAACTTTATTACCATCCATGCTAAACATATATTTATATTTATAACTAAGGTAAGGGTCGTTATATATAACTTTAGTTCCATCATTTTTTTTATAGTAAAAATGATTACAATCTAAATAGGGTTGTTCTATCTTTATTCCATTCAAATCAAATAAATAATAATCTCCTTTTTTAGTTATACAACGAATAAAATTACCCGTATTATCAAATGTTAAAATTTTTATAGTATCATCTTCAACTAAATTAACATCTAAATCAAGTATTGTTTTACCATCTCTAATATCTATAACTTTAATTCTTTCAGGTACAATAACTCGTTTTGATGAAGAACTACTATTATTACTTATAGGATTAGGATTATATTTTTGTCCAATAAAAACATTTTCTGTTATCCACCCCGTTTTAGGTGGTTGTTCTATTAATTGATTTCTACTTTTGACAGTATTATATATAATTTTTGTGTTGTCTGGACTAATGTTAGGTGGTAAAATACAATCAGTTACATCAATATGATTTATTAATTTTCCAGTAAAACTATCCCACACATATATATCATTATAAATATCTAATATAATTTTTGTATCGTTATCTATATATTTTAATAAATATTTTTGTTTTTCATCCATAAAATATTAAAATATTTTAATTTTAATAATTTTAATAATTTTCATATTTATACTTCAAAAATATATGTTATTGAAATATAAAAAGCATAATATTATTAAGTAGCATACATGAGTCCACAGTTTCCACCAACAAAAGTCACCATATTAATTCGTTCCTCAAATACAACTAAATTAAAATTATAATCATAAATTCTCCATGTTGGTTTATTAATTCCTATAATTTGTCCCGATTCAGGATCACATATGGTAAGAGACTGTGCATACGGATCAAGCGATGGAACAATCGTATTTAATTCAAATTCAATAGTTGTAAAACGACTCATATTAATAGCACCTGATGGTTGTAAATCAAACGGCGATGTATTCATACAAAAATTATAAACATATAAACCATCTGGCGCATTACCAGCAGTTCGTGTGTATTTTTCTATATAATTATACACCCCAACAGGCTGTGCGTTTTCACGATATGAACCATCCAATAATAGCGCCATGGATATTAATATGTTTTTTTCATTCTCTAAATTATAATTTCCGGTCAATAACCATCCGGTTAGTTTACCGTTTGAATTTACGCCAGGACCGATGTATACAACTGTAGTTGACCCATCTGGATTTGTCCGGGTAATTTGGTAATCTCCACTTGTTGACGCTGGTATTAAATCATACGGCAAATAATTATAAGGCCAGTTGGTATAATTACTCCATTCGTTACGCAAATTCGCATCACTTCTCTGCATATAAAATGTATAATTAGAAATCATGCCAATAGAATCCAATTGTACTTTATTGGGTCCAGTGACATTGTAGAAAACATTTTCTCGTACTTGCCTGAACAAATATTTCTGTTCATTCAAAGCAAAAATTCGGGATTCTGCGTTTGATAAAAAACAATATGTACAATTCAAATGAACGTCCGCGTTCCATAGTGTCCTGGTGTCCGTATATGAATTCACACCTAACGCTACATCTGGAGGTGTCTGTAAAAATCTATAAAATTGCATATAATACAAATTAAAATTAGGGGCAACATATGGATAATTATTTGCGCTATCCATAACATCACGTATTTGAAACAATTCCTGTATTGGTCTCATCGTAACATTTATTTGTAATTCATTGTATTGTAAGGCAACTAAAGGGAATGCCATTTGTGTCTTCATAGTGAACCACGAATTAAGCGGAATATAAAGAGTTCTACCACGAATTGACGGTTCGGCACCAGCAGGATTTGTAGTATAAAACGCGTTTGGATATGAATTTACACGAGTACCAGAATTACCAGGATTATTCAATTCAGGAACATTACCTGTCATTTTATCAAAAAGCGCTTTCTTTTCCGCGGAAAAATCGCGCTGTGCCATCGCAAGTATATAACTCCCCGAATATTCTTGTAATGTTTGATTCCCACAAGTAATTGTAATTCGTGATATCATTTGTGCTCCAATATTTTCAATCCATTTAAATTCATATGGTATCCACGCACCAGTATTATTTTCTGTGCTATCGGCATCTGTATTTGGTGGAAATATAGGACTCCATATATTAGGTAAATCCACACTCAGATAACAATCCATTAAAAGATCACCATAACGCTTTACTTTAAATGTAAAATTTGATTCTTCTGATAAACGCAAGGTGCGAGACCCTTCAAAATCAAGTCTAAATTTTTGTAATGAAAAATTAGTATATTTATGATAAGTTGATTTAAAAAATGTTTTACTCGGATTACCAGTCAATACAATATCTTGATTACTTGCTGAAACCAATTGTATTAATCCTCCACTCATTTATCTATTATATTATAGTAATAAATTTATATTTAACTGATTTTTTAAATATTTTTATTAATTTTAAATAATTTTAAAATACTTTTATTAGTATATATTAGATACTACTAAAAGATGGATAATATAAAAGAATTCAAAAAAATATTCCAACGAGGTGATATTGTGCCATATATTTTTTGGGGTGCAGTGATAACACTTGTCATTTCCTTTTTTATTTATTATTTGTACATAAAAAATTTAATGAATCGTGAATGTAGTTATATGAATAATAAATATGGAACAATCAATGGTAAAATACAATCCATGAATTCAGCAAACCCAAAATCAAAATATACACTGAAAGATTATTATATCAAAACAGCATATAATTGTTGTAGTGGAGGATCATACAAGAATGATTATGTAAATACCTGTAATTTAACAAATGTTCTTAAACAAGGATGTCGGGGTCTTGATTTTGAAATATATTCAATCAACGACCAGCCAGTTATTGCCACCTCAACAAGTGATAGTTATTATATTAAGGAAACATACAATAGTGTTCCTTTTGCCGATGCTATGAAAATTATTGTAAATTATGCATTTTCTGATACGGGAGCACCTAATCCAAGTGATCCCATCTTAATTCATTTGAGAATCAAAAGTAGTAATCAAAAAATGTTTCAAAATTTAGCAAATATATTTGATACTTATGATAAATACTTTATGGGACCCGGCACAAGCTATGAAAGTGGAAAAACCAATTTTGGAAACACCAAACTGCTTGATTTATCCAAGAAAATTGTTTTAATTATAGATAATAGTAACAAAGCATTTATGGACAATCGTGATTTATATGAATATGTAAATATATTGAGTAATTCGGTATTTATGCGCGCTCTTAGAAATTATGATATTAAAAATACTCCAGATCTTGCTGAATTACAAAATTTCAATAAAAGAAATATGACAATTGCTATGCCAGATAAAGGTTCTAACCCATCAAATTTAAGCGCAGCCGCTGCTAGATTAACCGGTTGCCAAATGATTGCCATGCGTTTTCAACAGGATGATGTCAATTTAAAAGAAAGCGATAAATTTTTTAGTGATGCCGGATGCGCGTTTGTATTGAAACCAGAAAATCTACGTGACATACCAATAACTGTTCCCGCTCCAAAATCTCAAAATCCGGCAGTTAGTTATCAACCACGAACCGTTAGCACTAAAAATTATAGTTTTAATATTTAAGGAAATTTTAGGGATTAGGGATTAAATCTATGTGGTGTAAATATATTATCTCTATCTATGTTAGATAATATATCTAGGAAAATATGAATAAACTATGTGAAAAAAATATGTCATTTGAAGATTGTGAATTACTTATTTTACGTTCAGCTGTGGATAAGGCAGAACACCTCGTTCATAAAAAAGCAATTAATTCTCCCGACATTACCAAAATATTAACCATTGTTGAAAACTTTATCAAGAAGAAAAGTCTCATTTGTTACGGAGGAACCGCAATTAATAATATACTTCCTAAACAAGAACAGTTTTATGATAAGGATATTGAAATCCCGGATTATGATTTTTTTAGTCCAAATGCGTTAAATGATGCTAAAGAATTGGCAGATTTGTATTTTAAAGAAGGTTTCCCCGAGGTTGAAGCGAAATCTGGGGTGCATCACGGAACCTACAAAGTATTTGTGAATTTTATTCCCATCGCTGATATTACCCTCTTACATAATGATTTGTATAAAAGCATTAAACGTGAAAGTATCAGTGTTGGCGGTATTTTATATGCTCCTCCCAATTTTTTAAGAATGTCCATGTATCTTGAACTGAGTCGCCCGGCAGGCGATATCTCTCGCTGGGAAAAAATATTAAAAAGACTGACACTTTTGAATAAAAACTATCCACTCAAAAGTGAGAATTGTGACGACATTGATTTTCAAAGAGAAATGTATGACGACAAAAAAGAAGCTAAAATTTATGATAACGTGAAAAATACACTCATCAATCAATCTGTCGTATTTTTCGGTGGATATGCCATGTCAATGTATGCCAAATATATGCCAAAAGAAATACATCATCAAGTGAAAAAAATCCCTGATTTTGATGTCATTTCTGAAGATCCTGGCTTAACTGCTGAAATTGTAGTGGAGAGATTAAAGGATATAGATGTAAATAACGCACGTATTGTAGTAAACGACGCAATCGGTGACGTCATTCCAAAAAATTATCAAATCATGATTGGAAAAGATAGCATTGCTTTTGTATATGAACCCATTGCTTGTCATAGTTATAATCAAATCACTGTAAAGGGACAGAAAATAAAAATAGCGACGATTGATACTATGTTGAGTTATTATTTGGCTTTTGTATATGCTGAAAAAAAATACTATAATGTGGATCGTATTTTGTGTATGGCAAACTATTTATTTGAATTACAACAAAAAAATAGATTAAGTCAAAAAGGTCTCTTGAAAAGATTTAATATAATTTGTTACGGACATCAAAAAACAATTGAAGAAATTAGATCTGAAAAAGCGCATAAATTCCGAGAATTAAAACAAGACAGATCGGGTAAAGAATTCCAAGAATGGTTTTTATCTTATAGACCTGCGGAGATAAAAATCGCAAAGGTAAAAACGAAGAATTATGGAAAACTTAAAAAAAAGTACGTAAAAACATTGCGGGTCCAAAGTAAGAAAAATAAAAAACGGACGCAAAAGAAAAGGCGTTTCTTTTTTTAGATTTTTACATTTTTAGATGTTGTAGAAATTTCCAAAAATGTAATACACTAAATGACACCACTAAAATGTGCCAAACAATGTGGTTGTTTTTGATAATATATAATACATGACCCCAAATAAAAGACTCGTAAATAAATACCCATAAATATTTATATTTCCGTCTTTGAAAAATAAAAAGGGCAAATACTTGAACAATAGTCTTTTGAAAATTGGTAATTGAAACAAGAAATACAATATACATAACAATAATGGTGTCTGTATTTCATCATACATTTGATCCATTGTCCCTATTCTCTCGTGTTGTTTATTATATTCAGCTATAATGTCCTCATTTTCCTGGTAATCCCTTATATAATCCAGTGATTCACTTGGAGCGGGAGGAATATAATTTGGTTGTATAGAAGGGTCTTGTACAATACCGTCAGTGTTTCTTGGAATATCTCTTGATTGTAATTGTGTCAAACCAGTAGAACTGGCGTGCTGTAATCCGCTTACTAATTGATTAATTGTCGTTTGGTCTAAACTCATTCCGGATGAGAATTGGGGTTGGGACTGGTTATTCGCATCTGCAGGCATTCTTTCATTAATAGAAAAAGAAACATTTCCCCCTACACTTCCACCACCAGTTGGATCCGTAGGTAAGTCTAATATACTTGTGGTATCCCCGGACATATTATTATAATATAGTTTGATTATTATAATCATACAAGATACGCAAATATACGAATTTATTCATTATCTATTATTTGTTTACTTTTGTCACATTTGGTAGAAACATTTTTATAGGTATAACATTTATCGCCAAATTTATATACATTATCGTCAATTTCATCTATAGGTGGCGCCTTGTAAATAATACAGTTTTTACCTTTACAAACTCTTCTAAATAATGTAGCTAAACCCAACCCTAAAATAATTGACATTAATATTCTCCCACTTTCAGTATGTAAAAATTTAGATAGTCTCAACATATATTTACATACGATTATTATTTATACATTCTCTAAAATATTCATGTTTGTGATTGTGATTTACCGTTGTATTGGCGTTGATTTTATTTTTGATTTATCAGCAGGACATTTGACTTCATTTGCCTGATACGTGTAACAGTTGTCCGCCTTATCACGGTATTGTACTGAATTACTATTTTCTGGTGTTGGGTACATATAAATCTCTTTCAATTCCGGACCCATAATATAGACAAAAAAAAGACCAAATGCTAAACTACATAAAAATACTGGAATGGATATATATTTTGTGATTGACATTGTTTCTGTTATATACTAATATATTATTAAAATATTATTTTTATAGAGATAGGGATAATTTTTCTTATAGAGATAACGATTCACCCTCTTCAATAACAACCTTTTTTCTTGAAATATTTTTAGGTTCTCCTCGTCGTGATTTACGAGACTTGTCTTTTTTACCCGATGACGAGACTCCAAATTTCATTTTAATCACTCCAGTATTACCTAAAGTGTATTCTACATTTTCAAAAGAAATTGGTTCTTGAATTAAAAGATTTATATTATTCTCCTTATCAACATAAGACGCCGCGTATGTTTCCTTCATAATCTCTTTCAAACGAGGCGTCATGTCTTGATAATATATACGGGCGATATCACTCATCAATTGTTTATTATGTGTTTTCTTGTATTCATCTGTATATTTTTTAATATTTGATATATTTGTATATACCTCAGTTTGTATTTTTTTTAAATTATTTTTTTTATCTACATTATAGATTTTGTCATTCAACAATGACATGTAATATTCTGAGCTTTCAATTGACCCATTAATTTCGTTTTTAATTTCGTCAAATTTTTGGACAGCCTGTTCAGAATCTATATATCCAAATAAAAAATCATTCTTATCTAATATGATTTGATGTTTGAATTTCCTTGTTTCTTCTTCATTTTCATTCATTAAATCTCGTAAATCATAGGTTACTCCTAAATTGATTTCTATATCAAATGGACAAGGATCTTTTCTGTCACCACACATTGCCTTTAATACTCTTTCAAACTCGTCATTGATTTTGGTTTCAAAAATAGATCCCACACGTCTTTGACAATTTACACATTTGGGAACAAGTTTTTTAAATTCAAAACGTTTGTCTTTCCAACTTAATTTATTCGTTTTTTTACCATACATGATTTCTTTTTTTTCTTTTTCATAATCATGATGATATATTGATTTTAGTTGGTAAAATCTATTCATTGCGTCCACTATGGGATTTTCATTGTTTTCTTTCTTATTTTCTTCAATATTTTCAATATCTAATATTTCTGCCATATTACTTATAAATTGGTGATATTTTATTTTTACGCCATTATACACATTTTATACCCTTCGGTGTAAAAGGGTGTGCTCATCTTCCCATTGAGGTAATCCAGTGATTAATGATTGTTGTGCTCTTAATTTGGTTTCCTGATAATTCCGGATTTTTGACAATACATATTGCTGTTTTTCATGATTCTTTCGTTGTTTTTCAGAAGGGGTTAGTTTTCCCTTGTATTTGAATAGAAGAATTGTTCCTAAAAGTAGAAAAAACCCGACAGCTAATGATATATTGAATATAATATTGTTGTATTTGTTTTTGAATTCGTGACATTGTTTTAATGTTTGATTTAAAAAAAATTTTACACCAGGTTCAATTAAGGTTGGTTTAGAAAAATCGTTAAAGTTCATAAATTATATAATTATATAATAATTACTTTTATTATTTCAAAATAAATTATACACAATATACATAATATATGAATAGTTCCTACATTTCTGTATTTGTATTTATCATTATTACAATTATTTATTATACTATTCTTAAACCAAAACTTACCTATGAAAAATTAAAAAGTGCGGAAAGTAATGATGAAATGTCAACATACAGTTCTTCGAGTAATACAGCATTAATTATTTACATGATATTGGTTTTAATCAGTCAACTTGTCATTAATATTGGATATATTATAAACACATGTGGTGGAGATATTGCGAGTAACATTGGTGCGGGATTTTTAATTACACTTATTCCGTGGGTTTTTATTTTTGGATTATTGGTTTCTATGTTGATTATTTTTCCTGGTTTTAAGTCAGCGTTTTCAAATGTAATTGGTTATTTCTGTGTATATGGATCAGCAAATGATATATTGACTCAACTATTGATAAATCCAGATATTGAAAATACAATGAAACAAGATAATTTGAGCGAAGGAGATAAGAAAAAATACCAATCTGTAGCAGATGCTATTATTAAAATATGTGGTAATACATCTATTATCATTAATCAAATCGTTCCTGAAAACTTTTTAGAAAGTTTAGCAACATTGTCTCCATTAATGAAACCAGAATATCAACAAGACAATCCGGATAGTATTGAATTAAAACAAAAATTATTAAATACTGTTTTAATCAGAGATAATATAGGTGAGGCGTTATGGTATGTCAACACTGCTATTTTAGTAACAAGTGTTGTTCAATACAATATAGCAATGCGTGGTTGTAATAAAGATTTAAAATCTATTCAAGAACAACAGGCTAATTTTGAGAAAAAACAAGAAACTATACAGAATAATAATAAAAAGGCAACATCAACTACGTACACCATGAGTTAGTCTTTCGGATTTCAAAACTGTAACCTAGGTTGTGCTAAATAAAATAATACAAACAAATACGACAATATTCCTAAAATGATTGCCAATAGCCAGATTGGAAGAATTGTCTTGTTTCTATATCCAACTCCAAACTGGCGAATACTTCCATCTTCATTATATAAAAAACCTGGTTGGCAATAATGAAATGTTCCAAATATCACTAAAAATAAAAGTATAGATACGATGATTGGATGGTTACTAATATAATTTCGATACATATATATTATAATTATAAACAAATTTATTTATTTTACTCTTATTTTTATTTATTTATAAATATTTTACAATGAAACCACTGTCAAATATTGAGAACTACACGTATCTTCTTTTTGTACGGATGTCGGGCATTCTATTTGTAAGACGGACGAATGAGACCAGCAGGTATAAACACCTGTAAGAATATTCTTATCACTACATTGTAATGCCGCATAGGTAGGTCCGCCAAAAGAATTACGGGCTGCGTTCGCTGATAATGAATTGGTTGTATTTATATATTGATGTATGATTTCAGGGGTAGTAAATGTTTCTACGAGCGAAATTGCTTGTTGGAAATAATCGTATTGTGATAATTCTGAACAAGTGCCATGTTTATCCCATTCGTGTTCCCAAAAACTATCGTAATCTGGGTCAGTTTCTTCATATTTTACATCAGGGTAATACGTAGTCATTGTGGTCCAACCAATTTCAATAGGTATATTTGGGTCAAAGCTTTCGGTAGAACAATAGGACGGATACCCAGTTGTATCATATTGAGCCCATAGTCCATGTAATGTAAAATTCTCTTGCCAATAAGGTTTTGGGTCTAAACAACCTGGATAGTTAGGGTTATTTGTGAAACAAAATCCAGGGGTCCATGAATAGGCTAATACATATATAATATTGGTTGCACATGAAAATGGTAATAGTGCAGAAGCAGCAAGTAATCTACGAAACATTTTATATTATATTTATATTATATATTTATAATTTATCGTAGAACCTGAATTCTAAAATTTTCAAATTTCAACAAAAGAAAATCAGAAAAAGTAAAAATGGACATTTTTGGTATGTCCATTTTTGAAAATCAGGGGGATTCATGTTGAAAATCATGTTTTTTATGTCATTTTAGAGCATAAAGCTCTTTTGAAATTTTCCTGGAAAAATGTATGAGAGCATAATTTTGTGAGCATAAAAATAGATTTTAATTGGGAAAGGATTTAGGGAAATTTTATGTTAACAAAATATATAACATGTCTTTAACAAATGTCCTCCCTTTATCCCAAACAGATAACATAATTTATGAATGCTGCTTTTGTAACATCAAAACACATAATAAAAAAGATTATAATAAACATATTTTAACAAAAAAACATCTAAAAAACGTGGATTTAACAGCTTTTAACAAATCTTTAACAAAAAATCCCCAAATTTCCCAACAGCATAATTGTGATTTTTGTAATAAAATATACAAATCTCGTGTTGGTTTATGGTATCACAAAAAAAAGTGTGAAATGAAGCAACCAGAAAACATAACAATCACGGTAGAGGAGGAACCACCCGCAGAAAATAACCAATATTCCACGGATTTGATCCTGGAGCTTTTGAAACAGAACCAGGAATTCAAGGAACTTATTCTTGAACAGAATAAACAAATGCTTGAAATGAGCAAAGACCGGAATGTCACCAATAATAACAATATCACCCAAAACAATAACAAGTTTAACCTGAACGTATTCTTGAATGAGACCTGTAAAGATGCGCTGAATCTCAGTGATTTCTTGGAATCGCTTATATTAACCCTGACCGATTTTGAAAATTTTGGACCTCTCGGGTATTGCGGAGGGATTAGTAATATTTTGGTCAAGGGATTAAACAAATTAGATATAAGCAAACGCCCGATTCACTGTAGTGATTTAAAAAGGGAGGTGATTCATGTCAAGAACAATAATACTTGGCATAAAGACGATGATAAAGAGCAAATGATAAAAGCGATCAAGGCGATTGAACACAAGAATGTCAAGCAAATGTCACTTTGGGCAAAAGCCAACCCAGAATACAAAGACCCGAATCATAAAAAGAGTGACCTGTATACCAAACTGATTGACCAAAGCTTATGTGATACCGATAAAGAAAAGGCAATGAAGAATTACAATAAAATTATTCGCACTATAGCCAAGGAAATCCTAGTTGATAAAGATAAATAAATACGAATATAGATAAAACCCGTTCATTTTTGAAATTAGGTTAAAAAAATACAAAATCATTATCAAGTAAATATTTTTCTGTAAAATTATAAATATTCACACCAGAATTAATAATATGTAATAAAAATTCAGTAGGAAGAATTTTTGTTTTTACAAATACATCGTTAACATTTTCTTCTTGAATAAATTCTTTACAAGAATTATTATATTTTCCAATTGTTATTAATATTTCTTTTATAAACTTTTTACAATTATTTGTAAATAAATTCCAATTATAATAATTCGTGTCTCCAATTCTCTCTTGGGTTGTTAATAATATTTTGTTAATCGTTGTTTTATTTTTAATATGAATAAATTTCATATCTTGTTTATTTTGTATTGTAAAGTCTTCACAAATATTTATAGAATTATTTTTTTCAAGTAATATGAATTTACGTTTATTTTTTGGTAATTTAATTTCAAAAACTAATAATGTGTGGTATGGAAAAATATTTGAATGATTAACTATTTTATTATAATTATAAAACGTAAGAATATTTAATATTAACGTCATTAATTTGGTAAATGGTTGTCGTATTAAATATATTTTTTTTATTTCATAATCACCATATTTTTCGAGTGTAGCTTTACTTTTTTTGTTGTATTCATAAAAAAGAATACCACTATTATCAATATTGATTTTTACTTTTTTAAATATAATATAGGTAACCACCATAAAAAGTATAATACTAAAAATAACAATACATAAAAGAATGAATAAAAAAATACCTGAAAGAAAAATTCCATATTTTATATTTTTAATATTTGAATAAAGATGACTACTCATGTAATTCAAAACAATATCAATAAACATATATTTATACATATAAAAATATAAAAATATAGATGAATAATCGCAAATTTTACTTTTGTATTATGACAACAATGAGAGAAAGTATATTACACCACCGAATACATTTCAAGCGCTGCTTTTCTCTGTTCACTAAAATCGCATATAGGTTTGACATATTTTATATCTTTATATTCGCCCCAATATTTATACCATGAGTGTATCACCTTTGGATCCAACTCATTCAACTCGGGTATCCATTTTTTAATATACACGCAATCCGGGTCATGTTCCAGTGATTGTGTCCAGGGATTAAAAATACGATTGTATTGTTGACTATCCGCGCCTGTACCGGCAACCCATTGCCAATTACCATTATTGGATGCCACGTCATAATCTGTTAATTTTGTGGCAAAGTATTTCTCTCCTTCCTTCCAATTTATTAAAAGGGTTTTCACTAAAAAAGAAGCGACAATTAATCTGGCGCGGTTATGCATGAACCCAGTTGTATTGAGTTCACGCATTGCAGCATCAACAACGGGAAACCCAGTCATCCCATTTTTCCAGGCGTCTAACCATCGCGAATTATGATGCCATTTTATTTTTGAATACGCGGGTTTCATGGGGCGACCCAATACGCGAGGATAACTATACAAAATATTCATATAAAAGTCTCTCCAAACAAGCTGACGATTTAAATCATGATAATTTTTTGATTTAAATGCCCAAAAAACTTCTCTGATGGAGAGACAACCGAATTTAATATATGCCGATAATTTACTACTTGGTTTGTCTAAATCATTCCTGGTGGATGCGTAATGATTTTGAGTTTTCAAAGCGGTTTTTAACGCCTGAATTGCCTGTTTTCTTCCACCAATTAATGTATTTTCATTTGTTTTTGTGAATTTGAAAAAGGCATCGTTGAGAGAAATCAAGTGATTTCCGGGTACCGACCCCGATTTTTTAGTAAATTTCATTTGTTTTTTCTGAGGCGCAGGTTTTTCCACTGCGTGTTTCATAGATGTTTCATAATATGGGGTAAATTTTTGGTATGCCGTCCCGGATCCATTGAAAATCGTTCCTGGTTCGTGTAAATAGTAATCACCAACTTGAATACATTCCACACCCATTTTTTTACATAGGTCAGAAATAGAATCGTCTCTCTTTAAAGCATATGGAGTATAGTCTTTATTGAAACCAACTATATCAATATGATAATATTTAATACAATTAGAAACAACACTTTCATTATGTCCATAAAAGGTATACAGGCGACCTCCCTTTTGTGATATTGCCGCGGATAAATCTTCTAAAGACTCAATCATAAATTGAACCGCGTTATTTGATTTATAGGCATTGCTGTTGCCCACTTGTTCTGGAGTAAATATAAATATTGTATATACATTTTTACACATGGAAACCAATTGGTTTAATCCATGATTATCCGTGATTCTAAAATCGCGACGAAATATGAATAATCCATTTTCCAATGATTTTTTTTCAGTAATGGTTATAGATTTGGATGATTCATTTGTTATGGTTTGCGTGTCCATTATTTAATATTATATATATACAAAATATAATATTACTTTTAGTTCATTTCAAATTTTTGTAAATGACTTTTATCTCAGACATTAGTTACACTATTTCACTATTATCTTGTTCTTGAACTTGTTGTTGGTCTTGTTCATCATCAATTTCTTCGTTGTCTTCTTCAATATAGGTTCTTTCATTTGGAGTTATTTTTTGAATAAAAAGCTGATGATAATAATTAACGCCTAAAAATTTTATATTTTTATAATAACCAGACATAAATCCATTTATACCTTTATCACTATTATCAGTTAGATCCGTACGCGCATAATAATCACAAATCATTATACCGTTTTTTTTTAATTTTCTAAAACTTAATACAGCATCTTCTAAGATGTACTCTGATTTAAAATTACCGTCTAGATATATAATATCAAAAAATGAATCAGGAAAATTTAATATTTCCCTATGAGAATAACCACGATGAATTGTTATTTTTTCTTTTATTCCAGAATTTTCTACATTTCTTAAAAATGTATTGTAAATACTTTCTTGTTCACCATCATCATAGTTAAAACTATAATCATCATAATTTTCCCATGGGTCTATTCCATATAATCTACTTTCACTATGAGAAGCATAGGAATTTCCAACCGATAAAAAATTTGCCCCATAGTAAATACCAATTTCCAAATAATTAATTGGACGATCTTTATAATCATTAACATCTAAATAATTGTGCCAGTTATCTGATAAAAAAATAATTTCTCCTTCAAAATTATTATTCAACATAATAATATATAATAAAATAATATTAATATATAATACAAAATTATTTTTTATAAATATTCATTTTGTTGATAAACCATTCAACTGTCTTTTTACAACCGTCATGAATTGATGTGAACTCAAATTTATGGTCGTTTCCAAGTAGTTGTCGTAGTCTATTGTTTGTAACAGTTTTTTTGTATTGTCCGTCGCTATAACTTGGGTCAAATACGATTCTATGTTCATAATCAAAACAGCGTGCTATCGTCCGCGCTACGGATTCTATACTGACTTCCTGGGTTTCATCTACCGACAAAATAATATTATCCCCTTTATAATTTTCCATTACCATCATAATGAGCCATGCTAAATCCTGTGAATAAATAAATTGCCGCAAAGGTTTTCCGGTTCCTCTAACAATAAAATCTTCATCATATAATTTCGCTAAATAACATTTATGAATAAGCGCTGGTAATACATGTGCGTTTTCTAGATCAAAATTATCATGAGGACCGTAAATATTGGTAGGAATGATACACATAAAATTGTCACCATAGCTAGCACGATATGCGCTACAATGGACCTCCAACATACGTTTCGCATAAGCGTATGCATCATTGGACCCATGTGGAGGTCCGTCATGTAACATGGTTTCATCAATGGGGTATTCTATTTGGTCGGGAAAAATACACGTTGATAAACATGCCACCAGTTTTTCTACTTTGTGGTCATGTGAGCATTTCACCACGTTGTAATTAATCATTAGATTTTTTTCAAACATGTCTACTTTTTGATTCATGTTTTTGTATAAACCACCGACATTTGCTGCTAAATGAATCACCATATGTGGTTGAATGTCTTGAAACATTTTATTCGTTTCTTTGAAATCGTATAAATCATAATCTTTGGAGGAAACAAATATAAATTCGTATTTATCACCAAATTCTTCTACAATAGATTGTATTCCGTGACCGACTAAACCTGAACCACCAGTAACTAATATTTTTTTCATTTTTGCTTTATAATATTATAATATGTAAAAACAAAAAATATTAGTTTATTCTACGAGTTTTTCTACCTTTTTTTTTTCTGTAACCCAAAGATTTTTTCTTATGCCTTTTAATTGTTTTTCGGGGGATTTTTTTCTTGTATTTTTTATTTGTCTTGATGTATTTTGTTCCTTTTCTTCTTCCCTTACGATTTTTAATCGTTTTTCCTCCGATTGTACCATCATAATCATATAGTCGTTTTTTTACTGGGTCAGATAAAACACTGTAAGCTAATGAAATTTTTTGAAATTTTGCTGTTGCCTCCCCGACATTATTTCGATTTTTGTCAGGATGCCACTGTCGTGCTAATTGGCGATACGCTGTTTTAATTTCTTCCTGACTCGCATTAGGTAATATTTCTAAATCATAATACAATTGGTTTCGTTGGGGTCGTTCACTATTTGGTTGATTATAAACTCTTTGGCGTTCATGCTGTGCTCCTCGTTCATTCATATCATCTACAAAATTTCGTCCTTCTTGTCTCCTTGCTTCTTGTTCCTCGGCATCTCTTTCTCCGAATTGTGGAGTATTTGGTCTTCTTCCTTCAGGGTTAGAAGGTGTTCTAGGTCTTGTAGGTGGTTGTCTTAATATCAAATCAATTTGTTCCCGAGTAACATGTGGAATAATATCAACCTGATTTCGTGGAATAACCGCAACTTGATTTTCGGTGTCTGAAATTTCAGGTATAAATGGTGGGTTTATTCTTCTCAAAAGTTCATTCAATCTGTCTATCATATTATTCCAAATTCTCAAAAGCCAATCACGAAATGCGGGGGTGTTGTCTATCAAACGACCCGTAAAATAAATGACACAATTTCTTACATAACGAATACCGACATCGCACCCATGTAAAATAGGAGGTGCGACTACGTGAATTGCGAAAGGATTTATAGCATCTTCATCTTCTTGTAAATCTTCTTCTTCATTAGTGGCACGAATTTCGTTATATTGATTTTGTTGTGTTCCAAAAATATATCGTATCATTTCAAGAAAGCGTTCTTTTGTTCTATATTCTTTTTCTGCTACACCATTAAGATAATTTTCAATGTATTTATCGCCATCATCTTGATTTGTAAAAACATTACTAATGACTTGTTTGATACCCTCAAAAGCATTTTTAAATTCAGGATTTTCAACATATGTTTCTATGTTATTTAAATCAAACGCGGTTTCTGGTAAAACAATTGGGATTCGTGATTCTTCAATATAAACACGATAACAATTCATTGGTTTTACATTGGCACTTACTTCATCATCGCGAAAAACAATTTCTCTAATAGGGTCGTTTCCTCCAGTATAATATACATATTGTTGAAGATTTGGATATCTATATTGCCCAGTAACCGGGTCAATATGGTATTTTTCGTCTTGATAACCTATATACCATTCTCCATCAACCTTCACAATACGATTGTAGTTTTTAGATTTATTGAATAAATAAACCATTCTTCCTGATAAATCTATTGGAGTTGGGTCATTTCGTAAATAATATTTTATTCCATTTTTGATTTTTACGCGCTGACCAATCCTACGTTCCGTTTCAAGATCTTGTTTATGAACAAGAGTTTTCAAGGCATTCACTACTTCAGGTGTAGAATTTATGTCTTTAATCATTTTGTTGATACAATCTTCTTTATTCATGCATTCATATTTTTCCATGAGTTGATCCATGATTTCAATAGGAATACCTCCAGAAAATAGTTCTTTTAATTTTTCTTCATCTAAAACATATTTACGTTCTGTATCACCATCTACAATTTTAAGATATTGTTTTCCAAATATTTCACCATGACAACAAGTCAAATTTGCTAATAATACATAAAGTTTCGCTTCAAGAAGTAACAAATAATCTTCAAATGCTTTATATCTTTCAATTTCGGTTGCGTCTGGTTTCGTATTTACATATTTATCAACAAGTAGCTGTATATTTTCATTTAACCATGTTAATCCATCAAGAATTAAATTGTAATAATAATTACTCTCACGACTTGTGTTTAATTTTAAAAAATTTAAAATAAATATGATAACAAATGTGGTATTTTCAATACCATAACAAAATACAAATTTTAAAAATAACACAATAATTAAAAAATATTGTTCTTCGAATGGAATTTTCTTTATAGCTTTTAAAACTCTATCTTCCATATACATTTTTAATTCTTCATTATCAATATCGGTTCTATCCATTTACAAATTAAATATACTAATATATAACAATAAAATAATTATTATATATTATTATTCTAAATCAAATAAACCAAGTTCAAACTAACATCCACAATCTTGATGTACCATTTCTTTGACTAAATCATCAAAACTATATTCTGAGGTCCACCCTAATTCAGTGCGCGCCTTGGTTGAATCACCCAACAATTCATCTACTTCTGTCGGTCTAAAATATTTTTCCGATATGAAAATCAGTTCACGTCCTGTTTTGGCGTCATAACCGACCTCGTCTAATCCTTCACCTTTCCATTGAATATCAAACCCCTTTAAAGTAAACGATTTTTCAACAAATTCCTTAACACTATGAAATTCATTGGTGGATAAAATATAATCTTCGGCACGCTCTTGTTGTAGCATTAACCACATACCGCGCACATAATCTTTGGCGTGACCCCAATCTCTTTTAGAATAAATATTACCCAAAATCAGTTTTGTGTCTTGTCCAGTTAATATCTTATTGAGTCCAATTGTTATTTTCCTGGTAACAAAATTATGCGCTCTTCGTGGCGACTCGTGATTGAAAAGAATGCCAGAACAAGCATACATACCGTATGCCTCTCGGTAATTCTTGGTGATCCAGTGTCCATATACCTTGGCAACACCATAAGGCGAACGCGGGTAAAAAGGAGTGGTTTCCTTTTGCGGAACTTCTTGAACTTTACCAAACATTTCCGATGTGGATGCCTGGTAAAACCGGATTTTTTCCAATGGGATACTGGAATTGCGAAGACTTTCTAATAGACGAAGTGTTCCCAACCCATCAACGTTCCCGGTGTATTCTGGCATATCAAAAGAGACTTTCACATGGCTCATCGCACCCAAATTATAGACCTCTAATACACCCACATTCTCCTTATAAGTATTGTATATTTCATTCAAAATATTGGATAAATTAATCCCGTCACTTAGATCGCCATAACGAAGATTTAATTTTTTGAAAATATGTTCAATACGTTGTGTGTTAATATTTGATCCGCGGCGAATCAGACCCCAAACGCAATAATTTTTTTCCAATAATAATTCTGCCAAATAAGAACCGTCTTGACCTGTAATACCTGTGATTAATGCGATTTTTAATTCACTCATAGTTGTAATAAGTTAATAATTATATAATTTTTATATAGTTATTTTTGTAATATAATATAGTTATAGTTATTTTGATTATACTATTCATAACAACAGTGATTTCCATCTATTGGGTTTTTATAAAAACATTTTAATTCATTATTTTTCATAATTTCACTAATATCAGGAGAAGAAAATAATGATACATCCATAAAATACGAATAATTAATTAATAATTGAGTAAAATCATAACAATCTTGTGTACTCATTAAATGACACGTTATAATGTGGTCAATATACACTGGTTTAACTGGATATATTGGGATATTTGGGTCATATGTAGAACCTTTGTAATTACAATAATAAAATAATTTGGGTAAATGTATTAATTTTGTATTTATTTCAGGTTGTTGTAAAAAATATGATATTGATACGTCACTAGAATCTATATCTTTTTTACCAATAATTAAATGTATTGGAGTATTATAACATTTATCATTTGGTTCAAATTCTTTCTTATTTTGAATACATATTTCATTCCATTTATCCATAATATTTGGCAACAATGGATATAACAATGATAAACATTTGTTGGTTAATAAAAAACCAGCACCGCCAAAAAAAAACAAATATCTAGTACTATTAATGACTCTCCATCCAATGTCACCGCCAATCAAATAATTTACATTATGCTGAAAATAATTTGTTAGTTCCAACATTTTTGGAATATTCACATAAGTATCTGTTCCACAACAAAATACAAATTTATATTTAAAATTTTCATGAATATATTTTAACCCTTGGTATTGTTTATGGGATGCTGATGAATAATCATCCAATACACCAGGTAAATGAATATAATTATCTCCCATAAAGGAATATTCGTTTGTTTTTTCTCCAAGAAAATATAAAAGTTTTACATCGGATTCGCAAGTATTACATAATTTTCCCCAAGTATCATTAATGACGCGTATTTGTTCATTATATTTTGGAATCGTATCGCACCCATAAACACAAATAATTAAATCATATTCATTTTCATCCATATTAGTATCTATGTTAGTATCTATGTTTGTATCTATATTTGTATCTATGTTAGTATCCATATTTATATAAAAATGTATAGTATATTTTATTTAAAAATACATTTTTATATCCTTTTTTATGATATTAAAAAAGAATCATAAGAATTAAATATCCAAACTTAATGTGTTTTTGTCACTTTTTTGACGTCGTTTACTTTTCTTAGGCATAGTTCCTTCACTTTGTAATTCTTTTAAATCACTGATTGAAATCGTGCTGTTTTCATTTTGTGATGTTGCGGTTGTATTTTGTCTTTGTACAGAAACGGGCGCTGGCGGTGCCGATGATTCTTGTATATTGATGGTCTTGGTTTTTAATCCAGATAATATATCGGAAATATCACTTGGTCCTTTCATTTCAGGACGAGATGTTCTAGATGTTTTTTCTGATTCATTTATACCTCCAAAATTTTCGCGAATATTAATACCATCATTGAAATTACCGCGTCCTCCGGAGCCCATGCTCAAATCGGGTCTTGACATATAGGCACTGTTATTACCTCCGCGTGACACAGATGGTGGCACAGCGTTTGGACCTTGGGTTGCCATAGGTGGTGGCGGTCCTCCTCCATTCATCGCCTCAGGATTCATTAAACCATTCATAAAGCCAGAAAATCCTGGACTGGTTTGGCTCATGGAATTTGCCGCCGCCGATTGGAATTGCCTCATCAAATCAGGGTTTTGTCGTAAAATATCGTCCATTCCTGGCATTGCGGATTTAAACATGGTGTTTGTCATGTGTACCATCATAGCACTGCCACCCAATTGGAATAATAATTTCAATTCAGGCGCCATAGATGCGCGCGATTTATATTTATCATATAATTCTCCAAAAATCTCATCATAGTCGGTCAAATTCTCATTCACTTGCTCACTCCAACCGTCTAATTTGACATCAAACGGATCAAACCGGTTATTCAAAAATTCAATACCGTTAATACAAGCCATTAGCATGTTTCCTTGGAATTTAATCGAATTTTGTTTTGTTTTTTCCTCCATAATCATTTCATATTCGCCCTGCATTTCGGCAAGAGGTGATTCCATAGTATATTTTTTCGTCAAATTTACACCCTTTGCCTCCAAATTTTCCAACTTTCTTAAATACTTGAATTTTTCCCTTAATAATTCCTCTTTGGTCATTTGCGGTTCAGCATGACCTTGTTTATCGGGATTCATGGGAATATTGTTGAATTTACCATAACCGTCCCAGGTTTGCGCATCATGATGTTGATCCGCTGTTGCTTGACCAATGCTTGGACCTGAACCAGAATCATTGAATCTTACATTTTGTTTTTCACTTGAAAACGATGACGACGATTCTATTTTCGCATCAAATAATCCTGACTTAGATTCATATGTGTTTCTACTTGGAAAATCATCGTCGACTAAATCGTTCAATTCATTTTCTAAATTTTCTAAATCATCAATATGAATATCACTGGTTGGTGTTTTTGATCCTTCTTTCATTTTATCATTCATTAATAATTCTAGCCCCCCACCGAAATTTGTTGATTTTAATTTCATAGGTGAGTCGTTTAAAGTTATTTCTGAAATATCAATGATTTCACTATCCATGTCTTATGAATTAATAAGAACATATAATTTTAAGTCTTACGAATAATAAATATATTTATTTTATATAAAAAATATACTTATTTATTTTTTCTAAATCCACGCCCTAAAAATTTCCACTACATTTTATTCTTAACATACCATAATCCTTGTAAAAAAGAATCCGCTAAATCATCTTTTTTGGTATGTTTTGAAAAAAAGCCTTCCCAACATTGATAATAATGTGTATTGGTAATTATTTCTAAACATTTTTGTATTCCCTTTTTTTTACGATCACTGTATTTCATTTTGTCGTCGCTTTTTTCAACATTTGTCTGTTTATCGTCCTTTAATTTATTCACCGAAGATACAAATTCAATACAAATATTATTATTTTTCATGATGAAATATTGGGCAATCATCCCTTGTATGGTCTTCATTCGGTTCGCAATAGGGCTGATTTGATTTTCAATAATAACCTTGTCTATAGTTTGTAAATGTTCTTCCAGTATGGTGTCAAATTTTGATTGAATATTTCTTCCAATAGTTACTAAATCTATTTTTGATGCGCTACTACTTTCAATTTGTTCAAAACATGTATTATGTATATAATCGTTTATGAGAGAGATCAACTCATTTTTCTTGATAGGAGTCGTGTATGTTATTTTATATTTTTCTGCTAAATCATATAACTCCTGAATTTTTTTCTTGTTTAAATTCGTTTTCAATTCACTATTCGGAACTTGATAGTCTTGTTTTTTTGAATGTTTTAAACAGTAGCATTTTCCGTTTTTGGTAAATTTTGCCGGTTTATCACATACTTGGTTATTTTTATCAGTTTCCTTACATTTCATTTCACATTGTTGTGCTAAATTAATAACGTCCCATTTTTCAATAGTATAATGTTCTTCTTTTTTCACTAAAAGGCAGAACGCTAAATTTTTGATTCCCACATCTATACTCAAAATTTTTGAAGAATCGGGGCAACAATGATTCATATATAACAAATCTATATCTATTTTTACATAAAAAATATTATATCCTTTTTCTTTTATAATACTTTTTTGATTTTATTTTATTCTATTCAGGAACAACAATAGAAGGCGATATAAGTCGCGCTTGTAATTGCTCACGGGTTAAATAAGGCGATTTCAGGTCACTGTTATTATAACCATAACCTGGTCTGCTGGTATCATATGTGGACTTGTATAATAATGGTACGTTAGATGATGGTGTTTTTCCTGTTTGAATATGCGAAGGTAATCCCATATCATAACATGCTTCTGATGTATTGTATTTCATGATTTCAATACCATTATGAGTTAAATATTGTCTATATTCCCAACTAGTTTTAATATTTTCTTGTTGTTGAATTCTTTTGTTTACCACCGCTTCTGGTTGCCAGGTGGCATAATTTCTTCCATCTGCCATGATTGGTGGATAATTGAAATGAATATTATTTGAACCGGAATAACAAGTTCCCCAAGACATATATATTTAAATGCTATAATAAAATTATACAAAATATATAATTTTATTTTATCATATTTCTTTTATTGACCCCACCCCAAATTATTCAAGTAATTTGAGTAATTCGTTTTTCTTCATTTTTGATGAATCAGTTGCCAAGTTTCTCTCAACGACAATTTCCCTTAATTTTGTTAATGACATTTTTTTGTAATCAATGTTTTCATTAGAACTACTATTAGATATGTTGATGGTTTTTAATAAATTTAAATCAATTGAGTAATTTTCGCCATTACTTGAAATACTAATTGGTTCTTCTTTTTGAAATGTATTATAATTTGTTTGATCTTCTAAAGCGTTGTGATTAATTAGGTCAATTAATTCAACAGGTTCATCATCTTCGTTACTTAAATCATTGTCTTCATCATCATCGTCATCATCATCACTTTCATTATTATTATCATCTTCATTTATTTCAACATCATTATGCTCAACGCCATATATTGTATCACTTAATATATTTATTATTTTAATATTTTTTTCTTTATTATCCTCGTAATCATCATCTTCATCATCCTCATCCTCGTCTTCGTCATCATCCTCGTCTTCGTCTTCGTCATCATCATCGTCGTCGTCATCATCATCGTCATCGTCATCATCAGAAACTTGTATTAATTCATCTTCTTTTTGTCTAAATCCACCGTTTACATTTGTCGTCACTTGTTGAGTTTGACGGGCAAATGGCTGTATGGTGTTAATACTAGCACTACGAATATAATTTATTTCTTCTGCCATAGTATTTACTAAATCAAACATACCATTAATTTTATCATTTTGTTGACTTATTTTTTGATTGAAATACATAAATACGCCACCAACAAGAATAAAAATGATTGCTAAACAAATTAGAAATGAAGGACTAAATATCGTTAACATTATTAAAAAATATATATATATTTATATTTTTTAACAAACGAATATTATTTATTATTTATTAAAATGCTCTTTAATATAATCAATTGTTTGTTTATTGGACAAACCATTTTTAAATTTTTTCCAATATTCATTAAATATTTTTGATCCAAAGAAAGAATCCAATATTTTCAACAATAATTTTTCAGATTGTTCAATTTTATCTCGGCGTTCATCATTTTCGGTTTTTTTGTAAGTATTTATATAGTTAATAATAGAACTCATTCTAGAAAATATAATGATACTAATTTGTGATTCTAGATCCTTGTTTCGTTCTCTTTCATCATAATCACTTGTATTGTAAAATAATTCATCATAATAATAATTCATTTCGGGATGATTAATAAAAAATTTTATTGTCTCATCAAGAAATTCTTTATAAAAATTATCAAAATACTGAACTTCTTGATTATTTACACTGTCTTTATAGGAAACGATTTGAAAATATACGGAATATACTGTAATTATAATTGTACCGGCAATTAATACTTGTACATACGTTTGAAATTTTGGATCAAACCCAAACCTTGATTTCCAGTAATATTTGGTTAATAAAATAAATGCGATGAAATATAATAAATAGGATACATAGTATAAAATATCTACTAAACTACTATTATGACTAAAATTATATTTTATAAAATTCTTGATTTCTGTTAAATAATTCATACTATATAATAATCATATTATTTTTTAGTAGGTTGTTGTTTTTATTAAATTTTTCTGGATTCTTCTATAATTTCACTGGGATAATCCATGTCATACAACACTTTAATTCCTCCCCGTACATTTGATATCCCTTTTTTTAAAATATACTTGTATTTAAAATTTTCTATACCATTCTCTCTATCATCATCTAAATATTCAGTTTCCATGTAAAAATTTTCCACTTTCTTATTTTTATCTAAATGTTCACATAATTTGATAAAATGGGTGGTTAAGATACAGTATATACTATTGGTTTTTATTAAATAATTCATAAATGCTAATGCGCTTCTCACAGCTTCATCTGGGTTTGTACCAGAATAAAGCTCATCAAATACACAAAAATGATTTTCTTTTGGATTCATTTTAATCAAATCCAATATTTCTTTACATCTCCGAGCTTCTGCCTGAAATAAGCTGTCTCTTCCAGAAGTGTCGGGTATATTCAAGTAGCAATGTATATATTTATATGGACATAATGTCGCACTATCATAAAACCCGCAACCCATTTGTTGACTGAGTATTACATTGATTAATACTGATTTTAAAACCGTTGTTTTACCTGATGCGTTTGGACCGGTAATGATTAAATTTTTCTTCATTTTCACAGAGTTTTTAACTGGGTTTTCATTTACTGGATAATATAATTTTTTCATATGTGCTTTTGATTTTTTCTTGTCAAATTTAACATGATTCATTTTCTTGGTATTTATATTTGTGACGATTCCTTCTATATTGTCTATATAACCATTTATTCCAAATGTATATAATATATGATTGTTTAAATCCTGGTTAGTATACAAGGTATAAAATGATTTCAAAATCACTCCCAATTCTCCAATTTTTTTTAAATTCAATTTATATTCAGTCACTTTTTCCAATTCTTCCTTTATTTTTGTTAATTCCACTATTTTTTCCCTTATTTGGTCATTGAAACTTTGATAGGTTTTTAATTTATTGGTAAATTGTAATAAATGATTCATGTTACATATGCTATATTCAATATATTCCTTAATACTTTTAATATGTGAGTGAATTTTAATCATGTTTTTATTGAATTTGATACATGTCATTACATTTTGATAAATCGAAAAAATATAAAATCCAGCAGATATTAATAAATATATTTTTTCATTCAAATTCACCTCACTAAATTCAGTAAATAATCTACCAATTGCGTGATTAGACGCAATGACTTTTAAAACTTCCACATATTCATTGAATGTAATGGTCATTCCTTTCATTTTAATAATTAAAAATGGAATTATCAATATAATAACTGGTACAAATAAAGAAAGCACGGGTGATGCTAAATTATATATACTCATTATTTGTAAAAAAGGGCTGTATTGATTTAAAAACTCTAGCATAGGAACATCAACATAATGATACCTGTCTTTGAATCCAATATCGTTTTTAATTTCATCCCATATATCAAGAATAGTAGTAAAATATTTGTCTTTTGATTCAGATGTCTCATCATTTGTTAATTCGTGTTTTTTATAATTTTTCAATAATTCTTGGGTTTCTTTCAAAAATTCAGTGTCGGTTGTATAATAATTAGAAAATTGTCTTATCACTTTTTTACCAAAACATGTTTGCGGTTGGAATACATATGAATAAATGGGATTACATGACGCATCAATGGTATCAATGAGTTCTAAATCCGTTATAATATTTTTATTCAACTCTATTTTTTTTTCATTAAAACAAATGGGAATCTGGAACGATTCATTTATTTTTTCTATATTTGAAACAATAGGCATAAATAAAACAAATATATATTTTACATTTGTTTTACGAATAATATAATTCACTATTCACTAAATTACAACAAAAATGAGACATAATAATTTATTTTAATAAAGTATCAAAATCCGCAGGTAATTCACTAATTTGACAAGAATAATGTGCTTCGATATCTTTCATAATAGAGACATCGCGACGGGTAATTAAATTAATACCAATTCCCTTACGTCCCCAACGACCACTTCGCCCAATTCTATGTAAATAATTATGAACGCATTTTGGTACATCAAAATTAATAACTACACTTACTTGTTGAATATCTATACCTCGTGATGTTACGTTAGAAGAAATTAAAACCCGGTATTTACCTGTTCTAAATTCGCTAAATGCTGCGTTACGTTCCACTTTATCCATTCCACTATGAATTCTACAAACCGGAAAACCATCTTCAACCATGGCATCATATAAATCAGAAACCCTTTTAACGCTGTTACAGTAAATAATACATTGTGACATTGAAATTACCGAATATAAATCTTTTAATGTTGCGTATTTCTGACGATCATCCTCTATAGCAACATAATATTGCGAGATTCCTTCTAATGTAAGCTGTTCGGTCTTTACCGAAATTTTCACTGGATTTCTCATAAATTTATTGGTAATATTATAAATATAATCTGGCAAAGTAGCACTAAATAACGCCACTTGTATATCATTTGTAAAATATTGGAAAATATTATAGACTTGTTCTTTGAAACCAGAAGACAACATTTCATCCGCCTCGTCCAATATAACAAGTTTAATGGTTTTACTATGAATATGACCACGTCGTATCATGTCGTAAATTCGTCCAGGACACCCAGTGATAACATGTGGTGTATTATTTTTTAAAGTATAAGAATCCTCATTAATAGATGTGCCTCCAACAATTGTTTGAACAGTTAGCCCATTCATCATAGTTCCAATACTTGTAATTACACTTGCGGTTTGTTTGCTTAATTCCCGTGTAGGAGATAATATCAATACTTGAGTTGTTTTATCATTTACATCAACTAAAGATAAAGCACCAATAGAAAAGGTACCGGTTTTACCAGTCCCAGACTGAGCTTGCGCGATTAAATCTCTTTTCTCCATAATTGGTTTAATTGCTTTTTTTTGTATAGGACTTGGTTTTTCAAAACCATATGCGTAAATTCCTCTTAAAAGGTCTTTATTTATGTCTAAATCATCCCAATTATTTATTTCATCATAATAATTTTCTAAATCACTACTACTATCTAAGTTATCTTTTTCCAATGACATGGTAATCATATTTGTAAATATATGTTTAAGTGTATTTTAATATAAAATAATAATTATTGTAAAAAATAGATATAAATGAAACATTATTAATATACATATACACCACTGAAAAGATGAAGTATACGCTAGAGAATTTTTCAAATATATTATTTAACGGATTTGAAATTAAATTACCAGACGAAACATTGAATATTATAAGTGATATTGCTCAACATGTTGGGTCACCGAGTTATATAAAAACACCGGTATTTCATAAAAGGGAGGTTGTTCCTGGAAGAAATAACAATCAACAAATGGGTGGCGGTGATGGATATAAGAAAAAGCGACGTAATAAAAATAATGAAAATATGAATGATGATGATTGGGAATCCATTCGTAATTTTCAGGCAACAAAAATAGAACAAAAGGTGGGTATCGATTCAAAGATTGTTATTATTCGTTCATTAATTAATAAAATAACAGATAAAACATATGTTGAATTAAGTAATAAAATAATTGAAACATTAGATGAATTAATACAAGATGAAACATGTGAAGAAGAAATGATGAAGGTAGGTAATTCCATATTTGATATAGCATCAAATAATCGTTTTTATTCAAAATTATATGCTGATTTGTATGCGGTTTTGATTCATCGTTATGAAATTATTAAGGTTGTATTTGAAAAAAGTTTCAACACATTTTTAGAATTATTCCAAAATATTGAACACGTAAATCCAGAAGAGGATTATAATAAATTTATAAAAATTACCGCAGAAAATGAAAAAAGAAAATCGTTGAGTTCATTTTTTGTGAATTTAATGTTGAATGGAATTATAACAAAAGAAAAAATAATAGAAATAACATGTGACTTGATGGGGGAGGTTTTAAAATTAATGAAAGAAGAAAATAAAAAGAGTGTGGTAGATGAGATTACAGAAAATATATCACTTTTGTATAATAAAGACCTATTTGAAAATATCAAAATAGACGACGAATTATTTACAGATATTATAAATAGATTATCTTTATGTAAGGTAAAAACATATCCGAGTTTATCAAATAAGTCTATATTCAAGTATATGGACTTGAATGAAATGTAACATATATTTGGTATAAAATAACATAAAATAATAGTATTATATAATAATTATAGTAAACAACAAATATGATTGATGAAAATATAATAATAGATGAAAATGTAAATATTCAAATGGTGGATGATTTTGACAAATCAAGCGCGGATTTTAATTTAAAAAAGTTGATGGAGGATTTTGAAAATATATCTTTACACATGAATGATAATGATAATTTTCACCATGAAAGCGATCAATTATATACAGACATGTTAAATTATGACATGAATTTTACAGTAAAACAATTATTATTGATTTGTGAGTATTATGGTTTATTGAAAGATGTAAAAACAAATAAAATGAAAAAACAAGATATAATTGAACAAATATTGCTGTTTGAAAATAATAATGACAATTATGAGATGATGATTCGGCGAAAAGAGTTGTGGTATTATATAAATGAATTAAAGGAGGATAAAATGATGAAAAAATTTGTAATTTGGGGTTGAGTTTTTTGACTTTTTTGAATTTAATGAAATTGAAATAAATTAATTGATGGAATAAAAATATAAAATATTGTTATATTTTAATTCATATGGTATTGTCAAAAATAGATAAAAAAGTGAGTTATCCTGAATTGAAAAAGGTGGATCCGAGTGATTTAAAAAAAGAAGTAAATTTATACGAGACTGAAATTAAAGGGATCAATGTAATTATCGCTGTTGGAAACGCGAAAACAAATTATGAAGATAAAAATATTATATACTTTCCGATTTATTTAGTAAAATCAAATAATAAGGTTATCCAAATTGGTGTTTATGAAATTAAAGCAAGTGATAAGAATATATATATTGATGAAGATGGCAATTTAGATATAGAAAATATGGACGAACCGTTGATTTATGTATTTGTTAAAAAAGATATGCTTGATAAAATGAGATTGGTGCCAGACGATGAAATAATGGGCGAAACGATTAAAAAAACGAGCGATGATACTATAAGCGAAGATGAAAGTCAGGATGAAAGCGACCACGACGACGCAAGCGATAAAGCTGGTAAAATTAGTAAAAAAATGAAAACTGAAAAATCAGAAGCCCCTGATGAAATTACTATTTCACCAATTCGTAAAGATATTTTTTCTCCAACCACAGATGCTTTTGTCATTCCTGAAATGTTGGAGGAAGAAAATCGCGATGATGCTGAAAAAATGCGAGGAAAATTTTTGGCAGAGGAAAAAACATCAAAAAAGGAATACAATTGGTTACAAAAATTCATGGAAAATAATTATTATTCCATCATTGAGAATGAACGTGGCGGTGATTGTTTATTTGCGACCATTCGTGATGCCTTTGCGCAAATCGGACAAATCACAAGTGTACAAAAAATAAGAGAAAAATTGTCGAGTGAGGTTACAGAAAAACTATTTTTTAGTTACAAAGAGCGTTATGATATACTTAAAACGACATTGGTAAAGGATTCCCAAGATATTAAACATTTAGAGGGAGAATACATGAATGTCAAACAAAAATATGAGGGCACTTTGGACAGAAACGAAAAAAGAATGCTTATTGATGCTGCCAAGGGAATTAATGAACAGCGAGAAAAATTATTGCGAGATAAAAAGGTAACGTCGGAGGTATCGCAAGATGTGAAATTTATGAAAGACATTGATACCTTGGATAAATTTAAAGAAAAAATAAAAAGTTGTGAATTTTGGGCAGAAAAGTGGGCATTGTCTACTTTGGAGCGTATATTGAATATTAAATTCATATTATTATCAAGTGACGCATATAAAGAAAAAGATTATGCGAATGTTTTGAATTGTGGCGAATTAAATGATCCTTTATTGGAGTCACGTGGTGAATTTATGCCAGAGTATTATCTTATTTTGGAAAATAGTGGATGGCATTATAATTTGGTTGGATACAAGAAAAAACAAATATTTAAATTCAAAGAAATACCATATGATATTAAAAAAATGATTGTAAATAGATGTATGGAAAAAAGTGACGGTCTTTTTTCGTTGATTCCTGATTTTATACAATTCAAAAAAAATGAATTTTCTGGTTCTTTACATATAGAAAAAGCGAAATTTGAAGAATTGTCTGAGGCAAAAATAAGAGGGTTATATGATGAAAATATAGTATTTGTGTTTTATGATAAATCTTCTGCGAAAAAGTTGCCTGGAAAGGGTATTCACGAACAAATGCCAGATGATATGATGTTGCGAAACTTTTCTGAATTAATTGCGATTCCAGATTGGCGTCGTAAATTAGATAATTTTTGGATACAGCCATTTACATTGGATGGTAAACGATGGAATAGCGTAGAACATTATTATCAGGCTTCAAAATTTAAGGAAAATAATCCCGAGTTTTATACATCTTTCAGTATGGAATCTGGAACGGAATTATCAAAAAATCCTGAGATGGCAAAAGCAGCGGCGGGGACGAGTGGAAAATACAAAGGAACACTCATTCGCCCAGTTGAGGTGAAAATAGACGCGGATTTTTATGGAAAACGTAAAGAAAAAGTAAATAATGATGCTTTATATGCCAAGTTCTCTCAAAATGAAGAATTAAAAAGAGTATTATTGGGAACAAAGAATGCGAAATTATTACAATACAAGGTTGGTAAAGAACCTGTTATTAGGGATGATTTAATATTGATTCGTGATAAACTTTTACATGAGAAATAATAAGGTAAATTATTATGTCATTTATTTACATAATAATATACTTGATCTATTTATAATTTAGAATTTAAAATAATTTAAATCGGGAGATTTGGCGTCTAACTGGTTTGATCATTCTGTTTAAATAAAATTGTTTATTTTGTTGTGGTTGATTATTTATTTGTTGTTTAACATTCGGTTGTAAATCAATTGTGATTTCTTGGTCATCTAGTGGTGTTTCAAATACTACATGTTTTTCTCTAACAACTGGTTCTTCAACAACTGGTGCTTCAACGACAACAGCTTCTTCAACAACTGGTGCTTCAACAACTGGTTCTTCAACAACTGGTGCTTCAACAACTGGTGCTTCAACGATTGGTTCTTCAACAACTGGTTCTTCAACAACTGGTGCTTCAACGACTGGTTCTTCAACGATTGGTGCTTCAACGACTGGTTCTTCAACAACAACTGGTTCTTCAAGAACTGGTTCTTCAACAACTGGTGCTTCAACAACTGGTACTTCAACGACTGGTGCTTCAACGACTTGTGCTTCAACGACTGGTGCTTCAACGACTGGTGATTCAACGACTGGTGATTCAACGACTGCTTCTTCAACGACAAGAGTTTCTTCAACAACTGGTTCTTCAACGACAGGTGCTTCAACGACAGGTGCTTCAACGACAGGTGCTTCAACTGGTTCTTCAATAGTTTCTTCAACTGGTTCTTCAACAGTTTCTTCAACAGTTTCTTCAACTACTTCTTCAACGAAAAGAGTTTCTTCAACAACAACTTGTTCTGTAACTTCTTCTTTAGCAATTATTTGCTCTTGTTCTTCTTGTTGGGTATGATCCATATAATATAATTATATAAATAAAAAATAAAATAAAAATAACTTATTAATTTATATTATATAACTAGTAATAGATGAAAATCACAAACAACAGTAAATTATTAATGTCATTTTTTTTAGAAAATAAATGTATAAACCATGTGGAGAGAACAAATAAAACGACAAATATATTAAAAAAACTATTTAAAGAATTAAAAGATGCTGATACGTATATTAAATTAAAAAAACAAAATGAAGGCTCGCATTTTTACAAGATACATATCGAAAAAATTACAAATATATCACATGTTCCTAAACCAAAAACTTTTAATCCAACAAGTTTTCCTAAAGAAATCCGCGAACATATTGATACTGAAACGTCATATTCTTTGTCGTATACCTTTTCTCTCTTCAACAAGGAAATAAAAATATATTTTATAGTAGAAGAAAACAATCCAGAATTATATATAGACTATTATAATCAATATATTGAAAAAATATTGGTTTGGTTATATATTGTATATCAATATTCATCTAAAAAATGTTCAAAACATTTGACACTGTATATTTATTTCACAAGTTTGACCAAAAAATTACCGCCATCAAATATTTATGTAATAAATGAAATCAACGTAAACACCGCATTCACATATTCTTGTCATCATGACCCAGAAATCGTTATTTTTCGTAAGGAAGAATGGTTCAAGGTATTACTTCATGAAACATTTCATAATTATGCCTTGGATTTTTCTGATATGAATACTCAACGAGATATATGTAATCCTGCGATTTTATCAATATTTCCAGTACAATCAGATGTAAATTTATATGAGGCATATACTGAATTTTGGGCAGAAATTATGAATGTCATTTTTTGTAGTTATTACGTTGCGTTAGATCAGAATTCTACAAGCGATGACGAGTTACTTTCCAATTTTGATTTTTTTATTAATTTTGAAAGGACATATGGTTTTTTTCAAATGATTAAAACATTGAATTTTATGGGATTAACTTATAAAAATTTGTATTCCAAAAAAGAAGAATCGGCACTCATGAGAGAAACATTATACAAGGAAGATTCCAATATTTTGGCATATTATATTATTCGTCCTATTTTATTACACAATTACCAGGGATTTTTGGGATGGTGTGATAAAAATAATTTTTCCTTGTTACAATTCAAAAAGACAAATACGAATTTGGAGGAATTTTGTAAATTCATTCAAAAAAATTATAAAACAAAATCAATGAATGAATCTGTGGATTGTATGCAGAAATTCATGATCAAAGTAAAGAAAATGAAAACTATGAAATCAAAAAAATCCCAATCCAAAAAAGAAAATGAAGAAGATTTGGATTTCACACTTTCAAATATGAGAATGACGATTTGCGAGTTGGGTTAGTTAGCGTTTATTTTTGCGACTTTTTCCTTTAGCTAGTTTTCTTTTGGTCTTTTTATGTTTACGGGTTGTTTTTTTATGGGGTCCGTGTTTTTTCTTTCCTCCGTAGAAACCAGTATCAAACGCAACATCATAATCTAACTGGGTATTATTGAAATTATCTTGATTTACATTTTTGAATAATTCTTCGTTTTTACCCTTTTCTTTTACACTTTTTTCATAAGAAATATATTGTGAAAAAAAATTTCTTTCAAAAAAAAGTATTCCTTTCTCTTCAAATGGTGTATTCTTTGGAATTGGTATTTCTCCAAAAATATATTTGATATTTGTATCGTATTTATTGTATAATGATTCTAATAATGAATAATACATATCATTCTTTTTTATTTCACGATATTTGTTTGGTATTTTTTTATTTCTAAATAAATTATCAATTACTGAATACATAGGTAAATATAAAGGATACCCATTTTTTTCAGGTACTATATTATTTTGATAAAAGAAAAATTTCACTAAAGTATGAAAATTATTTAATGATATGTCTAATATTTCTAGTTTTGTAGTTTTATCAAAATGAGAAAAACCAGATTTTACATTTTCTAAATATTTTTCAATATATGTTGTTAAATACGCTTCTTGAATTTCAACTTCTACTTGAAGCCCATGAGAAAATGATTTTGTAGTTTGGTCTAAACCACGTCTTGTGAAAATATCTTCAACTTCTATAATAGGATTAAAATTAAAGTATTCATCATTTGTATTTTTTTCTTTTTTACGTAGAGGTTCTTGATTTGTAATCTTTTGTTTTTTACGTAAAGGTTCTTCTCGTAAAAACTCCACCATATAATATGAATATATATATATATACTAGGAACATTATTTTTTATGAAAATGACAGGTTTCACAATCGACAACAGGTTCTCTCATACAACGTTTCCCATTTTTCAAAACTTGACCGCAAATATAGGTATAACAACCATTGCCCTTGGGTTTTTTGTTTGATTTCCATGACTCACTCGCGTCATCAAAATCAATGTTGACACTATAAGGGGCATTATTTTTATAATTGGTTTTACTTCTTGTATTCATTTTTGCTTTTGATTTTACATATCAAAGAGAGAACCAAAGTATTTCAATTTTTATTTTCTCTCTTTAATTATAAAAATTGAAAGTGATTTTTATAATTTTATAATAGATATAAACAACACAACACAAATCTATTACAAATAAAAATGGGAATTAAATATTTGAATCATTATATTAGAGAGAATTGTTCCAAAGAAACTGTAAAATGTATATCCTTGAAAGAATTAAATGGTAAGAAAATAGCCGTAGATATTAGTATTTATTTGTATAAATATACAACTGGTAATTCATTAATAGAAAATTTCTATTTAATGATGTCGGTATTTAAAAAATATAATATCACTCCAATCTTTGTCTTTGATGGTAAATCTAGAACTGAAAAAAAGGAACTACTCATCAAAAGACATCAGGATAAAAAATATGCCGAGAATGAATACAATTTATTAAAAGAAAAATTAGAAAAGAATCAAGACTTAGATGAGGTTGAAAAACAAGAGATACAATCTACGATGGATTCTTTGAAGAAAAAGTTTGTTTACATACAAAAAGAACATATTCATATTGTAAAAGAATTAATTAATTCATATGGTATGACATATTGTGATGCCGACGGTGAGGCAGATGAATTATGCGCCCTGCTCGTATTGAAGAAAAAGGTATGGGCGTGTTTGAGTGAAGACATGGATATGTTCGTATATGGGTGTTCTCGTGTATTACGATATTTGAGTTTAATAAATCATACCTGTGTTTTGTATGATACCAAAAAAATATTGGAGGAATTTGAAATGAATCAAGATGACTTCCGTCAAGTTTGTGTATTATCCGGCACTGATTATAATATACAAAAGTTTAGGGATGAACATACCTCATACGATTTGTATAAAGTTATGAAATTATTTCATAAATATGTGAAAGAAAAAGAAACAATAGGGTTTTACAATTGGATTGAACAAAATAAATTATTGGAACAAGACATGGATTTGCTTTTAAACGTGTATAATATGTTTGACTTGTCTTGTGCGAATTATAATATTGATATTGATAAAATGAAGTTCGTAAATGGTGTTGTTGACAAAGAAAAGATGAAAATTATTTTACAACAAGATGGTTTTATATTTGCGAATTGATTATAATTATATTATGTTCTCATTTAAATCAATTGTTTTTTCGACGATTGTCGGTTGATTTTCTCGTAATGCTCTTAATTCTTCTACTAATTTCATTTCCATAATATATTTGGTATTCATTTCATCAAATTTGGCATTAATTTTATGAATAATTATCTCTTCTTCTTCATATGCCTTTTCATACCCAACTAATACCTCACGCAACCTTTTTAATTCTTCTATAAATTTCATTACCATTGTGTATTTGGTAATTATTTCATCAAATTTGTTATTAATTTTATCGATAATTATAGATTCTTCAGAATATTCTTTTTGATCTTCACATAATAGTTTTAATTCTAAAAATTTAATTTCAAAAGATTTCATATATATAGATAATATCGTATTCATCTGAGTTAATTTCACATTTATTTCAGCATTAATAATTTCTTCAGTGGCATTAATTCGTTGTTTAAAATCGTTCGTTTGTCTTACTATATTATTTAAAAAATCCTCATTTGTATCCATAATAAAATTATCACCTTCAATATTATCCGGAATAGTTAATATAGCGTCACTTTCACTATTGCCTATGTTACATACCTCTTTGGAAGTTTCAATAATTTCTGGAAACAAGACATTATTTTCTCTAAATACAAAGTATTCTTGATGTATGTTATCTGTATATTTTAATAAAATATCGTCTAAAAAATAAAAAAAATGATGAGTCAATTTGAATATGGTATCAATATTTCCGATATAAATATTATCAATACCCTCGTGCTCAACATTTTTTGTAAAAATATTTTTTTTTATATCATAATTTAGAAAATTTTTAAGAAAGTATATTATAACTGAATCTAATTGCATATTTTTATCGGTTAAATCTAATAAATCAAACCTCATATTAATACATTTTGTATTATATATTTCATCAGGTGTTGAATGATTATAAATATAATTTATGATTTGATACTTTCCATACCAGTAATTTTTCCAACCCAACAATGGTGTCGGACCATTATTAATATTTCCATCGGTATTACCAATTAATTCTATATTTGTATCATCATCAATTATAATATGTTTTATTAAATGTTTCAAATCATTAAAATAATTATAAATGATTTCTTCTGTAACAGGTGTATTATTACTTTCAATTTGTCTGCAACTGATATTATTTGAAAATATATTCCATGTGTGTATATATATCTTTATATTTTGATCCGTTTCGTATATTTGGTTAATTAAGTTATACAATTTTAAATTATTAAATGAATTCCGAATATGTCCTCTTAAAATAAGTATCATATATATAGGATAATAATATAATAAAAACAATATTATTATAGTTAAAATAATATTGTTTTATTTTTTATAGATGTTTTGTTTATAGATGTTTTGTTTATAGATGTTTTGTTTATAGATGTTTTGTTTATAGATGTTTTGTTTATAAATATATATTTTTTATTTGTATTTATTTGTTTTTATTTTTTATTTGTTTTATTTTTTGTTTGTTTTTATTTTTTCTTTATTTTTTGTTTGTTTTTATTATTTAAGCAGTGGTGGTGGTACTTGCCTTGTCAAAATGATGACTCATGAATTTTTGTAAGTTGAAATAGGTTAATTGATCAGTCTTACTTAATTTAAGAAGGGATGATAACTTGGTATCTGGGTTGATCTTGCGACCGTTGGCAGGATCTTGTAACTTGTTAGCACGGATGTATGCGTTGATCTCCTTGGTAACAGCAGTTCTTGCCATTTCGGATCCCTTGTCCTTTCCTAAGAATGAGGCAAGTTCATCACTGATACGGGTTGGCTTAACAAAACCACTTGGCTTGCGGTTGCCTGACTTTCTCTTGTTCTTTGAGTTTAACTTCTCAACAGCCTTCTTTTCCTTTGACCATTGCTTCTCAATTAAACGATACTCAGTCTTTAATGCGGAGATTAAAGCACCGACTTGTTGTAACTTAGCAAAAAATTCAGTGGATTTTTCACTTAATACAGCGTCAACTGGGGCGCTTTCAGATGATACTTGTTGTTCAACCTTTGGGGCTTCAACAACTGGAGCAGCGGCTTCCTTTGGAGCCTTGACCTTCTTTACTTTTGGGGCTGCGGTTTGGACTGGTGCGGATTCAACGACTGGTGCTTGTTCAGCGGACTTTGCTTTTACGGTTTTTGCCATATTATATACTATATAAATATTTACTTTTTAAGTCTTTTAACGCATTATATATATTATTATACATATTTGTGAGTATATGGCATCACAAACATATTCCTAAATAATAAAAAACGAGCACATCTGGTTTTTTATTATTTTTAACGCAATATAAATATTTATTTATTTTTTAAATTATCCTAAAGCATTTTGTAATCAAAAAATTCAAAGTCTTAATTTTATAATATTTGTTAAATGGAACGATTTTTCATTCAAAAAATTAATGTATTTTTTCATTATGAAAATAGGGGATATTTAATTAAATAAAATATATTATTCTTTAATTAAATACGTAATCAAATGCGTTTTTTATTTTTACATGTTTTGCGTCTTTTGTGCGTTAATTTTCTACGACGAATCGTTTTTTTATGAGTATGTTTTTTACTTCGTTTACCACCTTTACGGTCGGGAGAATTATCTCTACTTCTAGATCTATCTAGTAGCGTAAGCGGAGTTCTACTGTTTACTCTAATAATATCCGATGATGAATTTCTACGTAATCTACGAGTTGCTCTAGCTAAGTCTATTTCATCTGGTTCAATTAGACTATATTTACCATTATTTTTACTAATTACATCATTGTATGTAGAACACGATAAATCTACAATAATAAATTCATTCATTTTCTTGATGTTTTTTATATAACCTATTATTCCACTTAATAATACTTCATCATGTGGACCTTGCTTTTCTTTTTGATATTCAATAACATCATCAAATATATCTTGAATTCTTGGTCCCAAATACCGATTATCATATCTTAATTCTCTCGGTTCTATTAAATTAATTCTCACATCATATTCAGTGTCGTTGTATCTGTCTAAATCCTTAGTATCTTCTGAATCTTCTAAATCTTTTTTAATATCTCTTGTAAAAAATTTTTCGTAAAATAGTGGTTTTTTATTTGGGTCTTTATTATCTAAACTATTTATTTCTTGATATGTATTCATTTCTCCGCGATTAAATGCCTTAGCATAATTGTTTATTAATTCATGGTTATCATCGTCATGTGTATCAAGTATTTCGGCTTTATTTTTAATATGAGATTTATGAATATTTTCAAAAATACCAACTAATTCGTTTACAAATTGTTCTAGGGGTCGTTCATCGTGCATATATCTTTTTATATTCTCATATACATCGAATATATTTGTATTCGTCGTAATACTACATACTCCTAATCCAGCGGCTTCAATTTTATGTATTTTCATTCCTTCTGGGAGCTTACCTTGAATTATTTTGACTTCTTCTACTTTATCAACAATTCCTGTACCCGTTGTCTCTTGTATTATTCTATAATTACCGTGTGTAGTTATTAATACAACTGGTAAAATTTTTTTATGAGGCGTATTTAAATCAGGTGTAGATGCTTGGTATATGTATTTAAATAATGTGTTCATTAATTATCTCTTATATTATGATAATAAAAAATAATTAGACAAAAATGATTTTGATATTGTTATTGTTACATCCTCTAAAAATAAGCGACTGATTGGAATAACCATGGTAATGCTGCGGCAGCGTTGGGATTTACCAAAGTGAGTGCACCCAAAACATAATAAGCGCCTAGAGCCATGTGATCCTTGTCTTGTGCGCTTTTCACAATTCGTTCCATGTAATAAAGCGCCATTTTTTGTAATTTTACAATATTGTTTTCATTCACAAATGAATTTATATTCAATGTGACAAAGGGATTACCTCCTGGCGGATAAATCAGGCGTTTTACCTCACTTGGTAATTGTGCACGATAATTCCATATGTCAACTAATTCTCGCATGAATTTTATGATTTGAGGTTTCACCAAAGAGAGAAACCATTCAGGGTTACTGTAATTTCCTAAAGAATCAATAAACTGAAATAGGTCCAATATTTTTAATTCTACACTTTTTGTATCGGATAAATCGTCACATACATCTTTAATATCTACCTCAATAGGTATTTTTAATATTTTACTTGTACGGATTAAAGATTTAAAATCATGAATTACACTATTCGGTATCACATTTCTATTATATGGATTTTGTATGGATTTTCCTGATTTTAAAATCAAATTGTAGAGAGAAATAATATCAAACCCATATATAAACCCATCACTGTCTTTAAAACTAAAAAATTGTGTGGCGTCCATTTCCTTCATTTCTTCCATTGTTAAAAAATCACTCTGATTTGTACATAATTCGCGTTTCAAAAATGCAGGACCATGTAGTTGATTGTATTTTCTTTGTACATTTCCCCTAAATATCTTTTGGATTTTTACAATAATAGACGATAATTTTAAAAAAACATAGAGACGATTTACCAACTCGTTTTTATTCCCTGAAATTTTCATTTTGTAATGTTTGGCTATTGTTTTCAACTGTTGTAAATTATAATTATTTCGTAACAAAATATCGTATGACTTGGTCGTTGGTATAATGACATTTTCATCTGAAACCTTTCCGGTTTTCTTTATTTGTGGCATTGTTTTTTCACAATTGCTGTAAATATAATCAATGTATTCATCAATGTTTTGATGATGGGTATTTTTTTTTGTTTTACTATTTTCTTGTAATATATTATTTTTTGTATTCATTGTAATACTATATATACTCATAATAAAATCTTTTTGAGTTATTTTTATTAAATAATAATTATTTCATTTGTAACCAATATGATTATCATATATGAAAATAAAAAATAAAAAAATAAAACAATTGTTTTTTATAATTAAAAAAAAAATTGATTCTAAAAATAATACATAGTGAATATTATATATACAAGTAAGAAATGGCAGACACCATCGTAGACGGAACCCTATTCAACGCAGAAAACATTCGTTATACCTCACCAAAAGCTGGTGGTTCAGGTGGAAAAAGTGTGAATATATTAAACAAGGCAACAAATACTGGTCTTCGTTTATCCACTCCGTTAATGTTAACATGGGGTGCTGCTGATTATGTTGACGCATCAACTGGTAAAGGTAATGGTAAATATGAAATGTCATTAGTATTTCCTAACGACGAATATAAGGACGACGATACTACAGCATTCTTAACTAATATGCAGAACTTGGAAAAGAAAATCAAAGCTGATGCTCTAGCCAATTCAAAGGAATGGTTTGGTAAAATTCACAAGAATGCCGAGGTTGTTGATGCTTTATACAGTCCAATGTTGAAATATACCAAGGATAAGAATACTGGTGAGGCAGATATGAGCAAATCTCCTTTATTAAAAGTGAAAATTCCATTCTGGGATGGAGTTTGGAAATGCGAGGTTTATGATGAGGATGGTGCCAAATTATTTCCAAATACATCAAATCCAACCGTTTCTCCTCTTGATTTGATTCAAAAGGGTTCTCAAGTTGCGGTTATCATGCAGTGCGGTGGTTTATGGTTTGCTAACGGTAAGTTTGGTATCACTTGGAAATTAGTACAAGCAATGGTACAAAAACCAAAGACATCACTCGTCGGTCATTGTTTCATCAAGTTAAAGTCAACAGATAAGGAAAAGTTAAAGAAAGCACCAGCACCAATTGAAGAGGCTGATGTTGATTTCCCTGAACCAACAAATACTGCTGTAGAGGAATCTGATGAGGAATCCGATGATGACGAAGAAGAACCAGCACCAGTTGTTGTAAAGGTTGAAGCACCTGTAGCTGTTCAAGAAGAGCCTAAAAAAGTAGTAAAGAAAGTAGTAAAGAAAAAGACTGACGCATAAATCCAAAAATAAAGAAAAATATATAGCCAAAACAAAGAAAAATATAGAGCCAAAATAAAGACAAAAATATAGACAATAATCTAACGAATTTATTATTATTATTATTATGAATCATGTAATTAAATAACCCTTTTTTCATTGTTATTTTTATTGTTGTAATAAGTGCCAAATAATATATCAAATATGGGTATCGATAAACAAAAATTATAAACAAATTTTTTATGGTGTATATGATGGTGTTCGCCTAATATTTTTGAATGTGTTAAATATGAATACGTTAAATAATAATACAAGGTTAGTATATGCTCAAACATGTTTACTTTTACAATCATTAATGGGACTCCCAGTGATAAAATCAAAAACTGATAATCGTACAAGTTGATGTAAAATGTATCAAACGGATATACATTTATGGATGTATGATGGTCTGCGTGTATATATTTGTAAAGAGGATTTTTATGTATCCAAATATGATACGTATAGTAAAATAATTCAACACATAATACATATAAAAATATATTTGCGGACGAATGTATCAGTGAATGGGGTTGTTGATCTAGACGCGGATATAATATATTTGAAGTTAAAAAAACAGTTTCGCTTGTTACGATGAATAAATTTGTGACCATTGTTTTTGAACGATTATATATTTTTTCAACACTATATTCCGGATTTATAAATGGATAATTATAAAATTTACATGTCGCGTAAGATGTAAATGTTGACATAAATAAAACACCACCCAATATTTGTATTGAACTATACAAGTCAAACATTTGTTTTTATTATTTTACTATAATATTTATTTTTATTTTATCTAAAACTAATTTTAATTTTATATAAAATTTATTCTCACCACAACATCTCCTTTTTTTTTAATATTATACATGTCATGTTCATCTATTTGTGATATCCCGTTATTTTTGAAAACATAATTCTGATTTTGTTTACAATACAACTCATCATTCGGTATTTCATACCTTTTTTTACCCACCAAAATAGTTGTTGTTTTTTCTTTGAGGAGAGAAAGTCCGAATTTTACATTTACATTTATATATAAATGATTGTTTTCATCTATACTTATATGTTCTGGTAATTCGGGTATACACTTTACAATTATTTCTTTGACATCACAGGTAACCGCATCATCAGTATCCGCGTCAAAATAAACCTCTCCATGCCACAACGGTACAAAATATAATTTACTATTGTATTCCAGTTTGTATACATTATTTTCAAACAAATCGTCAATACTTGGATTTAATGTAAAGATTTGTATATCCTTAAATTTTACGAGGATAATTTCTCTCACAGTGTTTAAAATAGTATCATTTAAATGAAATAAATCTTTGTATTTGATAATGAAATTATATACATATAATGACGTTTCTCTATCCATTTTATCAAACATTTTGAGAGAAATATCTTTACAACCGCTCACTATATCCCGAATGATTGATTGTACTGCTTCACTATATTGCCCAGTCACAATATTTTGTAAAAACATATTCAAGAAAAAAGAATACCCATTATTGCTTCCACTAGGGTTGTTAAAAATGGGTTCTTCTGTTCCAGGTTCATTATGATTCATGTAACCTAATTCTTTCTTTAGTAATTCATAAGCCTCCCCTAATTTTTGAAACTTTTCTTTAGCCTCTATACTATTCCCATTTTTATCTGGATGATGAATTAATGCCAATTTATGATATTTTTTTTTCAGTGTATCGAGAGAAAGATGACTAAATCCGTTGTCTATTTTCATGATTTGTAAGGCTTCTTGTAAATTCATTATAGTAAGAATATTGTATTAATTACTATAATGAATAATATAACAAATATTTAAGTTATTATTCGTGGTTTATTATGCTTGACAAATAGAGAATATAATTTTCTATATGATAAATGGGTCTGTAATTATTGTTATAATATTGGAAAAAAGTATATGTTTTAATTAATACATCAGATAGTTTATCTTGTTTTATTTTTTTATGACTTACTAATATATCTAGTATATACCATATACATTCACCAATATCCAAATTGTAAATAAACATGTCATAAAGTAAATCACGTAGTTTTAAAAATTTACAACTTTCTATATCAATAATTACATTGATAATTTTATTACATATTAATTTATAAGGTTGCATCAATAATTGATTCACATCTGAATTTACATTTTTTATATTGGATATTTGATTTAATGGAGTATATATTTTTTTATTCAAACATTTTTCATAATTTGTTTTCGTAGGACGTGGGATACTTATGATTTCGCAACAATTTAAAATATTGTCATGTATAAAACTAATTTGTTCAGTAATAATAATAAATTTTAAATCTATAGATGTCGCATTATTTTGCTGCATGTAACTATAAAAATTCTCAAGTAATTCACTATGGATATCCTGGAAATTTTTACAGACAATAATTCCATTTTTATTTGTTTTTGCTGAAATAATATCAATGATTTGTACATATATTTCATGCCATAATAATTTTGAATTACAACCCAGCAGCGATAAATCTACCTCATAATGTATATCACTTATTTTCAAATAATACTGAACTTTATTGTACAAAATACTTATTTTTTTTTCGTATTTCAATTCAGATGGACTGTATTTTTTAATAGATTTCAAAACGATTGAATATTTACCAACCCCACTTGAACCATAATAAATCATGTTTTTTAAATTTTTGAATTCATTTGGGATTTTTTTAAGTATTTTTTCGGTGGCAGGATGTAAATTTTGTTTTTCACACGAAATTACATATTCTTCAAAATGGCTTTCATGAAATTTCATAGATTCTATTATATGTATTGGATTATTCTTTATTTATTTTTATAACTAATTAAACAATTACACATTTTTATTTACTTGAATATACTTGAATATAGTTTGATTATTCAACAAATAATCAAACTTAAAAACAAAACGATTATTTATAGTAACGTTCTATAATTATGAATATAGCATTAAACATAAATCAATTTGAAACGAACAATATATATTTTTGTGATCCAATTAAAAATAATGTAGTAAATGATGGTCTTTTTATAAGAATAATATACTCTACAGATTATTTCGTTACAAATGGTATTAATTTATTTGTACAATTACACGATTTAACCATTGAAAAATTTTATAATAAATATAAATGTTCTTTTAATTTATTTAACAATAAAAATATTATTGAAAATATCCAACAAATTGAGGAAAATATTCTTAAAAATATAAATATTAAAAATAAAATTATTCAAAAAACATTGGGTGAACAATTACGAATTGGAAATATTAAAATATTTTCTGAAAATATAGATATAACAAATAATTATTTATTAGTATTGAAAATATCAGGTATTTGGGAAACCGACACGCACATTGGTCTGACTTTTAAGTTTTCTAAAATTAATCAGTGTTAGAATATAATATTACAATTTTACTATTACATAATCATATTTCTAAATCCATCTGTTGTAAAATATGTCAAAGTTGTATACATGATGATTAAAAATAAAGAATTAAATATTCCGAATATATAAATTAAATAATCAGATTTTTTCTTGTCGCTTGGTTTAGAATAGTAATAAAGAATACTTGCTACTTGAAATATTGTGAAAATAATGAACCAGTTTTTAAAAAGTTTAAAACTATCGCTTACCTTATCTGTTGATATTTTGGTAAAATACGTACCAATAATATATATACAAATAATAATGGAACTTATAACTAATAAGTAAGGCATCACATCTAACATTAATTCAAATATATTTTTTACATTATATATATCATTTATTCTTAAATTACAGTACATTAAAAGACCAACTAAAATAAAACCTAATCCAATTTCTAGTCCGGTGAGTGTATTTGGATTATTAGAACCAATTATCATTGTTATTGAAGTGATAATAATTCCAGTGATTATAATGATATCAAACATTGTCTTATATAATTATAATATTTTAATTTTTAACTGTAGTTTTTTTTAATTTTTGAGTTCATGTTTCTTCAACATATCGATTTGTTCTTGAAGATCCTTAATTTTTAATACTAATATGGGTATTAATTCCACGTAATTTATTGTTTTAGAACCCTTATCATTATAAACTAAATCGGGGTATACTTGTTCCATTTCTTGGGCAATCAAACCGTAATGTATTTTTTTATCCTTTTTATCTTTTTTGTATGTATACGATTTAGGATTTAATTCCATAATTTTATTTACATCAATCGTTAATCCTAAATCTGTTATATTTTCTTTAAGTGCTATATCAGATGGCGCCGTTACAGTTCCTACTAGATTTCCATATATTGTTCCATCTACATATAAATTTTGCGAAATATATATACTATAACTAGATGGAGATGGAGTGATTGTGTTTACTGTTGTTGTTCCATACTTATATGATTTATATACCCAATCATTTGTAGTTGGTGGAATACTGGTGGTAAGTTGTTTAATACCTAAACTCACAAATGATTGGTTTTTACCCCCACTTGTATTTGGGTAACTTTGTTTATTATTAAATGATGTTGAAAGACCTAATGTTCCTAATGGATTTCCACCAGACATTTTATTATATATTATATATAGATATAGATTTATATTTATATTATATAATAGTTAAAATAAAATAAATATTTGTTATTATTATATATATTATATATATAAAATGAATAGTTTTATAAGCAATACGTTTACAAACCATCCAGTCATGCCGGTTCCACGTGATACGGCGGAATATCAAGAGGTCAAGTATTATGTATCCATTCATTCAGAAGATAGAAATATTTTAAAATATCCAAATTCATCTACATTTGAAATTGAATTACCACGAGATTTTTATAATGTGAAAACTTTGAATGTTTCAGAATTAGCACTTCCTATTAATATTGATACATTTAATGAATTATATAATAATGTTTTTATGGTTTTTAAAATTCCAGTTCCATATAATCCATATGAAAATGTTTCACCTGGCGAACCAATTGATCCTTTACAAGTACTCATATATAACGCATTACTTATTAACTCAAAAAATGAATATTTAATTAAAATAGAATCTGGGTTTTATAGTGTAGGACAATTAGCAACAGAATTAACAAATAAATTTAATTGGGCGGTTACAAAATATATAAAAACATATATTTTAGAAAATGCTCCAAATTTATTACCATTGTTTACTGGATATAATGAATTCGTCATTGTATATAATTATGTAACACAATATATGTGGTTTGGAAATAGGAGTTCATCTTTTGAAATTACGAATGATTCGTCTTTTTATACTCAGCAAGAATTATATTTTAATGCTTTGTGTGTAAACTCAAAACGTTTTACAGAATACACGAATTGGGGTTTACCCAATAATTTAGGATTTATTTTAAAAATGAATGAATATTCAAAACCTGCTGAGGCAGACGGTTCAGATGTTAGATTTTTTTATGGAGATGTTGTTGCTGGAGATAATGGTTATTGGTTAACGCCAAACCCAGATTTGAAAGGTGCGGTTGCTTATTATGTTAAGGCACCATTAAAAATAAATATTTTAGGTGAATCTTATATTTATTTATTAATTAATGGTTGGAATAATATTGATATGACGTATCCATTTAACGATGATGCTTTTACTCAAAAAACAAATGTGACAAATGGTGCGGTTGAATATGCGTTTGGTAAAATACCTATCGGAAGTACACCTGTCGCATTATCATACTGTAGTGGATTTTTTAATCCTAAAACATTTGAACCTCCCTTAAACAGTATACGAAAACTCAATATAGAATTTAGGTATCACAATGGATTGATTGTGGATTTTCAAAATATGCCATTGTCATTGACATTTGAAATTACTTGTTTGGATTTAAAACGAAAGAAAAAGTAGATGGGTTTAAGGGCGTATTCGTTTTTTGAATTATTTTATCTTGACTATATTATAAAATAATTTATTAACAAATTATTCAAAATAAAATACTTACTCGGTGTAATATATATTTTACACGCTATCTTTTGTTAGAATAACAAGTTAGTAAATCCTTCTTTTCTTAACAAGGTGAGTAAATAATACAGGGCAAAAATAATAAGCGCACCATAAAAGTAAAAATATTTTTTATTTTTTTTGTATATGGGGTTGTTTTCTCTCATGATGATAATTATATAAAGTAAAATATTATATAATTTTCAGATTTTATAATTTATAATTACAAACACCTGGTTGGTCTAATAAATATGATATGTATCATTGATCCAGGCAATGAGTTGGTTTTTATCACATGATTTATAATCACCTTGAAATCCATTTAATTTGAAAAATTCAGGTTTAAACATTTTCTCATTCTTGTAAAATATGTAATCCCCGAATTTACCTCTGCGAATGCTTATTGTCTCTGTGAGGTTACGAACCGTATTGCTGGTTGCGTTCGGGGATGTTTCTTCCAGGACTTTGACCACATCATTATAGGTAATGTTTTCTATTGGGCGATTGCCAAAAACTTTCAAGGATTTCGTGTTTTCACCCCATTCCACATACAAACCGAATTTGCCTTTTTTAAGAATGAGATCTTGATCCTCGTATGTTCCAAGAACATTTGTATTGATTCCACCAATACCACTTTTTGATGAAACTGTCCATGCGTTAGGGTCAACCAGGTCTTGTAATTTGTACCCACCTTTTTCCAATATACTAATATCGATATCTTTTTTCACTGGTAGAAACATGGTTTTTTTAGGGTCCAATGTACATTTAATGACTGGACCGTATTTTCCAATAATATAACTATGAGTATCATCTATTTGTATTTCGTATTTATCACTGCGTTTTCCTGACTTTGTTTTAGGGGTATTTTCTGTTTCCACATTTTTTAATTTTCCGATAAGTCCATTTATTTCACCTAAACAAGTGTTACAACATTCGGTCCATACTTTTTCACCTTTACTGATTTTATCCAAAATTGTTTCCATTTCACTAGTGTATTCATAATTGAATAATTCATTGAAATGTTTATATAAAAACTCCATGACCACGACTCCCATTTGTTGTATGACTAATTTATTTTTTTCGTTTCCAAATTCACGGGTCGTTTCCGTTTCACTAATTGTGTCGTCTTCCAATTCAAAATCCTTACATACAATGCGCTTTCCTGGTATATCCTCTTTTTTCACATACGCCTTGTCCTGAATTTTATCAACAATCATTGAAAATGTAGATGGTCGTCCAATCCCTTTTTCTTCTAATAATTGTACTAATTTCGCCTCGGTGTAATGTTGTTTTAGATTTTTCAATACAAATTTACATGTTATTTTGTTATATTTTACACTAATCCCCTGTTTTATCTGGTTCAAACGATGATACGTCTTGTTTTCTTTTTCGTCTTTCAATGATTTATCGTTTGCCACGATTTTCCATCCCAAAAAATCTAGTAATTCACTGATGTGTGAATACTTGGCATCCATGGGCGCACTTATGTTTGCTGTGATGGAATAATATTCCGCCGGAGCCATACAACTTTCTAGGGTGGTTTCCCAAATCAATTTATACATTCGTTTCTCTCTTGCCTTGATTTTATCATTGTTGTCGCCTAATTCTCTCATTTCTAAATGAGTTGGACGGATCGCCTCATGCGCTTCCTGGGGTTTCACCTCGCTGTCGGTTTCTGGATCCTTTGCTTTTTTTGATTCGCTTTTGGTCTTTTTTGTTTTGGATTTGGTTTTTTCTGGAGGAGGACTCGGGTTATCGTCGTTTTCTCTCTTCATGCTGTTTTTTAAAGAGTCAATTTCATTATGAATATACCTTTTATCATTATAATTTTGTATAATATAGGTTTTTACATTTTCAACAAATTCAGCACTATACTTTTTACTATCGGTTCTCATGTAGGTGATGTAACCTTCCTCATACAAAGTCTGGCATAGTTTCATGGTTTCTTTGGGTGATATATGTAATTCATTACTCGCTAATTGCTGTATACGGGACGTTGTTAATGGTTGGGGGGGTTCTTTAAATACTTTTTTGGGATCACTGCGGGTAAATACGTGGTCGTGTTCGCAAGTCTTTTCCAAAAATTCACACATGGTAGTTTCACTGTCATATTCCTTATTTAATTCAAAAGCGATACCTCCACTGAAATATCCAGTAGTATTGTATAATGTATTGCCTGGATGATTTGCGATTTCGGTATGATTATCATAAATGATTTTTAGGGCAGGGGTTTGGCATCTACCCGCACTCAAACCATTACTAGAAATATATTTCCATAAAACGGGTGAAACTTTGAAACCAACCATCAAATCAAGGACCTGGCGTGTTTGTTGAGAATTCACTTTATTCATATCTAATGTTTTAGGATTCATCATGGCATTTTGAATGGCGGATTCTGTTATTTCATGAAATATGATTCTTTTTGTGGTTTGAATGGGGAGATCAAAGAGAGAACAAATATGCCACGCTATAGCTTCACCTTCGCGATCATCGTCGGTCGCCAATATTACTTCTTGGGCTTGTGATATTTCTCTCCTCAACTTGTCTATTTGTTTTTCTTTTTTTTCATCATTTTTGTATTTAATATTAAAATATTGGTCAATATCATCCAGTGATTCCAGTTTTCGCAAATGACCGAAACTTGCGACGCACCTGTAATTTGCGCCTAAAAATGATTCTATTTTGGCGCATTTGGCTGGGGATTCTACAATCACTAATGTGGTTTTTGATTTGTTATAAGATTTGGTAGACATACCTATAAATGAAGTTATATATGTATTATAATAATAATTTTAAACCCTTTTACCTTTTTGAAAATAGAGTCAAAGAGAGAAACCAAGTAGTGTTTTAGGTAGTGTTTCATATTTAGACATTTTTATTTGTTATTTTTATTATTATTTTTGAATTAGATTTGAAATTCTAAAAATAATAATATGTCTATAATATATTATATGCGTTGTAAAAATGGAACAAGAAGAAATAATAAAACTGGCGATTGTATCAGAATATCGCAAATTGTGAGTCATCGTTGTATAAACGGGACACGTAAAAACAGGAAAACTGGAGAATGCCAGATAAAATCAGAAATTAAACGCGTGCGTTGTCCAAATGGAAGCAGAAAAAATGTCATTACAAAAGAGTGCGAAAAAATGAAAGTTGCGAATAAAACAATGAAAATCAGAAGCTCTAGAAAAGTATCTACTATAAAATCATCCACTAGAAAGCCATCCAGTAGAAAATCATCGTCTTCATCATTATCTTTTAAAATGCCTGTTCGTAAAACGCCTTTGTCTCAAAGAACACCAATTGACATGAGTAAACCCATTGATTTTGGAACATCTTCTTTAAAAAAATCAACAACACCTGTACAAGAAATAGGGGTTTCTTTACCCGCGCCTGATATTGTTTCTATTGTAGAAAAAGACACTACTCCAAAAAAGAGTTCATCTGTATCTTCGCTAAAAAAATCGTCTAGTGTAAATAAACCAATCGATTTTGGGACATCATCATTGTCATCAAAAACAAAAATAGCAACACCAATACCAGTGATTGAAACCGTGATTGAACCAGTGAAAGAAAAACAATCATCAAATAAATTGTCAGATACTCTTGTTCTTGAAGAACCAATTGTTTTTGAAAATTCATCATTCAAAAAACCATCATCATCCAAAAAATCATCGTCCTCCAAAAAATCATCGTCCTCCAAAAAATCATCATCCTCCAAAAAATCATCGTCCTCCAAAAAATCATCATCATCCAAAAAATCATCATCATCCATAAAATTAAAACCATCTTTAAGTTTTAGTAATAGTAGTGATAGTAGTAGTGATACTAGTGATAAAGAATCAAGTGACAAAAAAATACCAATTGTTTTAAAACCAACTATGGTAATGACTATGAAAAACGCACCCACTGAAACTACGAAACGTGTAAACGACCAATTTATTTTAAATCGTTTGAAGAAAAATCGCGGTAAATAATATTCGCGGTAAGTAATTATTTTAGATTTTGTAATATAAAATAATTAATTATATATTGTATAAATCACTATAATTATAACGTTTTTTTGAAATCTTTCCATGAAATATTTACCACCTCACGGGGTTCAACTATTTCTTCTTTTTCATCTTGATTTAATTTTTCGGCTTTTCTCAAAGCACTATCAACATACAATTCTTTGAGTAGTGTTCCAATAATAAAAGACCCTTCATGTTGGTCGATTTCTCCATCTTCAATTCTTCTTAATATATTCAAAAATTTATTTAGGATTTTCAAATCAATCTCATCTTTGCGGATTTTATTGTAAATATCCGTATAATATGTGAATAAAAAACCACATTCACTCATACCTTCCTCATTAATTTTATCTTGATTATTTCTATGTTTTGCCTTTAACATGATTAAATTATTTATATCATTTTGAAGTAAATGACTGTGTTTTAATTCCCGAATTAACTCTGTTTGGTCTTCCACATTATTTGCCTTGATCATTTTTTGGAGTTGTAGTCTTGCCTTGTCGTCCATTTATTTATTTTCATATTTTTATTTTTATATTTTAATTTATTATTATAATATATATGTTAAATACTAGTTTAAAACCTGAAGAATTAAACAGTGGAACAAATAATATATTACCTGCCCCCCAAGTGAAAGGTATGCTTGCGAGTTCTCCTATGGAAAGCGCATATGTTGCGGGTAAACAAAATGGTGAATTATTAACTTCATTATCAAAAGTTGGTGGGAAACGAAAAAATCGGAAAACAAAATATATAGGAGGCGCAGGAAATATAGTAATTCCAACTATACCTGTTCCCTATAATGATCAAATGGCAGGATCACAATCTGTTATTGGTCAATTTGCTGGTAATGCTTCTACAATATTACAAGCAAGCGAAAATAGTAAATATGACAAGGTCACTCTTGTTGGTGGACGTAGTCGTAGAAAATCAAGAAAATCCAGAAAATCAAGAAAAACGAGAAAATCAAGAAAATCAAGAAAATAATTTATTTAGTGTTAGAGTATATAAATAATATCTACATAATATTTAACTATGCCTACTTTTTTTGATAACTCAAGATTATTATTTGTCATTATTGGATTTATAACAATTACATTAACGATGTTTTTATTTGTATCCATTAATGAGATTAAAGCTAATTGGGCGAATTATAGATGTAATCCGATATATATGCCATTATCCGATAATATAGAAAAAGATTTTGTATTTTGTATTCAAAATATGCAAACCAATTATATGGGTTATTTACTTCAACCATTAACTTATATTACATCTACATTATCTACATTAGCTGATCAATTTGTTGGAAATATTGATGCTATTCGCACTGTATTAAGTAATGTACGGACATTTGCGACAACTATTTTAACTGGCATATTTTCAGTATTGATGAGTATAGTTGTTTCTTATCAAAAATTAATTATATCTATTAAAGATTTAGCAGGTAAACTCATTGGTTCCATGGTTAGTTTAATGTATATCATGTACGGTAGTATGATGACAATCCAAAGTTCTTGGAATGGACCACCTGGTAAAATGGTGAGAGCACTTTGTTTTCATCCAGAAACTAAAATAAAATTAAAAAATGGAGACGTGCGTGTCATGAAGGATTTAGATTTAGGAGATGTTTTAGAAAATGATGTTAAAATTTTATCCATTATGAAAATGAATAATTTAGAAAATCAAAATAAATTATACAAATTTGAAAAAATGGGTGTAGACGGTGATGATATTTATGTCACTGGTAAGCATATGGTATTTAGTGAGGAAAAACAAAAATTTATATATGTTGATGAAGATCCGAGAGCTGTAGAACAAAACGAGGTTTCAAGTGATTGGTTCAGTTGTTTGATTACATCAAATCACCATATACCTATTGGTAAACTTATATTTTGGGATTGGGAAGATGATGACATCGCATATTAAAAATATATAATAATAATAAATAAAAATAAAAACATTATTATCCATCATTTATATATGGATAATAATACAAATAATAATATGAATAACAATGATATATTTAACAACGCATTTAATGATTCATACAATACTGTAAAAAAATTATATAAAGATGTTGGATTTATTGACCAATATGGGGGTGATGTATTTTTATGTTTTATATATTTTCTTATACCTATATTTATTTTTTTATATTTTAAAACAATCAAAGATCTACAACCAATTAAAGATGATTGGGCGAATCAGCGTTGTAAACCAACTGTGATTCCCTTTGCCGGATTTATTAACAAACCAGATAACATGACTGTTGCTGAATTTACTCAACAAAACTTTACATTTTGTATTCAAAGTATTCTAGTTTCAATGAGTTCATTTGCTCTTCAACCATTAACTTTTCTTACATCTTCTTTATCATCTATTTACGGAGATTTGAGCGGTTCAATTGATTCTTCAAGAACACTTATAACAAATATTAGAACAAATATGGCAAACATTACTAACCAAATTCTAAACCGTATTATGAATTTTACTGTGCCAGTTACTAAAATGATTATTGGTTTTAATGATCTTGTCAAAAAAGTAGTAGCCATCCTTACATCTGGTTTATATACCAGTTTAAGCACGTATTATGCGTTAAAAGCATTTTTAGGAGCATTAGTCCAATTAATTATTTATGTATTAATTTCTGCTGTTGCCGTTATCATTAGTCTATGGTTAGTTCCAGTAACATGGCCAATGGCAATTACCGGCACTGCCATTTTTAGTGCTGTTTCAATATCCTTGGCGATTTTTCTTGTATTTTTAACCCAAGTTTTACACATAAAAACAAGTGGATTCAAAATTCCAAAAGTTCCATCAAAACCAAAAATCCGTGTTTGTTTTGACAAAAATACTATGATGAAAATGGCTGACAGAACAATGAAAAAAATTAGTGAAATAAAAATTGGAGATGAATTGTGGTGCGATGGCGATAAAAAAAATAGGGTGACATCTAAATTAAAACTATTAGCAATAAATAACAAAATGTACCAGTTGGGCGATGTAATTGTAAGTGGAACACATCGTGTTAGACATGACGGCGTGTGGATTTTTGTAAATAAACATCCACATGCGATTCCTGTTGAAAATTACGATGAACCAGTCATCTATTGTTTAAATACAACTTGTAAGGAATTTACTATAGGAGATTATATATTTAGCGATTGGGATGAGATCACTGAAGAAAATTATATTGCAATAAATAATTATTTGAAATCAAATAATGCGGATTATAAAGAAAAAGATTTAGACAAAACAGATATACACAAATTATTTGATATGGGTTTTGACGAATACACATATATTCATTTAAAAGACCGTAAAATAGCAAAAATAAGTTGCGTCAAATTAGGGGATATATTGAAAAATGGTGAAAAGGTCTATGGTTTAGTAGAAATTTTAAATTCAGATTCTTTAGCTGAATCAAAAAAATTATATCATTTATTGACAGATAAAAATAGTTTTTATTTGAACGGAATTCAAATAGGGGATTATAATTCTTTGATTGATAAGTGTTATATTTGAAGATTAAGAAAATTTTAAAATATTTTACGATAAAATATATGCATATATTATAAATATGTCTGATAAAACAACTCTTGGCAAAAAAATTTTTTATATTCTATTTTTAATATTTATATTTTTCTTGGTTTGGAACATTTTTTCAAAAATTATTATTTCTAGACAGAAAGAAGGATATTTTGCTCCACTTGGAAAAGAATCTTTTGCGGCTCTTGGTTGTGATCCAAAAAAAGACCCAAATTGTAAATAAAAATCGTATATTTTAGGTAAATAAAAATTATCTTATATATAAAAATTATCTTATAATTATATATAATAATGGAAATCGCTATACCTGGATTAAAAATTAATTTAGTAACATTGTTTGTTATTATTGTCTTATTTTGGATAATGTTTGGTCATTTGTTATTCTCTACTTGTACAGTTTCCGCATCTGATTTTCACAGTATTTTTAAGAGTACTGCCGCAAAAGTTGTGGAAGCATTTACTGACAGAAAAAAAGAAGCGTTTACTGCCATGAAAGATGCTCAATTTGCCAAAGCAAATGATGTCCCTGTTGACACCTCGTCATGGTTCACTCCTAACTTATCCTACACTAAGACTACCGACTTGAAAAAAGATAAGCCAATTCAAGATATTTTGAACCGCCCAGAACAACCAGTGCCTTTACCAGAAGGCGAATTGGATTTCTTTGCGACTACCGAGTTCAAACCTGAATGTTGCCCAAATGCTTACTCCAACAGTACTGGGTGTGCCTGTATGACGGTTCCGCAATATAATTATCTTGTAACGAGGTCAAGTAATAACGTCCCTTATTCTGAATATTAAGAGCATAAATTTTCAAATAATAATTTTACACAAATAATTATTATTTAAAAATAACTTAAAGACTTAAATTTAGTAATTATGTTAAGATACGACTATACATATTTAAAAGATTTATGCGAAAAGAAACATCGCATCTAAGCAAAAACAAACATATATACTAAAAATCCGACAATGGATACTAAAAATGTTGTCGAAAGTATGTACAAATGTAAAACATCATTATCACATATATTTGTTTCTCGTGTATTTCCATTTTCCAATAATTGAGACGATAGTGTAAAATCACTGCTACTTACCGAATTCATCATTTGTGATTCTTTATTATTATAATTGGGTATAATAATAAATATTTAATATTTAAATTATTTTCATATACTTAAATACGCGTAACATATTTGTCTATGGAATAAATAAGAGGTGTATTTATTTTATTTTTTTTTACAGCATCATGTCCTTTTTTCGTTAATTCAATAATACTTTCATTGTTTAACCACAACCAAAAATTAAACATAATGAATACTATCATTGTTGAAACTATTTCAGGAATACCGACGGGCATATTTCGTAATGTCCATAAAGGATATATTTTGATACATAATTGAATCAGGATAAATAAAACAATGTAAATGAATGAATTTTTATAGTAAATCATAGTGAATAATTTTATTATATTCGCAAATAACGCAACTACCAAGGCAAATTTGGGATTATAGGATACTATTTTGAAATGATATAATAAAAACCAAACAAAAACCCAATATGAAAATACAAAATCAAATCTAGATTGCATATAACATACTATAATATTATTTTTAGTTAAAAAAAATATTATTTACAGGTTATAAATTACTATTACTAATTACTAAAATACTACTGGTTGTGGTTTATTATACATACAAACCATATAACGATTTACTTAACGTGTCTTTATCTTTTTTAATTAATTTATCTACGACATCATTTGTTACACTCATTGGGAATTCTACTTTTAACGACATTTCTTGTTCAAACAAATTCGTACCAGGTTTCATGAGGCGATACAAGTTAAGTTTGGTATATATGATTTCTAGACAACGCTTCAAGTTACGCACTCCGTCTTCCTTCATACAATATTCTTCAATAATATGATGAATTGTATTATCAGGTATGACGATATCTTCACTCGAGAATTTCACTTGTTCTCTTATTTTTGGCAGTAAATAGTTTGTGGAAATAATCGTCTTTTCCTTCTTATCATAACCCTTGGTTTGAATTTTATACATACGATCGCGCAAGATTGGATTTACTTTTGACTCATCGTTATAACTGAATATAAACAAACATTTACTCAAATCAAAATCTATTTCCGAGAAATACTTGTCATGGAATTGCGAGTTTTGGGATGTATCTGTTAAATGTGTTAATATTCCGGCAATTTCCTCACCTTTTGGCGTATCACTGATTTTATCCAATTCATCAAAATATATCACTGGATTCATACATTTGCTGTCAATAATGATTTGAACTATTTTACCCCAAACACTACCTTCATACGTATAGGAATGACCTTCCAAGAAACTACTGTCTGTCGCACCACCAAGGGCAATAAATGAAAATGGACGATTTAATATTTTACTAATGCCTTCTTTTACAAGAGAGGTTTTGCCGGTACCCATGGGTCCCTTAATAGCAATCGCACTGCCAATTGCCTCTGGATTAGTCACAAGTTGACCTAACATTTGCATGATTTGCATTTTCGCGTCGTTTAATCCATATACCGCGTCATCTAGTGTTTTTTGTGCTTTTTCCATGAATTCGTGGCATGCCTCCACGCCATCACTAATATTCACTGGTAGGGTTTCATATTTGCCAAATGGTATACGCATAAAAGTATCTACCCAGTTTTTGATTTTGTAATACTCGCCACTTCCAGGTTCCATGTATCTCAGTGATGCGATTTTCTTCATGGCGGATGCTTTAAATACAGCGGGTATATTGGATTCTAACAATGTCATTCGGTATGGTTTTTCAACACGACTTATTTTATTAATTTCGCGCACCTCTTTGATGATTTTCTTTTGTTCCTCGGTTTCCAACTTTTCGAAAAACTTGAAATCATTCATCGTATTTTTGTCACGAATCACACGTTTGAATATACGTGAATTCTTCGCTTTTTGTTTCTTTTCTTTCTTTGCCTTTTTCTTTTTATTTTCTTTTACCTTTTCCTCATAGGTTTCAATACAATCCAAGATTGCCTTGTTGTTTTTGTTTTTACCTTGTAATTCTTTTAATTGTTTCAAAACCTCGTCCTCGCTTGATTCATTTTCTGAATTGGCATTGGTTTCCTTTTCATTGGTAATTTTCAAGACATGGTTTTTCGATGATTTTTTGGATTTTTTAACAACAACATCTTCCTCTTCTTCCTCTGATTCATCGTCTTCTTCAACATAATCCTCGTCAGAATCATAATCGTCGTCATCCTCATCATCACTTGAGGAATCCGTTGAAACACTTTCATCTTCGTCCTCGGTTTCTGATTCATCATAATCTTCATCCTCCTCAGAATCATAGTCTTCCCAAATACTTTCTTCATCTTCATCTGCGTGACCACCAATCGTAAAGATAATATTGACTTTGTTTGATCCAGATTTTTCATTATCATCATCGTCATCATCGTCCTCAGAATCATCACTACTGTTTTCGCTTTCACTTTCAGACTCATCTTTTTTGAGATTTTTCTTGCTTTTATCTCGTTTCAAAGATTTCACTGGTTTTTTTAATTTGTTTCCATATTTTTTAACAGGTTTTTTTTTAGGTGATTTCTTTTTACCCTGTTCTTCTTCTTCGGATTCATCATCTTCTTGTTCTGATTCATCATCCTCATCGCGTTCTTGTTTTTCCTTCTTTTTCTTATCGTTTTTCATAATATCGTCACATAATTTTTTTAATTTATTCGTGTCTTTCACCTTTTTATCCATGTATTTTGATGGAAATATTTTTGAAATAAATTTGCGATATTCTGGAATGTCGATTTCATCTTCTTCCTCATCATCCTCAGTTTCAATATAACTGTCACTTTCACTGTCAGATGATTCATTGTTTTTTCTACGTTGCTTGATTTCCTCCCTCTTTTTAGATTTAGTTGAGGATTTATCCTTTTTAGAGGTAGTAGTAGCGGTTTTAACTTTTGAGTCTTTGGTCATTGTGTATAATGTTTATATATTTTTGTATTACTAAAATTTAAATCAATTTTTTTATAATTATTATTTTGATTTAAAAAGATAATTTTAACTATTATTTTACACTTTTTTACATTTCAAACGCCGAATATTTTTTAAATAAAACAACTTAAAGATAATAATATAATGTATATTAAGTAATAATGATTATAAATGAGGTTACTTCCAGTCTTTATAAGATTGTTTAGCAGTAGTATGTGAGACCTTAAGTCAAACAAAACATATTACATTTTGCTCCCCGTTAGGGATTTCGTCCTTCACCAATTTATTTGGATAAAGTTGGACCATCGTAGGGTGAAATTCCTTACTATTGATTTTACACTTTTTACAAATGAAGTAGAATACCGAATAATAAAATCCCAAAAGCAAATCCCTTAAGGGATGTGGTTTGCTGAAAATCGGCGTTTGAAATGTAAAAAGGTGTAAAGACCCAAACTCTAGATATTACATTTATAGTTCATTATATATTGAGTGATCTATATCAAATTCATATAGAAGATATGAATATTTCTATTGATGATATCATAAAATATCAACCTCATATAAATAAGGAAGAATTAGAAAAAGCTTTATTAGATTATGATTCAGATAATGATAGTATGGAAGATTTTCAGACATATTCAGAAAGAAAATCTAAATGAATATTTTTGCATCAATATCATAAAATGAATCAGTTGACAACTGTGGTATTTGAGAGAAAGAACTAGTTTTAAGTAAATCTCTCATAGATTTTAATAATTCTCTCCAACTACAATTTGGTGTTTTATTTATACATTGAAAAAAAGACCATGTCATAGCTCCTTGAGCTTTATTATCAATAAAAGCTTCAGCACTTGTTTGTGCATCCATACAACCACTAATCATAATAACATTACCATTGCATTCAGAGACTCTATCATTTTCGGTATATTTGTCATAATTGTTACTATCTAAGTAATTAAATTTTAAATCAAACATAGTTCCACTATGACAGCTATCAAATAATCCAACAATTGTTACTTCTCTCTTCATATGATTTGAAAGAATAGTTTTAATTTCGTCATCAAGGACTCCTTGAAGGTCTGAGCTTACTATCATCTCATCTCTTCCGTCAGTTTCATCCATACTTCTATCATAAGTATATGAACCGTGTCCGCTAAAATAGAAGAATAAAATATCTCCACTATTAGCATTTACAATCATATTTTTTATTTCATTTAATATATTTTGCTTAGTTGGTTTAATACTAGTATAATCAGTAAGTATTTTGAATTCGATAAATCCATGTTGAGTAAGAAAATCTTTCATCCTATTCGCATCATCAATGCATCCAGATAATGCATAAGGAGTTCCTATATAATTGACACCAATTAATAGAGCCTTTTTCTTATTAGTTTTGGTAATATTAAATTCTGGTTTGAAAGAATTTATAATACTAATTGCAGAATTTTGATTTCTTCTTAAAATAGAAACATCATTATTATATTTTGCAATTAGAGAATTAATTAGTGCAGGTTTATTTCTAAGTCGAGATATTTGAATACTTCTTATATTATTTACTAAATCTGAATTTAAACGCACTATATTATTATTATAATTTATATTAAGTTGATTAATTCTATTTTGTTTGTAAATAGCTAACTCTGCAGTCATTATATTTTAATTAAGTATTTTAATAATTTCTAAAATAATAATTATTTTAAATTTGTTTCATATAAAAAAATTTAAAATTAAACAGGATAATTAATATTTATTTTATTTTTAGTTTTACTTAATTTTGCTCCACTTTTTACACCTTTTAACATTTCAAACGCCGAAGTTTTCAGCAAACCACATAAACATTTGCTTTTGGGATTATATTGCTAAGGTCGTTATGTTAAAAGATTGAAGAGTTACCCCTTCTATAAAGTCAATAGTAAGGAGTTTCACCTTACGATAGTCCAACTTAACCCAGATTAACTGGTGAAGGACGAAATGAGTAGCAATTGTAATACACTTTGTTTGATTTCGTATCTCATGTATTACTGCTAAACAACCAAAATTGGTTGGAAGACAACCCCATTTATTATCATTATTGTCTATTTAGTAATAATGAATAACCTTTATATTCTTTTTTATAAATTATTGTATTTATAAAAAATCGGCGTTTGAAATGTCCAAAGGTGTAATAAATAAAATAATAAATAAAATTGATTTTAAACAATCTAAATAATATTTATATTAATATATTAAGATGTCGTCTACAAAGATAAATAAAGTTACACAAAACAGTTCCAAGATTATCGGCATTCAATTTAGTATTTTGTCTCCAGAGGAAATACGCAAAGGGTCTGTTGCTGAAATCACCTCGCGCGACACTTATGTCAATAATAAACCAATTATTGGCGGATTATTTGACCCGCGTATGGGTGTATTAGAGCCAGGTCTGATCTGTCCAACAGATGGTCTGGACTATATGCAAACTCCTGGTTATTTTGGGCATATTGAATTAGCACGACCCGTGTTTTATATTCAATATTTAAATACTATATTGAAAGTATTACGCTGCGTTTGTTTCAAGTGTAGCAAACTTTTAATCAGTAAAGAAAAATACAAGCAAGCGTTGAAATTAACTGGTGATAGTCGTTGGAAATATGTGTTTAGTTTAGCAAGTAAAATTAAGCGATGTGGTGAAGATACCGAAAACGGTTGTGGCTGCCTACAAGCAACACGAATTCGTAAAGAAGGTTTAGCAACTATTTTCGCGGAATGGAAAACGAAAGAAGAAGAGGTGGTTATTAAATTGACACCTGAAATGGTTATGAAAATATTTAAAAGAATATCTGATGAAGATGTGTCTTTTATGGGATTTAGTCCTGTATGGTCTCGTCCCGATTGGATGATATGTCAAGTCATGGCTGTGCCACCACCTGCGGTAAGACCATCGGTGAAACACGATGCGCAACAACGTAGTGAGGATGATTTAAGTCATATTTTAGTCAATATTATCAAAACCAACAAGACGTTACAGGAAAAATTACAAAACAATGCGCCGGAAAATATTATTGATGATTGGACGACCGTCTTACAATATTATGTTGCCACGCAAGTTGATAACAAAATTCCTGGTATTGCGTCGGTTGCTCAACGATCTGGGCGTCCTTTGAAATCCATTAAGGATCGTTTGAATGGAAAAGGTGGGCGTATGAGGGGAAACTTAATGGCAAAACGTGTTGATTTCAGTGCGCGTTCGGTTATCACTGCTGACCCGAATATTTCCATCCGCGAATTGGGCGTGCCCATGAAAATCGCGAAAAATATTACGAAACCCGTTGTCGTAAATAATGTGAATCGTGCGTTTCTAATGAAGCTTGTTCAAAATGGTCCAGATATTCATCCGGGTGCCAAAATTTTGGAGAAGAAAAATGGAGATTCCATTACATTACGATATGTTGACCGAAAGTCAATTGTCTTGGAAAACGGGGATATCGTCCATCGTCACATGATGGATGGTGACCCAGTGTTATTCAACAGACAACCTACTTTACATCGTATGTCAATGATGTGTCACATTGCGCGTATTATGAAGCGCGGTGATACTTTTAGAATGAATGTAGCAGATAGATTTTGTGTTTGCAACAGGGAGCATTAAAAGTGTGAAACTCCCTAGTCTCTTATGAGGCAAGATTTCTTGATGCGGGAAACCCCTTAGAGCCTTTACTACCACTTACTTGCGGAAACGCTTGTAAGGAACACGATTAATAGTCGTATCCAATGGTAATAATGTAAAGGATTGGGCAATCCGCAGTGTTACTTCCTAAATCCGTTATGGTAGGATATGGAAGGCATTCAGAGACTGAACGGAAATCGGTGAACTATGAAGGATTAGCCATCCGGAGTTTGCTTGAGATACAGTCCGACCCCTTGGGAAACCTTGGGGATACTTCGACAAAACCGTACAATGCCGATCAAATTTTTGTGACCATATAAGGTCACAAATCCGACGAGGTTGGCAAAAGGAGGCGTGAAAAGCGTTATACCTCCTAGTGAATAAATAAATAGATGAATGAGGAAAATAATAATTTTAAAATAATTTAAAAAGGTAACATATATTTATATATATGGAAGTAACAGATACTAAACCCTTAGAAAAATGTTGTTCAAAATGCGGTCTAATAAAATTAGAAGATAAGTTTATACCCAATAGAAATATATGCAAAGAATGTCGTAATTTAAAATGTAGGGAAAACTATAAAGTATTAGAAATTGATAATGATTTACAAATAAAGTGTAATCTTTGTGATAAAGAAAAATCAGTTTCATTATTTTATAAATGCCGTAAAATATGTAAAGATTGTCTTAATGAAAAACGACGAAATCATTATAATACTGATAATGAGCATCGTTTAAAATTAATTCAAAACGCATCTACATTTAAACATAATAAAGTTTTAGAACGACAAAAAAAGAAACTAGAAGAAATTGGCGAGGGTAATAAAAAATGTAGTTGTTGCGATGTCATTAAAGACAATAGTCGTTTTAGATACAATCGTTTAAAATGTAGAGATTGTGAAAGAGATGACCCAATGGATAAATTCAAGCGTAATGTAAGAAGTAGAATTTATATTGCTTTAAAAAAAGATAAGAAAATGAATACAATTAAGTATTTAGGTTGTAATTCAAATGATTATCTGAATTGGATTTTAAATTATAACGAAAACTATAATCTTGAAAATAGAGGAAAAGAATGGCATATCGACCATGTTATTCCAGTTTCAAAATTTGATTTAGATGATCCAGCACAACAATTAATAGCATTCAATTGGAGAAATACAATGCCTTTATCTCCTAAAGAAAACTTATCAAAAAATAGTAAAATATTAGTACCCCAAATTGAAGAACATTATAAAAAATTATTAGATTATCACAAAGAAAATGATATGGAAATACCTCAAGAATTTATTGATTTATTTGCGAAATACCTTGTTGCGGGAAACCCCTTAGAGCCTTCACTACCACTCACTTGCGGAAACGCTTATGAGGAACACGATTAATAGTCGTATCCAAAGGTAAAAATGTGAAGGATTGGGCAATCCGCAGTGTTACTTCCTAAGTCCGTTATGATAGGATATGGAAGGCATTCAGAGACTGAACGGGTGTTGGTCTTAAATGATGGTTTAATCAACCTGATAAGGCTTAAGATACAGTCCTTCCCCTTGGGAAACCTTGGGGGTTGTTGATTTTATGGTGTAAATTATGTTAGATAAAACTAAAAAATGACACCATAAATGATGCGAAAGTTCGACGGAGATGAAATGAATTTACACATGCCGCAAGATGCGGAATCGGACGCAGAATTGAAACATTTGGCAGCAGTGCCATATCAAATAATCAGTCCTGCGAACAACAAACCAATCATTGGTATCTTTCAAGATTCCATGCTTGGTTCAAATCGTTTCACAAGGGAAAGCATCAAGTTCACGCCACGCGAGGCGATGAATATATTAATGATGTTTCAACGCGTGAACGAATATGCGTTATTAGACAAGGGAGATATCATTACAAATTTTGATATATTATCCCAAATATTACCACCACTGACATTAGGTTTCAAGACCAAATTATTTGGAGACAAAGAGGATGCGAAAACATCGAATAATGTCTTGGAAATAAGAAACGGTCAATATATTCGTGGTCAAATGGAAAAGGATATTTTGGGCGGTGGCTCAAAGGGTCTTATCCATCGTATTTGTAATGATTTCGGTAATTTCGCTTCGGCAAATTTCATAGATGATTTACAAAATATCATTACCGAATACATGAAATCCAGTTCCTATAGTGTTGGTATTAGTGATTTGATATCTGATGAAAAAACAAATCAGGCAATTATTAAAGTCATTAGTGAGAAAAAGAATGATGTCAAGAGTTTGATTGACCAAACACAAATTGGTGTTTTTGAAAACAATACAGGTAAGACGAATCAAGAAGAATTCGAGACACAAGTCAATAATATACTGAATCAAGCATCCTCCGAGGCTGGTAAAATCGGTTTAAAATCATTGGATAAAGACAATCGTTTTGTCATCATGGTGAATGCCGGTTCCAAAGGCAGTGATTTAAATATTTCTCAAATGATTTCTTGTTTGGGACAACAAAACGTAGATGGTAAACGTATTCCTTACGGTTTTGAACACAGAACATTACCGCATTACACGAAATACGACGACACCCCAAGTGCTCGTGGTTTTGTTGAAAGTTCTTATATTAATGGTTTATCACCACAAGAATTGTTCTTTCACGCCATGGGTGGTCGTGTTGGTTTAATTGACACTGCGGTTAAGACGTCCACGACAGGTTATATTCAAAGAAGACTTATCAAAGGTTTGGAAGATCTTATGGTAAATTATGACATGACGGTTCGCACAAATAAAGGTAAAGTGGTTCAATTCTCTTATGGTGATGATAATATTGATCCAGTAAAGGTTGAAAACCAAGGAATACCTTTGGTGAATATGAGTATTCAAGATATTTATGCTCACTTTAATATTCCCGAGGACAAGGACAAAATGAAAACATTGTCGTCATTCTTTTTGAAAAATGTAATGACTCGTTATAAGAAACAAATGAAAGAAACCCAGGAAAAATGTAAGTTTTACACCGATTTCATGATTGAACAACGTGACGAAATCATCAAGAAAATATTCAAAAACAAGGGCGATAGTGTTGTAAGCACACCGGTGGCATTTGCTCATTTAATCAATAATGTTCAAGGACAACAGCAAATCAATGCGAATTCCATTGTTGATATTACACCCTTGGAAGCCTTTGAAATGATTGAAAACACTTATTCAAAGTTGGAAAAAATCCGTTGCGCACCACCAACCCTTTTATTCAAGACCCTGTTTTATTTCAATCTGTCACCAAAAGAATTATTGGTAGTGAAACGATTTAATCGCGCGGCATTAACCATATTACTTGAAGACATTCTGGTGAATTACAAGCGCGCAATTGTTGCTCCTGGTGAAATGGTAGGAATGATTGCGGCACAGAGCATTGGAGAGCCTACAACTCAGATGACCCTAAACTCTGTAACATATGAGACACCTATTATCGTAAGGAATCGTGAAGGAGAAATTCAAAAAGTCCAGATTGGTGATTTTATTGAAAAACACATTGCGTCACCAAAAAAGTTGGAATATTATGCGGATAAAGACACGACTTATGCTGAGGTGATGGATTACTTTGAAATTCCGTCATGTAATGAAGAAGGAGAAGTATTATGGAAACAAGTCGAAGCCGTTACAAGACACCCTGTCGTGAATAAAGATGGAACAAATACCATGTTGAAAATAACAACGACTGAAGAACGCGAAGTGATTGCTACAAAGGCAAAATCTTTCTTAAAACTGGTAAATGGAAAAATTGTTCCAGTAGATGGTGATTCATTAAAAGTAGGTGATTATTTACCAGTAAGTACCAAACAAATTGATTATAAGGAAAGTTTTGAATTGAATTTAAAAGAGATTCTTCCTCCAAATGAATATATATACACGAGTGAGGTTGACAAGGCAAAAGTAGTGATGGATGAATATCAATGGTGGTCAAAACATCAAGGAAAAACATTTACATTACCTTACGCACGAAGCGATAGTTTTGTCGCAAAAGTAAGTGAAAAATTAAGAAATGGTTGTAAAACAAAGACCACATTTACACCAGGTTGTGTTTATACCAAACAAACCAACATGTGTGATTATAAAATTCCCGAGGTCATTCCATTAGATTATAATTTTGGTTATTTAATTGGTGCTTATGCTTCGGAAGGTTGTATGACTAAATTCCAAGTATCTATTTCAAATAATGATGTAGAATATTTGAAACCAATACAAGAATTATGTGAAAAATGGAATATTAGTACAAAAATATATAAAAATGAAAATAAAAATCAGCAAGGATGGACATCACAAGATATTCGTATTTACAATACTGTATTGTGCCGAATCTTGGAATTATTTTGTGGAAAATTGAGTCATAACAAATTCATTTCAGACAAGATTATATTCTCTAACAAAGAGTGTTTACTTGGATTCTTAGATGCTTATATTGGTGGTGATGGGTGTGTTGATACCAGAGGAAAAACTATAAATATGTCATCTGTATCAAAAGAAATGTTGATTGATGTACAACAAATATTAAATAATTTAGGTATTTACAGTTACATTACAAAATATAAAAAACCAGAAACAAATAATCGTGGAAGCAAAGATATTAAACAATTATATAATTTATTTGTTAGAAATAAACAAGCATTGTTATTAGCGGAAAAATTAAATATTAAATTAAAATACAAACAAGATAAATTGACAGATATTTTGAACCATAATTATAAATATAATTACTGTAAAAGTTATGATAGTGTTCCAAATGATGTTGATGGAGAAGTCATATTTGAAAACCGTAATGGTCGTTATGAAAATATATTGTTTGACAAAATCAAAAGTATAGAAGAAGTTTCAAATACTACAAATTATGCGTTTGACCTAACCGTTGCGGACACAAGAAATTTTAACATATACAATGGTCTCGCGATTGTCGACACATTTCATTTTGCTGGTGTGTCGTCTAAATCTAACGTGACTCGTGGTGTGCCAAGAATAGAGGAAATATTATCTTTGTCACCTGAACCAAAAAATCCGTCATTAACCATTTACATGAAACCAGAAGAACAAACCGACCGAGAAAAAGCGCAATCCATTATGTATATGTTGGAACATACCAAGATGGAAGAAATCGTGAAATCCATTGATATTTGTTTTGATCCAGATGATTTAAATACACTGATTAGCGAGGACGAGACGACAATGGAACAATTTCAATCATTTGAACAAATGGTGGATGAATGTATGGAGAAATCGGTTGAACCAGAAACCAATGAAAAATCAAAATGGATTCTACGAATGGAAATGGATTCCGAAATCATGTTGGAGAAAAATATTACCATGGATGACGTGAATTTCACCTTGAAAAACAGTTATGGCGATGAGGTGGCATGCGTCTATTCGGATTATAATGCGGACAAATTAGTCTTTAGAATTCGTATGAATACAGTGGTTAACAAAGCAGAAAAAAATGGTATTGCTCCCATCGGACAAAATAAAAGCAAAGTCAATCCGCTTGACCAGTCTGACCAAATTTATATATTGAAGAATTTCCAAGACCAAATATTACACAATATAGTGATTCGCGGTGTTAAAAATATCAATAAGGTAATTCTTCGTAAGATCAAGGACAATTTGGTGGAAACATCGGGTGTATACAAGAAACAAGATATATGGGTCTTGGATACCATTGGAACAAATATCTTGGACGTATTGGCACTTGATTACATTGATGCGAAACGCACCTTTAGTAATGATATTGTTGAAATATACGAAATCTTTGGTATTGAGGCGGCACGACAAACCATATACAATGAATTGGCGGAAGTGATTGAATTTGATGGCACCTATATTAATTATCATCACATGGCAATGTTGTGCGATAGAATGACATTTACCAATAAGATGATCTCCATATTTAGACATGGTATTAACAATGATAATATTGGTCCAATTGCCAAGGCATCTTTTGAGGAAACACCTGAACAATTCTTGAAAGCGGCAAGACATGCGGAATTGGATATCATGCGCGGTGTATCGGCAAATGTAATGTGTGGTCAAGAAGGATTATATGGCACCAACGCATTCCAGGTGGTGCTTGATTTGGACGAAATGCGTAAATTGGAGGATACCATTCAGTATGAACAAGAGGATACCAACAAAATGATTGATGATGTCTTTGGTGGTATGGAAGATGAAGATGATAAATGTAGTAAAAATAAATTGGTTATTGAGAATAATGTAGTCAATATTAAAGCAAGTGATTTAGGCGGTGACGATGATTATAATCCAGGATTTTAGGTTCTAGGTTAAATTATATAAAAATATATAAATAATAAAAATATTGCGATTTTTATTATTTTTTACTGTAAAATTATAATGTTGAACGTCTCCTCATATTGGAATAATTCGGTTTATTGCGGGAAGAAAACCCTTTATTCGCATTATTTACAAACCGGAGACATAAATTTACAAAACAAGAAACTGTTTCGCCTATAAGATAACCCAATGACCATTCTATATTAGCACAACATTTTTCAGTATCGCAACATTTTTTTGTTCTTTTTAGTATTGGTGTTTTTTCTATTATTTTCATGTATATACAAAGTTCAACAATATAAATAATATAAATAATATAAATATATTAGAAATATAACTTTAATAATATATAATTATTTTGATTTTATTAACACATGCGTTCTTATTGTTCAATTATAAATAAATGCGTATCAAAAAAAGCATTTATAAATATTGATAAAAATACTGAAAAAGATAAATATCCATCATTGTTTTGTGAATTATTACGCGAAGTCTATATTATAGAATCGGAAAATATCATACAACAATGTGTTAATATTGAGTTTTATAGTAATGTAATAAGCATATATAGTGTTTTACTAAAAAAAGATTTAGATTATATAAGCTTTGTTAAATATAAATTCACTTTTTTGAAAAATGTATTGGAAAATATATTTCAAAGCGACAAAACAAAAGATTTATATTTCTCCTATTTTTCAAAAATTCAAAAAACACATTTCGCTTTTATGCGTTTTGTCCGACTCTATAAATACAAAAAAGCAGTGGTTCAAATATCAAGTGATTTATATATGAATGAACTGGATGAAAAACATCCGAATGTCTTTGTCTTGTTTCAAAACAATTGTAAATATTTATTTTCGGCAAGTGATTTGGTGAATATAATGAATAATAATTTATCAAATTCGTATTTATTTTTCAGTGAGCCATTGGTTCCAAAAAATCCGTATAATAATATAGCTCTTGACAAGGCAACCTTGTATAATATTTATTTTTTCATGAAAAATCGTCCCTTTGCGATGCCGGTTTTGTATCAACAGTTTTTCAATGTAAATTTTGATCTTGAAATATTCAGGGAAGATAATGAACAATTAATAAGAGAAGAATCAATCAAAAGATATGTATATTCAACAAGCCCAAATATATTATACAACACGGTTGTTTCTATGATTGAAACTTTGAAATCAAACAATCCAAAATATAAAATATTGTGTATTCACAAAAATTTCCCTAAAAACAAATTAGTGGAAATCATGAGACCCTATTTACATTTATATTATTTATCAAAATATTATGTTGTTGGCACTGAAAAAATAACAAATTCATATGAAATTTTGGTAAAAAAGTTTGATTTATTTATAAGATATAATCCATATTTTGGGAGAAAACTTTTTAAACGAGATGATAAAAATAAAGTGTTGATTGATAATTATGATGAGAATCATATGAATTTTTATAAAAAATATGATAAAAGTGTATTCAAAAAACTTCCAAGTATTAATCATGACGAAATGTTTGGCTATAGTGGTGAATTTGATACGGATGATTCTATTGGCACTACTATTCGTAACGATGCTACACCATCATTACATAACGCCGTACAGTATATTCGCTTTCACGGTGTTGCGAATGATAATCATCGCGATCACGATAACGATAACGAGCATGATTCAGAAAATGATTCTGAAGATGAAATCGTTGAAAATACCAGTGATTTTATAACGGAAAATGATACAAATAGTGACGATGATTTATAATAATTTATAATAAAACAAATATAAACAAAAAACGTTATTATAAATTATATTCTTTTATGAAAGTTTTACTAATTGGCTTCGGTTTTGTTGGAAAAGCCACTTATTTATTAAAAAATGCGGATGTTGAATTTTTCATCTACGATTGCGTTCCAGAATTATGTTCACCGCCTAATTTAGATTTGGACGAAACCGTAAAAATCGTAGATTTAGTTTTTATCTCATTGCCTACACCAACAAATATTGATGGTTCGTGTTATACAAATTTAATTGATACATATGTTAAACGTTTAAAACATGATTATATTATTATTCGTTCTACTGTTCCAATAGGTTATTGTGATTCACATAAAGTATTTTTTATGCCGGAGTTTTTAACCGAGCAAAACTGGAAGGAAGATTTTATCAATAACAAGCATTGGTTATTTGGAATTTATGAAAATTGTACATTTGATAAAGAAATGCAATTCCGTGTTTTGATTCGTCAGTTAATTGATCGTGCTTTTAAGCACAAGAGTATAAAATATGATGATGTTCAATTTGGGACAAATAAAGAAATGGAAATGAATAAATTAATAAGAAACACCTTTTTATCGACCAAAGTAGGGTATTTTAATGAGATTTATGATTTGGCGGATAAATTAGGTATTAATTACAATAGTGTCATCAATTATGTCAAATTAGATGATCGTATTGGTGTGAGTCATATGACTTGTCCTGGATATAATTATAAAAGAGGGTATGGAGGAACTTGTTTTCCCAAAGATACGAATTCAATGTATAGTCAATTAATACAAAATGGTATTCCATCATATATTTTACAGGCTAATTTGGATAGAAATGAAAATTACGACAGACCGGAACGAGATTGGTTACATGATATAAATCGCACAAATGTGAAGGACAATGCGTCGTCTTATATATTGGTGACCGGTGGTGCTGGGTTTTTAGGTCGTCATATTTGCAAGAAACTATTGGAAAATCCTGTGAACAAGGTCATTTGTATGGATAATTTGATTACTGGTAAAATGGCTAATATTGAGGAATTTGTAGGAAACCCAAATTTCAAATTTGTCAATTTTGACATTACAAATAAAATATTTTTACCCAAAGTAGATGAAATTTATCATTTGGCATGTATTGCGAGTCCAGATAAATACAAAGTTAATTCCATTGAAACACTCATGACTTCTTTTGTGGGAACCAAGAATGTCTTAGATTTGGCAAAAAAGCACGGGGCAAAGGTTTTATTTACCTCTACATCTGAAATTTATGGAGACCCATTGGTTCATCCACAACCTGAAGGCTATTATGGTAATGTCAATACTGTTGGAGAAAGAAGTTGTTATGACGAGGGAAAACGTGTAGCAGAGACATTACTTTACGAATATCGTAAAAAGTTTGACATGAATGTGAAAATTGTGCGTTTATTCAATACATACGGTCCATATATGGATTTAAATGATGGACGCGTGATTACAAATTTCATAAATCAAATCATGAAGAATGAAAATCTCAAAATATATGGAGACGGTTATCAAACCCGAAGTTTTTGTTATGTAGATGACCTTATTGAAGGGTTAATTTCCATGATGGCGAGTAACGAATACGGACCGGTGAATCTAGGTAATCCGAATTGTGAATTTACATTGAATGAATTGGTCAAAATTTTTGAGAAAGTAAGTGGCACAGAATTAAAAGTAGATTATTTACCACCAACCGAAAATGACCCAAAACAAAGAAAGCCAGATATTAGATTAGCGTGGGAAAAACTAGGATTCAAACCAGTGATTGACTTGGAAACGGGTATTCAAAAGACAATGGAATATTTTATGGAAACGTAAAAATTGATGTAAAATATAATATATATACACCTATTCTATATATTATAATTCATTTTCATTGTCGCTATCTTCTTCAATAACTAATTTGACCGTTGGTTTTTCTGCCCCCTTATTTTTTAAAGAATAATCCTTTTTATTGAATATATTTAAAAACTCGCTCATGGATTGTTTGTTGTCAAGTGCCTCATCTACGTTGTCGAGACCCTCGCCACGAAGAACACTTTTTTCCATAAAGATTTTACGATTATCATTTTGAACCAATTTATATGTCGTTGTTTTTTCACCGCGCGTCAATGGCGATGTTACAATGAAACAAAACTTGTCGTTTGTTTCACCGTATATTACATACGCATTATTGGTATATTTATTCTGACATATCGGTTTGGTAGAAATAAAAAATGAGGGAATCTTATATTTTTGTAAAATTAAACAAACATCCAAATTAGAAATGAAATAATCCCCATTATAAATAAAATTCGTAAAGGTAATTAATTTTTCTCTTACCTGTTGTACGAGTGTTTTTTTTCCTTCCAATGCCAATACATCTAATATTTTATTTTCATAATCGCCATTTTGTTTGAAATATGACGCATATTCATGTAATAAATCAAGTCTAATTTGATTTGTTGTCAAATTTTGTGATGTTGCTTTTTTAATGATATCTATCAATAAATAAAATCCGTTATCATAACTCAACTCGCTATATGAAGATGGGAATGATTTTTTCCACACCCCCGATGTTATTTTATCTTTCATTTTTGGCACATATTCAACCAATTCATTATCCGCATCTATATTTATATTTGTATCATTTAATTGTACTCTATTATCATATACTTGCGTCATTTGCGGTTCAACGGTATCATAATTATTATATTTTACATATTTATTTAAAACCGCTGGAACAAGAGTATCAAAATATTCACTGGTTAATAATGATTGTATCATGACTACTTCATTGTCGGTTAAATTATAACCTAAATTATTAAATGACAAATAGGTTTGAGGTTCAAACATGAATGATTTTATTCTATTATAACGAATAATTTCATCTGCCATTTTATCATAATAATACTCTTCATTATTATTGGAACTACTTATTAAATTATATTTGGGAATTACCAATTGACACGTATTTTGTTGTGTGTTTATTTTACATGAATTTTTCAATAAACATTTATTGGCAGCATTCATCATACAAGCGGATATATCCGAATTTTTATTTATTTTACCAATATCATAATCTTCAGTAAATATTACTTTGTCGCCAACAAGTTTTTTCAATTGGTCAGAAATACTATCCAGCTGATCATTATACAAGGCATATGGCGAGTTTGCCTCTTTTTCTATTTTCTCTCTTTGTTTGATATTTTTAAAATCATTTAACAAGATTCTAATTGTATTTCTAAAAGAATTATATAGATTTGTCTCCATTTTAATCCGCTGTATTGTTTCTATTCTATCCTCATCTACTTTTTCCGTTAATATTGTTTTATTGTCTATTTTATACTGGTCACTACCGTCAATAACCTTTAATGAATCATCATTCTCGCCTAATGTATCATCTAAAGAAACATATTTATTTATTCCGACAAAATTATTTGTTTCGGTTAATACACCAACTACCATTTTATTTTTATCAACTACTTTATAAATTGGATTACACAAAATTACCTTTTTACTAGACTTGTACACTTCTTTCAAAAAACGAATCGTATTTTTGTAATCGGTGAATACGTCTTTACTAACTAACGCAAATTCATAGTTATTGTTAATAGATGATGGATAACATGGTACAAAACCTACCGACTCATCATTATATGCGATTACACCAATTACTTTTCCTTCATAATTTATAATTTGTTTAATAATATTGTATTTTACTTTTTGTAAATTTGTGATTACATTATTCAGTAAATTTGCCCTTGAAAATTTATATTTTAAAGGCATACTATTCAAAGGTTTACACATGGTGTGAATATATGGTTTTATTATTTTTTTAAACAAGTTGCGGATATTTGCTGGTAATTCTGGATTCAATTCACTGAATTTTTTAATAATGGTGAGTTTCTTATTCACATTTTTATACGAATAGATAGGTTCATAATAATTACCACTTTTTACAATTAAATAGGTATACTTTCGGTGATCAAATATTTCAGTTGAATAATGATTTGTTGGACAAATTAAATTCACAGATTCAGTCGCATCATTTGTATCCACCTCTAATATGATTAAATTTATTCCCGCCGAAAATAGGTTAGGGTTGGGTTTACAAATAATGTCCCATAAGTAGGTGTAGTCAATATTCACAGTATTATCCATTAAAAACGCTTTAAAATTTTCAAAAGATGATACGATTTTGTAGAAAAACTCCAAATTATATTGAGTTGCTTGATAAATTTTGGAATCCATGTATTTTTCCAACAACTCATCTGTTACAACAGTGGGTTCAATATCAAAATCAATATATAGATTTCCGTTTTGATAAGTTAAAAAATCATCTATAGACAATGATGAAAGAATCATTTCTTTCATTTCTTTAATGGTTGGAATATTTTTTGAATCAATATAAAACATTATATCAGCAATACAAGCAATAAATGATTGGTTTTCACTGAATTCAACACCATGTCTCAATAAACAACTATGGAGATATCTCACGTTTTGTTTATTTTGATTTTGACATTTTGAATTATCCTCATGTAAAAAGTGTTGAATACTTATTGGTAAATATCCCCAACGACCTGGGTCTAAAGGCACTTTTTCTTGTCCCTTAATATAAAAATCTTCTTTTTCTTTTCCTGGACCACGTTTTAGAATTTGTTCATCAGATACTTGACTTTCGCTATAACTTGGTATTTGTAGTGTTTTTTCAACAATATTTTTTGTTACTTTTAAAACACTTCTTGCTTCTTCTTCCTTATCACTATCCATTTCTTCTGATTCGGAATCCGACTCTGGTATACTTTCTTCCATATCAACCTCTTGTTCCATTTGTTTCTCACATTTTACTTTTTTACCTATATGTTCTTTTGTATTCCACTTCTTAAAACAACAAGGAATACATAAATCGTCTGGATGTAATCCCTCCTTCATGAAACCGGGGTAATGTTGTATATATTTTTCTTGGGTTCCGTGTTCTTGTGGGTCAAAAAATTCATATATATATGCTCCCTTTGGCACTTTTGTGGCGTCTCTCGGAATAACTTCCCCACATGTTGGATGTTTTTTTACTATTTCTCCCCTTTCATTGCGCACCTCTTTCAGTTCAGACGGATCAATCGGAGTACCTGTTTTTAAACACCAGTAACGAGGACAAATATAATAATTGGGGTTTTTCGGGTCGCTTCCATATTTCAAAACGTCCTCGGGTTTCAAAAATCCAGGTTTGTTCTTATTGATTTTTTGAAATTCTTCTTTCGTAAGTAAAACAGGTTGTTTTCTCAAATTAGACGCACATGTTCGTGAATATGGTTTAAATTTACCCTGTTTTTTGGTTAAAAACAATGTTGGATCATATTGTTGTAATTTTTGTTCAAATATATTGGGGTTCTTTAAACTCATTCCGTCCAATTCAATTACATTTTTTTCAATATCTTCAATATCATCATCGTCAACACCAGGATAAAGTGGTTGACCAATGACAATTTTATTCTGCTCACCTGGTTCATCCTCAGGTATGTCAAAATCCAAAATGTCGCCTTCCTTAAATATTTCCGAAGACGAGGACTTTGACTTGGAACTACTTTGTCCTCCTGAAAAATTTTGTTCTTCTTCATCACCCGATTCACTATTATCACCATAAAACAAGTCAAATGCGGTCTTCATGCGTTCCTTTTTTTCTTCGTTTTGTCCTTCATCTTCTTCTTCATTAAAAGCGGTTATATATGGTTTATATTCAGTATCACCAACGGACGCGGATGATGATTTTGAACTGGCTGAACTTAAATCAAACATTTTTTGTTGGTCCATTTCTTCTTTTTCAAAATCTTTTAGAATAATTTCAGTTTTCAATTCATTGCCACTACAATTATTTTTAATTTGTTTTACAGGGTAATTGGTAGATTTCATATCTTGCGTTAACCGGATCAATGTATCCAAATATATTGGTATATTATTCAAATATTCAATGTTATTAATACCCTCTACCGAAATGGTAATCACACCAGTGTTTTTGTTCAGTAATATCCTTGTTTTAAAACCAGGGTTGATTTTAATCTCTATTTCTGACTTTCTAACTCCTTTCACAACTTCTAATTCATTTGCCACTTTCTGTAATAATTCTTTTGCGTCATTTTCAGACATTTTATAATTATCCATCAAACCTTCAATGATTTCAAGAAGGGTATATTTTTGTTTTTGTTTTTCAATAATAAACGCTTCTTGACTATTGGTTTTACTAAAATTGGATACTCTTTTGAATCGCATTTCAATACCAGTTTTTAAATTTGCGTTTTCAATCACAAAAATACTTGAAAGACATGCTTTTAATTTATCCAAATTAATGGATCGTTCAATTTCAATGGTGGTTTCATAATTGAGGTGTTTAATTTCCACATTTTGATTTGTAAAACTTTCAAAATAATTAATACTGTATCCGCTTTTTTCAATATATGTTTTCACATCGTCTATAATTGGGTTTACCATTTTTTTAATCAATGATTCAATATCTGCCATACTTGTTGCTTTTTCAAATTCGCCTTCTATAAAAACATTTCCATATTCATCAAATTCACACAACATAATATGTTGTTTTTTTCCGATTTTATATTCAATATATACCGTCACTGATTTTGTTTTTCCAATACTTTTCATTAATTTAAAAATAGTTGCTCTTGATAAATACGGTATTTTTCTACCGTCAATGCTTGTTTTATCAGTATACAAACGATAAATATTTTCCTGTTTTACAGATGGATTAAACTTGATCAAAGGTTTCATGATATCCGCATGAACCAGTTTAAATATTACATCTAAACGGATTTTTATATCATACGTCGGCTTTACCATCACTTTTATATAATGAATTCCAGCTGTTTTATAATTGAATTCCGTTGTTCTCTCTTTGTATATATCATAAAACATATCTACATTTTTAAAATTATCAAATACATCATCATCAAATAAATCTTTTGATTTATTTATCAACATTTCCCTTTTTGAATTTAATGTGTCGAGAGAAACAATGGCGTCTTTAAGTAGGTTTGGGTAATATATCTTAATCGCCGTTTCCTGGTTTAAACCGCGTGTTTTATTATATTCCAACACATCATTCGCAAGGCAGACATAAATGTTGTTATTGTATATGAATCCAGTATTCATTAATAAAAGAGTATTTAAAGACAACATGGATTTTCGCACTTGTTTTTCTATGGTATCATTGTATGATTCCACCGAGTATGGATTACCGATATAAGGATATTCATCCGCAATAAGTAAGTTTGATTGTCCTAAATTCCGGGTTATTAAAAAGGTTTGATCTGTTAAATCGAGAGAAAGTATGTCATCATATGTATAAGTGGATTTGTCTGGTATATCAAATTCAGTATTATCGACTATATTCAACAATACCAAATCTAATGTTTGTCTAGTGATTTCTTGTTTTTTCTCAGTTAATGCCGAATATATATTGGTCGGGTTCAACCTGGTTTCAACAAGTCCAAATAAATATAGTTCACTGAGAGAAATTGGAGATTTTTTGTATTTTTCATGGGATGTATTTAATTCATCGGTTACTTTTATTTTTATAGATAATATATTATCATCTGTATGTAATTGTTGAAATGAAAAATAGACTGGTATATTATCAGACATTATTTTCCTTAGCTCATCATCATTAAAAATATAGGATGATTTGTCAAAAAACAACTCATTTTTTGGGTCTTTTTTGAATAATTCTTCTAGATTTACATTATTTTTGTATACATTTCCGTAAAATACATGAATGGATTCTACTTTATTTTCAATATTTAATATATTTATCTTGTATATGGAATTTTGTTTTGGTGTTGCCATTATATTATATATATAAATAAAGTATTTTTTATTTATATAAATAGACTAATTATTATTCCTAGTTTCATTATACACGCGACTTTTTATTTTATTTATTTTTTTTCTAATTGTTTCACTAGAATATCCAAGTAAATCACCAATTTCTTTATCTGATCTTATTTTTTGAAAATAAAAATTATATTTATATTTTATTATTTTATTGTCTTCTTCATCCAAACGATTGATTATATTCCATAATTCTTGTAATTCCTTGTATTTATCTACCCATATATAACTATCTTTATGAGTGCTTACATACAATCCATCATAATAATCGTAATTACTCATAAACTTTGTATTTGTCATTTTTTTGTACAAGACTAAATTTTGGGTTCTCCATTGTTTATGGATTCTTTTTGAAATTGGTAATAATGTAAGTGGATGCATTTCTGACATGCCATAATATAATTCTCCTTTTATGTATATTGAGGCATATTTTGAAAATGAAACTGGCAATGAGCTATTATACCGTAGTATAGCATTTAATAATCCTCTTGAGGCATACAGTTTTAATTCATTCAAGGGAATATGACGGCATTTTTTATAATATGTTGTTTTGAAATCGTAAGCCATATTATACGCATAATGTTTATAGTGTTGAAATATGATTTCATTACATATATTTATCATGGTACTTGTGCTTTTTGGATGTTGTAAAATATGTTTGATATGATTCCACTGCGTTTGTGTAAGGTAATTGATACTTGTGACATTCGCAATACAGGATAAGAATAATATGAATAATATGAATAACATTTACATTCTTTATCAAATAATTTTTATATATATTTAAAATATACATTACAAATATCTACGATAAAAATTTATATAAAAACACACAAATATTAATGGTTTTTCCGAAGAATCTAAGTTCTAAAAAATTGTAATTTCAAGACTAAAGTGATTGGAAAAAGTAAAAATGGACATTTTTGGTATGTCCATTTTTCAAAAATGCCAGTATTTTGATGAAAATCACTGTTTTTTAGGTCGTTTTACAGCATAAAGCTCTCGTGGACTTTTCCTGGAAAAATGTGTGAGAGCATAATTTTGTGAGCATAAATTTTATATTTTTTAAGAAAAAGGGTTTAGGCTTTTTTCTTGTAGTATAATATACTACAAAATGACTACAATAAAGGCTCCTGAAAATGCCAAAAATGCCATAAAATATAATTGTGATTTTTGTGACTTTAATACGTGTAAAAAGAGTAATTATGATAAACACCTACTTACACCTAAACATGAAAAAAATTCAAAAATACTACAAATACTACAAAATACTACATACTTGGCTCCTGAAAATGCCGAAAATAAAAATTACAATTGTAATTGTGGTAAATCGTATAAACATCATTCAAGCTTATGGAATCATAAAAAAAATTGTTTTCAAACTACAGATAATAAGATTTTTACTGAAAAAAAGGAACCGGAAAAAGAAAAAGAACAAGAAATAGAATTACAAATAGACGATGAAGTCAACAACAATGAATTAGAAATAGATATGAAAACCACGATTGTTGAATTATTGAAACAAAACCAGGAATTCCAAAAGCAAATTATTGAATTGATGAAGGATAATATGGGCAACACAACAAATAATAATATTATCAATAACACAACAAATAACAAGTTCAACCTCAATGTATTCTTGAACGAAACATGTAAAGATGCGTTAAACCTAAGCGATTTCTTGGAATCACTCATTTTAACCCTAACCGACTTTGAAAATTTTGGACCTCTTGGCTATTGCGGAGGGATTAGTAATATTTTAGTCAAGGGATTAAATAAATTAGATATAAGCAAACGACCGATTCACTGTAGCGATTTAAAGCGCGAGGTGATTCATATTAAAAACAATGATGCTTGGCATAAAGACGAGGACAATGAGCAAATGATAAAAGCCATCAAGGCAATTGAAAACAAAAATATCAAGCAAATGTCGCTTTGGGCGAAAGCCAACCCAGAATACAAGGACCCAAATCATAAAAAGAGTGACTTGTATACCAAATTGATAGACCAGAGCTTGGGTGAAACTGATAAAGAAAAAGCCAGAAAGAATTATAATAAAATTATCCGAACGGTTGCTAAAGAAGTATTGGTGGATAAGACGTAATTTTTGTTTATTTTTATATTTGAAGAATGTAAAAATAAACCATGGTTTACAAGTCGTAATATGGGTTATCTGTAATTGTCATACCACAATATTGTTCTGGAGATTTTTTATAATCAACCGGTTTATAGATTCCTGCTTCTTTGGCATTTTCCAATACAAACTTGAAATTCTGCCAAAATTCCTGTTTATGTCCCACTGAGGTCGTCATAATATGAGACAATTCGTGTAACGCAACAAATGTCAATGTATTTAAATCAATCAACGTTGCGCTATTTTTTGTTCGGTTCAAACAAAATGCCAATTTTTCTCCTTTGTTTTCACTATAAGCAGTTAATTCACTAGTAGGTAGTGTTTCATTTATTTTTTTTGGATTAAAACCTTCTACTAATTTTTTCACTTTGGGATCATCCGGATATTTATCTTTCATAAATTTCACTAATTTTTTACATTTATTTGTCACATTTGCTAAAAGATCAGCCGCCTCATTCACTTTTGCCCGTTCTCTCACACAATATTTATTTCCATCAACCCCTGAAATGATACATTTCAAATTGAACACATCAGAATCATTATATATTTTTAAACAAATAAATAGAATAAAAAATATAAAAATGTATAAGAAAATACTATGTTTTTCTAATTTAAACATATGTATATGTATTATATAAATACTATTTTTATGATTTTATGATAATGATATTGAGAGAAAACTTTCTTCTCTCAATATCTTACTTTTAAATTATTAATTCGTCAAGAAATTTATTGCATATTGGTAGCACCAATTTCAAGAGGAGGTCTCATGAAATCTGGTTCAATTGTTGAAAGATTCCATGGTCCAACATATAATTGTGGATTTGGTGGTTCAGAACGGATTTGTAAATTGGCGTTTCTTAATGTTTGACCAATCGTATCAATACCAATATGGTAACCAGCCTTTAATAAATTAATATTGGCTAATTCACCCTTTCCAGAAGGATTTAATTGTGCCCATTCACTGTTGGTATCCTTTGGTAATAATTCAGAAGGATTTTGAATACTTTGTTGGGCACATGAGGTTGGGACACCAATGGAAGGAGTTGGTACACCATTTACGGATGAATACATTTCGTTACTACCTTCTTGTGCTGGAGTTGGACCAGATGGTTGTTGTTGAGGTCGTTCTTTACTGTTACCATATGCTTTTTTTGGTGACTCACCAAATTTTTCAGATCCAGATGATGACTTATTGGATAGATAGTTCGCAAATAAATGAACAGCATATGCTAATACTATAAGAATGACAATAGCGCCGACACCATGTTTTTTCCAAAATTCGTTCAAAAAAGAAAAAGGATTCTTCATTATATAAAATTAATGATAAAATATTTTTTTAAATACAGTTTAATTAGTTGAATTAAAATTTTGTAAATCATGAATTGTCCTTAATTATTCTTTTCGTTCTCATTTTAATTTTCATTATTAAAATATTCATTTTCATCATTTTCTAAATCTAATTCACTTTCTAAACTAATATCACTGTCGCTATCATCTTCTAAATCATCCAACATATAAGTTTTCTTAATATTCTTTGCTTCTAAATACGCAATAAGCATCTCTTTTTTTGCCTGTTTTGCCTTTTCTTTTGCTTTTTTATATATTTCATAATAAAACTCGTTTGGTTTTTTAAGTTTCATTGGTTCTAAAGTATCTATGTTGAAATTGATATCATTCATTTCCTTTAATTCGTCATTTTCTGTATCTCTATCTGGAAAAACAAAATGATCAATATCAATCTTTATATCATGATTTTGACTGGGTAATTCTTTTTCTTCTATGTTTACATCAACATTTGTTTCTTCTATTTTTTTTCCATATTCTTCTAAACCTGTTTCATCCTTTATACTTGAATGAATTTGCTCTTTTTTAACATCTTGAATAATGAACTTACTTGGTTCATTTTCTTCTAAAGATTCGTTTTCAATATTTGGTGTAAATTCTTCTAAAGAAGGTTCATCACTTGTATTTGTAGAAACAACAACTGATTCATTTTTTTCATTCATTTTTTCTTCCATTTTTCGGTCAACAATGGTCGGTTCAACAATACTTGGTTTATAAAAAACGGGTGTTTCTTCTAAATGAGTTATCTTGGTTTCAATCACTGGTTTCGCAGTAGAATTTCTTTTAATCAAACAACTTTCAAACATTTCATAAGTATTCAATACCATAGCCTGTTTCATTTCCAGCTCGATCTGAAAATTACGACTGGTGAATTTAATCCCCTGAATCTCAATGATTGAAATGATATTGGTATCACTCTTAATATCTTCTATATTTAATGGCACCTCGCTTTCATTGTATATTTTTACTAAAGGTATGTTTGTATTATAATTCATTTTTACATTCACCCGCATCAAGTAATATTTACCAGATTTATATATACGAAGAGCAGATGTAAATGCTGTCTCTATATCATTCATTTCTAATTTATTTTGAAACCATTCGTCACCTTTATCATGAATCAATTGTTGACATTTTGTTTCTAAATTTTCAACCCAGTTGATAAATTCTTCATTGGTATTGTCAAACATTAAATCGCAAAACATTTTTTTCCCATTCTTGACAAATCCTTGTTTAGTCAAAGATTTAGGTGTTTCTATGAAAAACGGCTTGTCTTTGTATAATATTTTAGTAAAATAAGCAGCTCCTTGAATGGTTGTTGGTTGTCCTAAAGAAATATTTGAAAAGACAAAATCTTTATTTGGCTCAAATATATGATTTTCCATTATGTATGTATTAGAAAAAATTACAAAAAGTAAAACGAAATGGAAACAAATGGGAAAAACGTAGTTTAAATGGGAAAAACATTAGTTTTTTTATATCTTGACAATTTATGAAAAATAGTATTATTAAAGAATGTTTAGAAATGTTGAAAAAAGAAAATATTAAATATGAAATACGGAATTTTTGTAAACCCATCATGGAACTTGTATTGTTTGAATTCAAACCCTACATTTATATCATTGTTTCTCTCATCATTCTTATTTTTATAATGATTTTAGTAATATTAATTTTACTTTTTCTAATTTTGCGTAATAACAATTTATTATCAAAATAATATCAAAATAATATCAAAATAATTATTATTTTCTTTTTTAAATATATAATGGCATCACGAAGAAGAAGAGGTCACAAAGGAAAACGTCATAATAAAAGTAGAAGAAGTCGCAGAATGTTACATGTTCCATCTAAACCAGGAGCCCGTTCCCAAGCAGGCGGAGCGGTAGCACCTTTAAATCCATCAACCTATGCTGCTGGTGGTAGTGAAGGCGCCGCACCATATGTTTTATCACAATATGGTAACGGAAATACCCAATGGGATAATGTTTTTAGAGGAAGTGGACCATCACCATATGGTAACCAACTTGTAAATTTACAACACCCAGGTGTTACATCACCAGCATCATTGTCCCCACCTCCTGCTGACACCACACCTCAAACACCTCCAGCAGCCACACAAAAGGGTGGTTCTAGACGAAGAAGAAAAGGCGGATTTATGGGAAGTGTATTAAGTCAAGCAGTCGTTCCTTTTGGATTATTGGCATTACAACAACATTATGGAAGACGCATGAAAAGTCGTAGAATGGGTCGTAAATAAACGCACTCCATTCCTATAATTACATATAAAATAATATAACATACTGTATCGTGTTATATTATTATGCGGTATTTGTATTATTCGTAATCATATTATTTTTATGGTAATAAAACCCCAGCATTTTCTTTATTCGTGGGACATATTTATTTTTGACATCAAAATTATCAACACTGTTGTAACGTTTATGGATCCCGTTGTCATATTCACGTTTACTACCAGTATCATCTGTTGGTAATTTTATTTTACGGTTCATATACGTTTCTTCGGATTGATAGATATGATGGGCAATATAAGCACCCACCTTGTAATATTCAGTGTGCCATTCATTGAAAAAAGGTTGATTTGTATTGTTTTTTAAATTTAAAGTCAGCATTCTTCTAGGAAATGCTAACACAAAATAATGCGGATTTGTTACATCAATAACGTATTCCGGGCGAACAAATGTTTTTACATGTTTGTCTAAATATAATTCAGATTTGGTATAATTTTCTAAAATAAGACCACGCGGTTCTTTAATATGATTATTTGTTCCAAACATTAACCAATTAATACTTAAAGAATGCGCAAAATTATAAGACTGTAGCAAATGTTTTACTCCCATGAATTTATTCAATACTAGGAATTCATCCGCGTCTAAATACAACATCCAATCATATCCGTGTTGTTTGGCTATAGTAACTGCACGTCTCATCAAAGGTAATTTCACTGGATTGTTCCACGCACCTCTTTCAATCACAACCCTTTTACTGAAATTATGAAATTCGTTTTTTAATGGGACAACTGATTTATGATCAAAAATATAAATCATATCGAAATTTAAAAGTAAATGATGAGAAACCCATTCTTTCATGTTTTTTTCATCTCTCACATTCGTAAAAAGAATCACCCGATTTGATTTGTTTTGTTTATTTGCTAAAATATTCTTTGGTGTGTAATTCATGCGTTTTGACAATAGCATTTTATTATATTATATAATATAAAATATATAAAAAATATATTATATAAAATTATGACGTCTAAAGAAAATTCAACCAATAAAACAAAAGAACATAATAAAAATCGCTTGAACCGGAGTGGTAGTTTAAATAAATATTTTTTTGGAACAGGGGAAGAGAGCGAAGAAAAAAAAGAAGAAAATCAAGAACTTCATGAAAATCATGCTGACAGTAACGATATTGAAGAATATATATCAATAAATATCGAAGAAAAAGATTTATTGTACCATTTTTTGGACGTTTCAAATAATGAGGTTACTTATTTAGAAAATTCAAATTATATACGAGATGAGATGAAATTTTTAAACAGTTTTTCTAAATTTTCAGAAACAATTAATGACGCATTTATTGGAAAACGAGCTTATAATTCAATTACCCTAGATTTAATTGCTCTTTATTTGAAAGGTCAAAAGATTTTATATGTAGAATCCAAAACGTATTGTGAACAATGTCTCTATTTTATAATGCTACCTACTATTTTTATATCATCCGCATGTACTGTTTTGAGTATTACTCTGGGTTTTTATGAATATGGTTCAACCATTGTTTCCGCATTAACTGCTTTCAATTCGTTTATGCTTGCATTAATCACTTATTTGAAATTAGATGCGAAAGCAGGGGCACACAAAACATCCGCCTATCAGTTTGATAAATTAGAAAGTACATGTGAATTTTTATCAGGCAAAGTATTATTGATGAGAGATGACAAATTAATAGAAGAAGTAAGTGATTTCGTAGAATCCGTACAAAAAAAAGTGGAAGAAATTAAAGATACAAATCAATTTATCATACCCGAAATAATACGTAGTCGTTATTCAAATATATATTCGCATAATGTATTTGCGATTGTAAAGAAATTTAGAACGAAATTTTTACTAGACAAGAATCGTCTTTTTTTGATTTACCAGGAAATCAATCGGCAACAACCGATGGTGAGAAAAGAATTGATTGAAGAAAAAAATAGAATATTATCCAATTTGATTAAATTCAGGGATATTGCTTTGGAAATAAATGAAAAAGTATACTTTGAAATAGAGTATTATAACAAAGCACGAAATAGTCGGACAAGTATGTGTATGTGGTTGAAAACTTGAAAACCCGTGAATAATTTTTTATTGAGTTATATAAAACATGTCATTTGAACAAAACATACAAAAATGGGTATCCTTGGATAATAAAATCAAAATTTTAAATGAGAATTTAAACCAATTGAGAGAACAGCGGGCGGAACTATCTAAATCTTTGTATAATTATGCTGAACGAAATAATTTAAACAATGCCAATATTCAAATCAGTGATGGTAAGTTGAAATTTGTGACAAGTAAACAATCTAATCCATTGAGTTTTAAATATGTTGAAAAGACTTTAGGGGAAATCATACCTAATGAAGAACAGGTTAAAAAAATTGTGAATTATTTGAAGGAACATCGTGAATTCAAGACGGTACAAGAATTGAAACGATTTTCAAATACAAACAATACAAACAATAGTACAAGTAGTCAAAATTAATGAAAACAAGAATTTTTACTTTAGTTTATTTCGCTAAAGTAAAAATAAAATTATATATACAATATGTATATACATTAATGAATCAATATATAATAACAGGTGGAGGTACGAATCACACTTATGGCGTATTACCGCCATTATTTCATGATCTTGGTGAATATTTTCATTCAATGAAAGGCGGTACTATTACAGATAGTGAACATATGAATCATGTTGCGGTTCCAATGAGTTTATTATCTGCCGGAGCGGTTCATAATAAGAAACGCGATTATGAGGAAATAAATGATGATGAAGTTATTAAAGACGAATTATATGACAAATTACTTGAATTGTTACAAGTGAAAAATAGTAAAAAAACAAGTAGAAAAAAACGGAAAACAATATCAACAGAAGTGAAAAAACGCAATAACACGCGCAAAAATATATAGATTCATCTCAGTCAGTGTAATCTAGTCCGTTGTTTCATAAAATCCCCTAGCGGATTCCCAGTGTTCACTGATTAACCCCTCACTAGTTAACTTGTGTAAGATGGATAAATAACTCCGACCATGTAGTTTTGCGATTTGTCTTATAGTCAATTCTTTTATTTCGTATTCATTATGAAGACGATTGATTTCATTCATACTCCATTTTTTGAAATGTCTTGTGATTTGTATTGGGTCGCTTATTATTTGCTCTTGTTTGGCAGTTAGCATATAATGTAAATAACACCGTTTTTCTTTAAATAATATTTTACTGAATAAAATATAAATAGAATATATATTTTATTTTTTGTTTATATCATAATTTACTAGTAGGACATTTGTTTATAACTCTCTTTCCTATTTGTGAAGCCATTTCTTTTTTTAATCAATTTCATAAACACGACAATTAAGGCAATAAATAGTATAAATAAAGTTATAAAAACCAAAATTTCTGAACCATTCATGATATATATTACAAGATTTTAATTTTATTAATTATTTATTCAATTTTTAACAATTGGGTAGAAGCCCATACTCCTAAATAATTCCACATATTATCAATAATATTTCCACCATTGTAAAACGCCCAGCGTAATGCTTTACATTGCGGGGATGACACCAGGAATGGCGACAATAAGTACCCTGTGATTCCAGTTGGAACACAATAATGGACATATAATTGGCACGATATGTAATGTATCGTAATCCATATGATATATACTTTGGATATGAAATACAACCATTTCAATGCTGGAATGATTGTATTTATTGCGCTCATAACATATTCATAAAATGTTTGAAATATACCCGTCACCTTGTGGTCGTCATTTTCTATAATTTCTATTGTTTTCGCTTCTTCAACTGTTTGTGTTTCTTGATTCGCAGACATGTTTTCTTTTTTGTTCTCTTGATGTTCGTTTTGTTTTTCTAAAACTCTTGATTTCGGCATAAATTTGATTACCTTTAATACAATCTAAAAAATATAAATCAATTTTTATTTAAACCCGACTCCAGCTGGTATAATTAAAAGGTGACACCAATATTTCATCTAATTTGGTTTTCCAGTAATTCACTCGGCGCTCCATTTCAAGATCTTTTTCGGTTTTTGGGTAAGGGGTACTCGTATTCATTAATTCCTCTTCTTCCTTGGTCATTTTTGGTTTATAACCATAACAATTCACACCATATTGGATTTCAGGATTTGCCATGTATCCACCATTTACACCTGGGCGTCCACAATCGTTTTCATGACCCTTAATCTTTTGTAATCCGTCATAGGTAGTTTGTTGAGTAGGGAAGAGCGCCATTTGACCTTCAGACCAACCATAATTACACCATTCAGCTCCACTATTGTATGCGTCTTCTACTTCACTATATGTCGCTAAACGCGCTCCCTGTGCTTGACACAAGGATTTCGCGTCATCATAATTAAAATAATTACCAGGAATATTAAATACTTCTTCCTTTAAAACTGGTTTTCTAATTCTTGGAAAACCTTTTTTATCACCTTCTTTTTTTTCTTTTTCTACCACCTTAACATCTAATTGCGGATTTTGACCAAATAAATCTTTAAATTTCGCAACAATATCAACCCCGAAATAGTATTGAACACCGTTAATAACTAGTAAAATAATGAAAATGACTATAATGAGTACAGTAAGGAAATTCGTAATAAATGAAGAAGAGGACGATGTTTTATTTGTCACGGTGCTTGACAATGATGCCGTACCTGGACCAGATGACGAATTAGAACCTAATCCAATTGAACTAAATATACCTTCTTCTAAAGAATTTGATGATGACCCAGATGAAGATGACATATTTGAATTACTATTAAATATACGTGAGTTATTATTTTTTCCTAAACTTAAAAAAAACACAAAATATAAAACAAACACCAAGGCAAATATACCAATGATAATTGGATTCATAAATAATGAATTTATATAATTATACATATTTTGTGGTTCAACGGTTGAACTTGTAGTTACCTCCATAATATTATTGAATAGTTTTTTTTCGGTAGAATAAACAATATGCTTTTGGAGTGATTAATTCATTTAAATTCGTAACTTCTGTAACAAATTGGTCGTTAAAATGATACCATTTTCCATTTGCGTTTTTTATAAACGCAGTGTAATGTCCACCTTGTGATACTCCGCTATGATTACATATACCGTATAAATCATAAATATAGGATTCCTTTTTATATCCAATCACATATTCATGTAAATCCAAATTTTCTAACGGAAATGATACTAAAATCTGATTTTTACGATTATTTGAATGAAAACGTTTGATATCAATGACTAAAATACTCGGCAAGCTCCAATATACAATTTCCCTTTGAACATTTTGTTTTGAATTTGTATTTTCATTATACCATGCGTTTTCTCCATCAAGTGTTTCGCCCTTCACATAATGGTTGAAACAGTCAATTAACGTAGGTGATTTTAATTCGGATGGTATTGACAAATCAATCATGAAAAACGGCTCAGGGGTACATGTTAAAATTTCTTCACTAGACAAATCCTTTATTTGAGACACATGTATACCATAAAACATGTTCCATATCTCGGAATATTCTTTAGAATACATATTTTTAATCATGTCAAAACATTGAACCGCCAATTTATCTGTTTTATTCACAACCTCGCCATTAATTGACATATTTACTTCCCTGGATAAACCAGTATGAAAACAATCTATAACAAATAATAAAAATTCAGGTAAATCATTTTGATTATAACCTGTAAAGATATCCATTTTTTTGATTTGTGCTAACTTTTGTATTGTTTTAATAAATTTTCCAGGGCTAACTACACAATTCGTTTCCCACATTAAAGCTCTTAAATTATCCCACTCAACTAACAATGCGGAATCATATATGTTTTTTAAACGCTTTTTATAATAAGCACCTTCTTCTTTTGTTAAAAACTCATTCAATTCATATGTATGCGATAATACTTGCATACACGAATTTATGAAACACGTGTTACCTAAATTCGTAAGACCTGATAGTCCTTTATTACTATAATTATTAAAATTCATTATTATTATTATTCACAATTATATATTAATATTAAAATACGTTTAAATGTATTTTTTTGTTATTTAATAATAAATGTCAGAAAGAGATTTTTATGGTAGAAGATTGAATCGGTTGAATTTATTAAATAATAATGACCGTTTTATATTGAATATTTACCTTGAAATGTATAATCAAACAATTCATGATATAAATATGATGTATCAAGATATTGATTTAATGTACGAAAACATAAGTGAATTGAGAAATATAATCAATAGTATAACGGGGGTTTCTGATGTAATTGATGAAAGAGACAGAGATAGAAATAGGGAACGTGTTAGAATTAGAAGTAGAAATGATGAAAGTGAAAATACACGACGACAAAGAAGAAGAACTGATAATAGTGAAACTTTATATGATAATATCCATGATATATTTCATAGTACGAATCGTCCGACTGGTTATAATAGAAGAACGACTACAATTCCAAATATATTTCAACATTTTTATGGACAACAAACAAATCATAGAACAAACGCACTACCCACAAGAGGTGGCGGGTTAGGTTTGGGTGATTTTTTATTGAATTTTTATGATACCGTGCCAGTCTATCCAACACGCGTTCAAATAAATAATGGAACACGCCGAGTATTATATTCAAATATTGAAAATCCATTGAATTCAAGTTGTCCTATAACATTGGAAAATTTTGATGACGCGGATAATGTTACACAAATTTTGGGATGTGGACATATATTCAACCATGAAAGTTTGAATTCCTGGTTTAGAAATCATGTAAGATGTCCTGTTTGTCGCTATGATATCCGAAACTATGTTCCAAGAAGTCAACCTCTTATTCAAGAAATAAATACTAGTAGACGAACATCTCCAGTTAGGGACCAAGACGGTGATAATGGAGAAGAAACTAAAGAAGAAAATAATAACGAAGAAACACCAGTGAATAATTCAATGGATGATACTCAATCATCTGGAGGAACAACGCTACATACCGCAACAAATGATGAAACGTCGGAACAACCAGATCCTCAGGGTGAACTTATGGATAATTTAACAAATATTACTGAAAATTTGATTCATACTTTATTAAATAATAATCGTCAATCAGGAACCTCGGGATTATATAATGAAATAGTATACAATTTACCCTATATTGATCCATCATCTAATGATATTGTATTTGAAGGATATATACAAAATAATTATAGAATGTAAAAATGTTCAAAGGTGTATGATAACATATTTTAATCGCATGTTATTATAATAGTGTTTTAATATAATTGTTTATATATTTTCCGAATTCGCAAACTCCAAACTCCGTGTAATGTCCCAAATTATCAGACATGACTTGTTCTTGTGTATATTCACCTAACGCATCACGGGGATTGATAAAAGGAATGTTGTATTTTTCGCAAATTTTGTCCAATAGACAAACTAAATTATTTCGCGATTCAATAAATTCGCCATTTAATTTTGAATTATAATGGGATACAATGACCACTTTTCTAGGATATAATATTTTTTGAATTTCTAGTATATCATTTTCTATCTCTTCGTCACTTTGGGTTTCAATTGTATAACTATCCAAAATATGTCTAGGGGTGTTATTATTAAAAATAGTCATTCGTTTATCAACACAAATATGATGTAAAATATAATTATTATGAATATATTTTTTTCTAGAACATATTTCAATAAAGAAAACCTTAGTATTATCAAATTTACATTTATAATGATTATCCATACGAATACCAATACTTTTATCAATCCCGGTTCTAAAACACAATGTATTGTACGGTGGCGGAATTGTGATTTCTCCTTTTAAAAAACGGATGAGTTGTAATACTTCCTTTGTACTATGAGTATAACTAATTAATTCATTCAAATTTGTATTATAATCTACTTTTTTGAAGCGACATGTTCCAAATATTGTAATCCAGGAGTTTTTTGCTATATGACTGTTATATTTTGATGTATTTTTTGATAAGTTAAAAACGTCGGGATTTTCTATAAAACGAAAATGTCGTTGACGTATACTTTCATTAAAATCTTTGTATATTTCTCCCAATTGTTTATATATACTCAAATCGTGTATGACATGTGTATATTTTAATCCAGGTACTACATGGAAATTTAATTCTAATTGTTCAAAAAATAATGTATTCATGAATATAACATCACATGTTGGTGAATTTTGGATATTTTTCGTTTCATTTGATATATCTAAACATTCAATTAAATATTTATTCATTATATAATTACCCGTATTCATTAGTATTGTATATTGAAAGTATTCACTTTTTGGAAAACAACCTTTTTTATATATAGAACCTTCTAATATTGAAAAATTAAGATTTGGTATATTTGGTAATGGTGATAATATTATATTTTTCTCGTGTTGTTGTATATTTGTTTGTATATAGTTTTTGGATGTAATAAAATAGTCTTCATCCGCAAAATTATCGGAATCAATTAGAGCAATCCATTCATTTCTCGCATAAGAACACGCGCATAATTTATTCATAAATGGTCCAATACGATGTTCATTTTTAAATAATTTTAATTTTGGGTTATTTTCTCCAAAATGTTTTGTAATTTTTTCAATATCGGAACCGTTTTCATCTGTTATAATAATTTCATCTATGAACTGGTTTTCTAAATATTTTGGTATATTATGGATTAAAAAGTCATCAAAACGATTCATTGTTGGTATACAAAGAGAGAACATTTTATATGTATAAGTATTTAATTTAATAAATATTTAAATACTTAAACTGAATATTTTATTATTGAATAATATGATTAACAATAGTTTGTTTTATTGTAAAAATAAAGATAATTACCCCCCATTTAAAAATGGTCTTTATCTGGAAGAATATTTTTTGGAGAATTTTATAAAAAATAAACCCCAATTAAAAAGGACGTATATACCTGCTCTTTGGACAAATTTTCAAATAGAAGATTGGTTTCATGAGAGAAAAGGGGAAATGCAATACGCCTTAAACAATTGGATATCAAATAATCCCCCCGGTGAAGAAGGATATTTTACAGTTGTTCAACATGATGATGGACCAAAACTTCAATTACCAGAAAATACGATTGTATATGGTGCGTGTTCTGGTAATATTCCCATTCCTTTAATTTATCAAGATGTGAATGATACGTTGTTGAAGATGAATAAAAAACCCTTTCATGAAAAAGAAATATTATGTTCTTTTGTGGGAAATAATACCAATTATGTAAGGCGACTTGTTTTGAATAGTAAAATATTAAATGAAACACCTGGTTTTAAAATTATAAATTCGGGGGGATGGTCCGCGGATGTGAATAGGGATTTACAACAGACTTTTATAGAGACTACGAACAATTCTAAATTCGCATTGGCACCTCGTGGATATGGACGAAGCTCATTTCGGTTTTTTGAATGTTTTTTACTTGGAACAATACCCGTCTATGTATGGGATGACGTGGAATGGTTACCCTTTAAAGACATCATTGATTATTCACGGTTATGTGTATCAATACATATATATGATCTCAATGACCTTGAAAAAATATTGTTATCCATTGGTGAAGAACAATACACAAGTATGTGGAATTATTACCATGAAGTGAAATATTTATTTGAATTAGAAGGGATGACGCATGAAATTATTAGACAGATGAGTATTTAATATTTAATAAATAAAACGTATGGAATAAAATACAAGGTAAAAATCAAATTGATGATATTCATATTGAAACTATAGGTGGCAAAATGTGATGCCAATAAAGAAGAAAAAATCATAATCATACTATCACCGATAATGGCTTTTTGTTTTATTTCAGTGGCATAATCCTTGAAAACATCCAGCATTGCGTTTATTCCACGAGGTACCCATGTGAAGAATTTATAAAAGAGAATATCATGTGTGATTTGAAGAAAAAGGGCTAATAAAATGAAGAGTATGAGAGAAAACTGGGAAAAGAAAAAAGGGTATAAGAAACGCGTTAAAATAATGACTAAAAATACAATAGTTACGTCGGCTAAAACAGCTGACAATTGGAATTTTTGATACCAAAAAGTGAGTTTTTTTGAACGAAAAAAATTGTGTAGAGTGAAAAAAATGATGAATGTTTCCACGAATAAAATACCATTTAAAATCGGTAAATAATCGGAAACGTTGTTGAAATTAGATATATCACTAAAAAGTTTCATTTGTTATATATATTTGTTGTGATTTTTATTTTTTGGATTTAGGGTAAAGAGAGAAATTTAAAATATAGGGATAATATATATTTTAAATTAAAATGAGTGATGATAATATGGAAATAGCGGCAGAAAATATACCAACACTATCAGATAATATAAATGAAAACGTAATAAATCCATCAAATAATACACAAGCTACCATACAGATTCAGCATATATATCAAATTACAGATACAGATATTTTAAAAAATATTGTAAAAGGGAATGTTGATAATGAATTAGGTGACGGAGATCATGATTTAGTTCGTAAAGGTGAGGAAACAAACCCGCTTATAATGTATTGTGAAAAAAATAAAGAAGGAAAATCATATATAAACGGGATTTTTGTTGATTTTAGTTTTAGTTATCAAGGATATAATAGATCACAAACAAAAATAGTTGAAGAAATGGAAAAAAATATTAAATCAAATACAGTAACACATAAGAATAGAACGATTACACACTTTGAAAGAACAATTGTAAATATTGAAAAATATATGATAAATTTACAGGAATATTTAAGTAGTTCTCAAGAAGATATTCATACTACCGGACCTATTTCAAATACTATTGTTGAAACACATAGAGGTCAAGAATGGGATAATCGTGTTTTTTTGGCTAAAATGTATAAAGCACAACTAACTACTACGTTTGATAATCCGGGACAACCTGATATAGGTATTGGAGGGATTTATAATAATGTGAGTGAATTAAATGCATATAAAAATGAATTAATACAACGTTTTAAAACTAGTCAAAAATATGATTTACCTTTATTGAGGTTTTATCCAAATTATTTACCAAATGCGTTTTCTATTTTTATCCGAAAAAATGAGGCTACTAAAATTGTTGATATAATCACGCCATATTTTCAAAATAAAATACCTCCAGTTGATATTCCAAACGAAGCGGAAAAAATAAAAACTTTTTTAAATAGATTAAATAGAGTAGGAGAAAACGACTTGTTATTATTACACATGTTTTCAAATGGAACAACTACATCATATTCTATACAATACGGACCAATTATTGCGAATGAGGTTACGTATCAATTATATGGTTATCCAAAAAGAGGTTGTATAAGAACAAATTTTGGTAATCCCAATATGGTATTTGAACATGGGATTGACCCTTTCATGAAAAACTGTCATATTTTATGGGGAAAAACGTGCGGAGACGGGGTATCAATTGAAGCCGCAAATATGTTATCTTATATAACCGGTGAAACAGTGAATGTATTGTCAATTGATGAATGTTGTAATTTAAGAGCATCTTTTATTACTGGTTTATCTACTTGTCAAAAACAATCTACATTCGCAGGGACTGGATTAGGATTTCTTTCTACCCACAGAAATGTGGAATTTTTTAAATCAACAAATATTGGAAAACCTGTTGAGGAAATATATAAAGATAAAATTTTAAAGATTACAAATCCACATGATTATTATGAGCAACAATTACAAAAATTATTTGATTTAATAAAAAATGAAAATTCACAAGAAAAAACAATTATAGATGAGTTTGTGAATAAATTTATAGAGAAAAAAAATGCGGTTCTTCTTCCACTTTTTAGTGATTTTAAAAATTTTATTAACAATAACGGTTTAAAACAAGATGGTAGTTTTGATAGTGATACATTTTACGATTTGGGAAAATTTAATATTCAAAATTATATTGCTGAAATAGATGAATATAGTTCATCATTTACTAAATTATTGAATGATTTTAATACTCGCTTTGAAAATATTTTCATGTATAATCCTCGTAAAACACCTGATAATAATGAATTTATAGTTCGTAATATTGAACTGGGGGTGCGTTTTATGTCGTCTATAGAAGAAAAACTGATTGAATGTGGAATGACTGGCGGAGATTTAGACGACCAGCGAAAACAAATTGTATTTACTTTTTTAAGCACATTAATGACTAGTATAGGTGAACAAAAAGTAAAAATATATTGCGTTCATTTATATAATAATATACTTGGGTTGTTTAATGATTATTTTAATGATTATTTTAATAATATACCTATTACAATAGATAATTCTATTGTTTCTATTGACAATAATAAATATAAAGAATTATTAGAATTATATGATAATATCGCAGGAATTGGACCAGAAGATACAATTCGTTATAAAAATAAGTGTATCATCAAAGAAAATATTAATTTATTAAAATTTATATTGAGACATCAAGAATTTATGATGAACCCAGAAAGTCCGTATAATATAACAAATGATAAAAAATTAATAAACTTAAAAATGAATACAAATACTAAATATTCTGTTTTGGGAAATAAACTACGAATTTATAAAACTTTTTATGAACAAACAAGACAGAAATTTGAGTCACCGACAAAAACCGCAGAAAAAAGAAAAAAAAATAGAGAAGATAGTAATAATAGTTCTACTGGAACATCACCAACCAAAGTAGCAAGGGGAATAAACGACGATATTGATAAAGAAGAAGAGAAGGGGGAACTAGATGGGCAAGTTGTTGATCTTTTTGGGTTTACTGGTATTCAGCAGGTAACCCCACGTGTAGGATTTAATGAAGATATTTTTGATGAAGATAATTTCAACAACGTATTCCGAGGTGTAGAGGATTGTGATGACACCGAAAATAACTTAGTAAGTGTAGGTCAGTGTAATGAGATGAACAATTGTGATGATCCAGACAATCTATTATTGGGCGTAACTAATTTTATTTCAAATATATCTACGCTATGTTATACTGCTTTCTCAAATATATTTAGTTTCACAAGTACCACTGTAACGGATTCAAACGAAGAAAGGTTGGAACAATTTGAAAAAAATCTTGAAGGTATTCAAAATCTAATGAATGAAAATGTTAAAAGCCAAAATAAATTAAAATTAAATGAATTAAATGTTATGACTTTACGTAGTGGAACTACAGTAGAATCACCGATTTACCAAGAAAAAATGGATAGATTAGAACAAGAAATGGATATATTAGAACAACAAATGGCTGAATTAAAACGTCAAGCAGAGGATATTGAAGTAGAAATTAATCAAATAATAGGAATACAACAACAACCACAAGAGAGTGCGACATCATCATCATTATCAAATGCGAACGTTACACCAGAAAAAGTTGGTTCATATTTTTCTTTCCTTTCGGGAAAAAAAGGAGGCAAAAAATCTCCAAAAAAACAAGTAATGACCCGCAGAAAAAACAAGAAGACATTTAAAAGAAAAACCATGAAGAAAAGAAAAATACCCAAAAGAAAGAATAAAACGCGACGACTACGCCAATGCAAATAACCAAGCGACGACTACTATTTTTTCTTAAAGAAACTCGTGACAACCGCGTTACCTTCTTTTTGATTATTGGATTCGCGTAGAAACTCATCAAACAAGAGCGCCTTGACTTCCTTGTTTTTCAAAGACTCTATTTTATCATCTAATTTCTCTGGGTCAACCGTTTTTTTTAATTTTTTGATTTCCATATTTAATTTATCTACTTTTCCTTTCTTTCCATCCATGATCCACATCTTTTCAAGAACCAGAGCAAACACTTGTTGGACGGGTTTCATGATTTGGTTCGTAATATAAAACGAATAATCTATTTTTATCTTGTTGTCACGGATAAAACTAGGTGTTTCTATTTTTTCACCTTGTAACGCTTTTTTGTCCGCATTGTGGATATATACAAAAGGAATTCGGTCACCCGGTCCTGGTTTATTCCCCGGATCTCGCGCAGTGATTCGGTCCGCCAACACTTTGTGCGCGATTTGTTGAGGATTTTTGTAACCACTGCGTAATGATTTGGTGATGATTAATTTTTCAATCGGGTATTTTTCTTCTACAATATTTTTCAAACAATGTCGCAAAAACTCTTTTGCCTTGACAATATCTTTTTCCTTCATCAAAATATCAATGATTCCACCATAAATATCCTTCACTATGGGCGCATTATCACGACGTTTCAAGACAATACCCATTTCCTTGCGCTTACCTTTATCAGGGTCGTGTTCATAGAGCATTCCGACATATCTCTTTTTGGATAACAAACAAAAGGGCATGAATGTTTTTTCATATTCTAAATCATGCGGACCTTTCAAAAACTTGGACGCCAAATGACCTGCCTCTTGGGCTAACTCAATCGTTATTTCCAACGCGTCTTTGCCACGAATAGGTTTTCCATCGGGCGTTTGTAGATTGAATGTAAAGAATACAGAATCCGTGTTATGAACAATCATATTTCCAATTCCTGCTGCGAAATGATGATTTTCGGTTGTCAAATCATATACATATCCTTCATATGGGATTTCTTTCATTGAAATAACCTGACAAGAGTGTAATAATGAAAGTTCGTCTGTAGTAATACATACCTCATCTTGAAAATACGATATGGCAAAATTTATATGACAACTATTCAAATAATTTGTGTAAAACGACGCATCAAGCATGGTTTTGAATAGTTTTGTTTTTGTAATATTCATATTTATAGGGTTTTCTTTTTGCTCCACTTTTTCTAAAAGTGGACAATGTAGTAATTCAGTGCCAACTTTTACATCTTTTGGAGATATTTCTTCACCTGAATTCAATATTAATGAATGGTCATCTGTAACATCTACCATTCCCGTATGTGTTAATATTCGCACCATTTTTTTATGAGGTGCTAATTTATGACGAATCACCCTTTGTAATTTGGTCCATCCTTTTTCCGTCCATGTTTGAATATCGTATAATTCACAAACTTCTTTTTCTTGTTTTCCAGGTTCTAAACATTGTGTCCATGTATTCTTTCCATATTTGTTTGCTAATTCTTCAATCGTGCAAATATCAAATGTTTCATTGGTCTTTATATACACAGGCGTGTAATTCGCAACACTGTCGCCGTATATATATTCCGCTTTGGTAAGCACGGGTCCATATTTTTCAGTTTGACAAATGGAATCGCCGTAGCATTCTTCTATGATTTTTTTGGCATACGTCAATAATAAACGACCCGTCGCAGTCGTAGAGGCTGCCACATCTTTCTCGTAAAAGGTACTCGTTTTCGCACCACATTGTCCATAAAGAGAATTCGCAGTTACCTTGTAACCAAGTTGTCTTTTATCCAAGACGTTTTTCATAAATTCATCTGTTTGTTGTGGAATCAGTTTTCGCGTTGATTTTCTTGCCGCCAACAATTCGTCCAAAATAGACGGCATAATGGCTCGCGTTCCATTGGGAAATTGCGCAAAACGGCAAATTTTATAACCGCATTTGATCTTTTCCGCTGCAGAGGTCGCCGATTTTCTTTCATACTTGTATGTATCATAGGTGATATTTACATATTCGTATTCCGCAAGGTTGTCATATATGAAATTTCCATCCGCATCTTGTTCGCCAGTGGTTTCAATCAAGTGACCATCTAAATCATATTCTTTGGTCCATACTTTACTGTCATGAGACAAGTTTTCACTCATCATGGACGACGGATACAGCGACGCATAATCCACGCATGCCACTGGATTGTCTAAATACAAGTCACATTTGGGATCCAACACAATCGCACCTTCGTATCCTTCGTCGCTTTCGGTTTTTTCCATCACTGGCATGAGCGTCTCTTTTTCCCGGCATTTTTTCGCCACATAACTGGTGAGTTTGATGCCTTGACCGCGCAAGATAAGGAAACTAATCGGCACACTACAAATTTTAGACATTTCAATATAACCGGTCATGACATCTACTTTGTTCATCAAATAATGGACCAAGTTACAATCCTGAATACAGTATTTCGCAATGATTGCGCGTTCATTCTGATCACCATTGGTCATCCTAAATATATCCTTTGGAGTGACGTCATCCTTGGCTAAACACCATCTCACCTTTTTTGTCATATCCGGATTGATCGCACCTCGTATTTCAAATTTCCCACTTGTCTTATCCACGTATGTCACCACGAATTTTTCACCGTCTTTATAATAATCAACGGAATGACCGATTTCCTCAAAATGAATATAACTACCGACCAATAATCCGGTTAAATTCGCACTTTGTATAACAGTTGTTTCGTCTCCCCTGGCGCATTCATATTTTTTCACATAATCACCGATAAAATGACCAGCAACATAATCTAATTTATACGATGTCAAGTTTTCTTCACGACGAAAGAAATTATACATATCCACTTGAATTCGTCCATTCATCTTGATATATTTCAAATCATGCTGACCACTTGCGATTTGAATACTACTTTCTTCTATTTTATATCGCCCGTCTTCCAAGGTGGCACATAATTCATCCGAATTTCTAGATAATCTCAAGAATTCGTCAGCACAATAATTTTCCTCGGCACGCCTTACCATGAACTCATAATCAAAACCAAATATGTTATAACCAATAATAATATCAGGATTTTCCTTTTGTATTAGATTTTTCCACGCTAAAAGCAACTCTTTTTCTGTTTTATAGGTTTCAATCACCGCATTGTCTACATTGGCACAAGTATTGACCACGGCACAATGATTCAGGTATGGTTCTTGGTCACCGTATTTTAAAAAGGTGGAACCTATAAAAGTCACACGGTCGCCTTGTAATTTGGGAAACGATGAATTCAAGGAAATATTTAATTCGGTTAATTTGGTTTCACGTGCGTATTTTTTATTTGTCAAAATCTCAATGACGGTGTCTTTTTTATCAACCTTTTCTTTTTTTGAATAATACGAATGATAGCCATACCCGGCGTCGTCTTCTTCTTCATTCATTTTCTCAAATATTTCCTCTATTTTCATTTGATTTTCAAGATCCACCTCACCACCATTCTCATCCAATTTACGCACCGGTGATACCAACCATTTTTCTATAAGTGTCTCAAGGATTTCTTGATTTTTCGGTGGACTTTTTGGATACACCAAATCAATTTCAATCATATGTTTGTATCCAAAAGCGGATAATACTATATTTCGCAATACGTCTTTACATTTATCTTTGGTTTCCAAACCTAGTGGGTTTGCTTCAAAATATTCAATGATATTGGTCGCCAATTTTTTATACGATTTGACCGGCACTGGGAAATCACCGTGACTACTACTGGCTTCAATATCAAAACTACATATCTTGTAAGGGACACGGTCCTCACAAATATTTAAAGGAATAATATGCGTATAACTAATACGGAATTCATACGTACACGATGTTTTTTTGTCGTTATTGATTTGAATGGTTTTTTTGTTTGGTAAGGCAATCCAACCAGATGGACTAATATCCATAATATGAAAGAAACGCAACAATGGGGGAATATTTGCCTCATACAATTGGGTCTTGGTCTTTCCATATAACCATCCACCTTGAATCAGTTTGCGGTCTTTTCCATACCATAAATTTTTTACCTTGTTGTAAGCAGGCATATTGTCAAATTTGAAACAAATAAATTTATGTTGTTTTCCACCATCAAATCCGTATAATTTTTTTTTCTTGACGAATTTACAATCGCAAATGGAGTTTTCATAATATTTTCCGATTTTCTTTTTGATTTCGTCCAGAAAGTTTGCTTTGATTTGAGTTGTCCAAAAATCATCAACTTTTACATAAAAGAATGGTTTAAAATCCTCAACAATAATAGAGCATGTTTCGCCCTTTTTGTTAATACCGAACATTTGAATCAAGAATGCTTGAGAATCAATACGGGGGGATTTATAATCTGGTTCTTCCTCACTACCAGAGGATGATGATGCTGATTTTAAAATATTAATGTTAAAGTCAAATAAGCGAAAGGATTTATCCATTTTGTTTTGTCTGTTTACTATACTATAAAGAGTTGTGTTTATTTCCTTTCAATTTTAAAATTCATATTTTAGTTTTTTAATTTACACCCAATTTATTGGAAAAATCAAATTTTACAAATTCGTTTAAAAGATAATTAAATTAGTTTATTTATTATTATATAATACAAAATGTTAAATAATTTTGTTGGAAAAGCATATCGTTTAGCAGATAATTGGTTTAGAAATATTAATCAAAATGATTATAATGATAAACCGATAAATTATTTAGAAATAGGTGCTTTTTATGGTGCGAATATTATATCTGTCGCAAATACATATGGAATACATAAAGATAGTAAATTATATTGTATAGATCCGTGGGAGGATTATGATGAATATCTAGAATATAAAAATGAACAATCATCAATTTATAATTCATTTATTTCTAATATTGAAAATTCTGGAGTAAAAGATAAAATAATTATTAACAGAGGATATTCTAATGTAGAAATACCAAAACTTCAAGACGAGTTTTTTGATATTATTTATATTGATGGAAATCACGAACCTGAATATGTATTAGAAGATGCTGTTTTAAGTTTTCGAAAATTAAAAAAGGGAGGTATAATGATATTTGATGATTATGGTTGGGGTGGTCCAGATTTAACACAAAAGGGTATAGATGGATTTTTATCTGGTTATCATAAAAGAATAAAATATTTGGGTGAAATGGTAACACAAGTATTTATACAAAAAATAAAGTAATTTTTGATAATTTTTAAATATAAATGTAGTAATTTTTAAAAATTATTTGTGTTTTCTGCGACTACTACGTTTACGACCATATTTACAATGTTGTCTTTGAGAAAATCCGCGCGGTCGCTTACAATTAATACTTCTTTTGTATTTTAATGACCATTTTCCTCCTCGTTGTTTCATTTCAAAAAATAATTATTTTACTTTTTTAATTATTCTATGTTCATATCCATATGATTGAAGTAAATTTAATTCAATGTAATTACCAGTAGAAATATATAAATCTATATATTTACCTATACTTGGATCATTTGAATCATCTATTATAACAATTCCATTTATTTTTACAAGTATATCAGTATTTTTCATATCATGAGATATACAATGTTCGCTATGACCACCATCAACATGAACTACATCATATTTACCAATTAATTCTTGATGGTTGTTTATCCATTCTGGCATAATAATAGTTGAATCTCCCTCAACATACTCAAAATTTACATGTGAAAACTTTGATTTAATGTATTCAAAAGCAGGTTTAGTATATTTATGAAGACCTATATCAAAAATAGTAAAATTTAACGGTGTCTTTTCTCTTCCTAATAACATTAACATTGTTGAATGACCAGCATTAAAACCAATTTCACAAATATTTGTAACTGCTTGTTTTCCACACCAAAATAAATTTAGTTGTTTTGAATATAATTCGGGAAATACATTTAATGTAGTATGATAATAAAAACAGTTTCCTTCCAAAGAAACATTACTATCAATAACGATATTTTTTAAATCTTCTAAATACATTTTTTTTTCATCATTTTTACTTTCGTAATCAGCTTTTATAAAATCCATTATAAAAAATAATAATATTACAAAATAAGAATTCAAACGAATAAAACATCGTTTCGCACATTTATAAACATGTAATTTATTTGTGTTTTCTTTTTTATGTTTTTCTGCGACTACTACGTTTACGACCATATTTACAATGTTGTCTTTGAGAAAATCCGCGCGGTCGCTTACAATTAATACTTCTTTTGTATTTTAATGACCATTTTCCTCCTCGTTGTTTTCTTTTATTTTTGCGTGTTCGCATAGGTTGCTTTTTAACACCCTTTTTTTTAGAAATCTTGTCTTCAATCCAGTCAACAAAAGAATCTGTGGAACGGTCTTTTATTCCACTTTGTGAATTCCAGTCTTCAAATTCTTCCACCTGGTCGTTGGAAACATGTCTTAAAGAAGGAAAGCCTGCTGGTTCACTTCCCATATTTTGTAATAAAGGAAATAAATCTTTATTAATACGCACAGTCACTACATCATCACTATGTTTTAAATGGTCTTTCAATTTGTCTGAATTAGGTATATTATCCCATTGTGGTATAGTAGAATGACATGGACCACAACCGTCCATATACACAAATAAAAAAATATTTTTACCATCTTTTAAAAGACGATTGATTTCATCAATAACAGGTTGTTTGTTTTCATTTTGATTATCTTGAATGATTAAAGATTTCATAATAATATATAATATATATTAATAGAATATTATTATTCAACAAGAAAAATTATTTTTATAAATAATATATATGTTGGTTATTATTCTTATAATTATAGTATTTTTAGCAGGAATGTATTTTTGTATGAAATATAGTCCAGAGAGAATATATCAAGAAGGGTTTGAAAGTAACGCAATCAAAAATCCTAGATGTCCTAATATATTAATACAAAATGGCTCAAAAATATATTTATATAATTCAAAATTGGCAAAAATACCAGGAGTCAATCCACTTCAGTTTGATAATTTAGAAGAATATACAGAATTTATGGAATGGCAACGTAGTCAAGGTATAAGGTGTCCTATTTTGTTTTTACAGAAAACATACGACACTCAAGGTGAATCTGTATATAAAGTTCGTCCCAGTGTTACCGAGCCTCAAGGTGGATTACCACCGGCAATTGTAAATAACCAGTCGCCATATAAAGATCCAAATCCAACGAAATTAATAGATGCTGGGCGTAATGATCCACCTTATAATATGAATTCCATGCCTTCCTATGATCAATCTAGTTTTTACGTTGGTGCGACAACCCCTTTAGACAAAATGGACGAGACACAAGATGGATTATTGTATAGTCCAAATGCGATGGACCCTAATTGGGGGGGTGCCAAATTTACGCAAGCATTGGTTGATCGTGGTTATTATGCCGATAATGAAGTAGCAATTCGAGTAGCTTAACCCAGTAAACAAAAAAATGTTATGTGAACAGATGTCATTTCACATAATATTTATACTTATACCGAATCCACAAATTTCATGATTCCGTTTAAGGATGTTTTAGATGCGCTTAATTTATTAATGTTATCTAATACCATAATGTTTGCGTTTTTGGATTCTTCACTATCGTCTGTTTTTAATTTCAATAAATTTTCCAACATTAAATAGCTAACATACTCGTCTGTGTTAATAACAAGGTTTTCATAGTTTTTTCTGTATTTTTTAATTAAAAATGTATCTTGCATTTTAATGGTTTGTTCTCCAATTGCGTTTGCGACATTTCCAGATGACCCCGCTACACCCGCATTCGTACTGGGTTCACCACTTTCAGTTGTTTTACTAGTTGTATCGGTCATTTTTACAAAACCTTCTAGTAAATTATTTTGAATTTTTAAGGCACCTGTAGCGAAATAATAAAATAAAGTCAATACTACTAAAAAACCAATTATTTTTAACCAATGATCCCCACTACCGTCCATTTATATATATCTATATATTTAACATAATAAAATTTTAACATAATAATTTTAACATAATAAAAATTTCTTAATATTTTGAATGACTGTTTTATTTATTTTTCTGGTTTGATTTTTAGAATTTACATAAGATACCTCATTTAAACAATCATTGTTTTCGTGTAATTTATTCAATAAATTCGGTAAAGTTTGGAATTCTTTTAAAATGGCAATGGCACTTACAGAGCTTATTCCTGGTATTTGACACAACATGATTTCCCCAATGTTTTGTGGAGTAACATTTTCTTTCTTAACCTTTTTAATAACCGCGCAGTAATCCTTTTCATTTGCTTCAGTTTCATTGTTTTCAACAACCACAATATTTTGTTCAGTGGTAGTAGGTGTTTCATGAATTACAACATCTGCTTGTTCAACACCTGACTCACATAATGGTTTTGACACAGGTTCAGCTAATGTCTCTGTTTTATTTTTGTAATAAGGTTTTTTGTTTTCATTATCACATTTATTCATTTTATATGCCATGTTACAAATCACTAAAGAAGTTTCATCAATTGTAAATGTTCTTAATACAGAAAATCCTTTATAATGATTCAAAGAAAACATGGCAGAATACAAAGAAATTTTGTCAATTCGGTCTTTGAATAAAAATTTACTATTTAAATCACCCTCAATCAAATATATAATATTATGGTTGCTGAATGGCGAACCGTTTAAACGATACGATTGCTCCTCGTATCTACCGTCTTTTATACTGGATGATAAATCACGAATACTTTTTCTCTCTATAATCAATCTTTCAACATTGTTTTCATCACAAATAATTACGTCACCTAATGGCAAGTTTTCACTTACAATAGTGATGTTTTTATAGGATGGACTAATTTCTAAATAGTATTTGATTAATTTAAACATTTCTTGTTCACGGATGTCGACTTTAATGATCATTCTTTACACAATAATATAATTACTAATTTAGTTATTAAATTATTTTTTTACTAAATGTATTATTTTTCCTAAATGAAACGAATTTGTAATATCTCAAATAAAAACGAAATTACATTATACCACGTCTGGCATATACTTGGTATCTTGTACCTTGTACTGGACGTCTGGTAGTATTGAGTAGCGCGAATGTTACAGATGGTATTCTTTGTGGAGCACGTTTTAAGTAGTTGCCCATGTTACCTTGTTGCCAAGTAGTACCAAAAACGACAATACCTGCCTTTTTGTTACCACCTAATGAACCACCACTTTGTTCGGTTCTTGATGCGATAGTATTAGTATATGGGTTCGATTGAACAAACATTCCAACTGGCATATTTATATATACCTTAAATATTATATTTTTTCAAAGAATGAATATTATATAAAAATATTAAATTATGATAAATTATTTGATATTTTTATTTACTATTTTTATAACGATGAGAGAAAGTAAGTTTCCTAAAATAAAACATATATTAAAACAATATAAACAAATAGTAGTATTACATATATAGTTTATTCACTTTGTTACAGCATAATGAACCAAGACGAGAAAAATATAATACGCGACGATGATATTGTTAAAGGAGAAGATGGTTTAATATTTAACCCATACAATCCTGCGAATGTGGAGATTACATTGAGCGAAGTTCAATCTATTCTCACTAAATATGGTGTTCCCAATATTGTTCACAACTTGAACTTGTATAAACGCGCTTTTGTTCACCGGTCTTATACCAAACGACCTCATATTGAAAACGCGTCTCAAAATATTACGATCGTGGATAGACCGCCTGATTGTATGCCATTAAAAACAAAATCAAATGAAAATTTGGAGTTTTTGGGCGATGGTGTATTGGAATTAGTCACTAAATATTATTTATACCGCAGATTTCCCAAGGAAAACGAGGGGTTTATGACGGAAAAGAAAATCGCGATTGTCAAGAATGAGGCAATTGGGAAGATCGCGTTAGAAATGAAACTACACAACTGGTTGATTCTTTCTAAACACGCAGAGGAAAAGAAAATCCGCACGAATTTAAAGAAACTGGGATGTCTTTTTGAGGCGTTTTTGGGTGCACTGTTTTTGGATTTCAACAAGATAGATGTCAAGGATGACGAAGGGTGGTTTAAAAATATATTTGTCACTGGACCTGGATTTCAAATCGCACAAAAATTCGTGGAAAATGTCTTTGAAAAACATATTGACTGGATTGCCTTGATTCAAAATGACGACAATTACAAGAACATCTTACAGGTGAAAATCCAAAAGGAATTCAAGGTAACCCCGCATTATTTGGAAATAGAACATGATGTGGACAATGGATATAAAATGGGTGTTTATTTGTGCGTTGGACAACAAGTCTATAATTGTAGTCAAACAGAGGCATTACATATTGACGAATTGAAAAATTTTGGAGCGATTCGTGAATATATTGAGAAAAACGAGGGAAAAATATTTTTATTCCTGGGTGAGGGACAACATAAAATCAAACGCAAGGCTGAGCAAATCGCATGTAATGAGGCGATTCAAAAGTTGGATTTATATTCATCTGTGTAATTTAATTATTTTTTAGATGTTCTTTCTCTTATTCCTTTTTTCATTTGTAAAACATAATTATGTAGTAATGCGTCGATCCCGGCTTTATCCAACAAATAACCTTCTTTATCATAGATATTTTTAGAACCAGGTGGTTCATTTTTGTTTTTGTATATACCTAATTTACCTAATTTATCAACTATCAAATCGTCTGGGTCAATAAAGGGGGTTTCTTTATATTTTTTTTCTAACATTTTTATGTCCTCTTCAGTGAATAATTTTCCTTTTTTATCATATATTCTGTTTGTATTGGGTAAAGTATATAGTTGTATTCCATATTTTGCGTATTTTATACCTTTTTCGGGTAATAATATTTCTTTAATGTAATCATCATATCTTAAAGGAGGAGGTATATCTTTGCCCATTGGATAATTTTTAACATAATCATTGTATTGTTTTTTTTCATATATAATTTCTGGTTCATTTGCGATTTCAGATTTCAATAGATTTTCTGATGATATTTTTTTCTGCTCTTCACCTGGAATAAATATGGATGATTTCACTTTTTGAAAAACAACTGGTGTGCTTGTATTTCTTGGCGAAGGTTGAGAATATGGTGGTGGCTGTGGCAATTCTTGTAATAAATTCAATGTATTATTTATACTTGGAGTATTTGTTCTAGAAAAAGATGATGGTATAGGTGTGCCTTGTTGTATAGGTGTGCCTTGTTGTATAGGTGTGCCGGATTCTAAATCCAATTCATCTAGAGAAAATGATGATACAATAGGCTTGGGAGTATTATTTATACCACTTTCAATATCATCCTGGGAAATTGGTCTAAACGCAGAATTTTTACTAGTAGCAAATGTATTTTTCATACCACCTTTTTTCCACTGTTTTCTAGATTTCCTACTTTTTTTGGATACTTTATGTTTTTTCATAGATTTGGTTCTACTATTTTTTTTTTTGTATTTTCTAGTTAATTTTACCATATATATTAATTATAAAATAATTTAAAACACTAAATTAAAAAACTTATATTTATATATAAGTATGAGTGATGATATAAAGAATGATGGAAGAAAAAATCCTTTAGAGAGAATTACCGATACTTTAAGAGTAAAACCAATCGTCACTGAACTTGATGAAAATAGAACTATCAAAATAGTGATTCCTAAAAAAGAAAAAAAAGATAAAACCGGACAGAAACGAAAAATAGAATTTGCGGATGACCGTAAATTAAATGCTGATTTTGATATTGAAAAATTACGCACCGAATTGGCAACGAATAAATTAGGTAAAGTTACTGTAAAAGATACGGTGAAATTGGCTGAGCGTAAAGTTTCACCCATGACTGAGAAAAAGGAACCAGAACCCGAAACCGCTGTTGAAATAAAAACAACAAAGGTCAAGAAAACGACTAAACCCAAGTTGACATTGGTTGAGGAAGAAGAAGACGAAACCGTGTATGTTCATGAAAAGAAACCCGAAAAAGGAATTGTTCTTGATACTGAGGAAAGACCGACTGAGCGAAAAACACAAAAACCACCTAAAGGTGAAAGAGTATTAACCGAAAAAGAAATGGAACTCCTGGATAATGCCAAAATGGTAGAACGATTACCACCGCCAAAACAACATGTGGATATTAAGGTTTCCAGTTATTACATGAATAATCGTGAAATATTTGTAAATTTTATTAATTCACTGTTTCAACCATATCGTGATCAAATCATCAACGACACGACTCCAATTACTTGTGAAAGTATGAATCAAAAAACCACCAGTGAAATTGCCCTATTGACTCACCAAAAATTAGTAAGGGATTACATGAATATGTATACGCCTTATCGCGGGTTACTGGTGCTCCATGGATTAGGTAGTGGTAAATGTCAAAAAAAAGATACACCAATTATTATGTATAATGGTGAAATCAAAATGGTTCAAGATATAAAAGTTGGGGATTTACTAATGGGAGATGATTCAACTCCAAGAAGGGTTTTTTCTTTAGCACGAGGAAAAGATAAAATGTATGAAATTATACCAATAAAAGGAGAAAAATATACAGTGAATCAAGAACATATTATGTGTTTAAAAGCAAGTGGATTTCCAAAAATTACTTGTAATAATAATTCAAGGAATACAAATTACAACATACAATGGATAGAAAATAACAGTTTTTGTTCCAAAACTTTTACATTTCAACATAAAAATAAAAACCAAGAAGAAATGAAAAAAAATGCCTATGATTTTTTTGAAGAAATTAAAAATAATAAAAATACTAGTAAAAATATTATTGAAATTTCTGTAAAAGATTATTTAGAATTATCTAATAAATCAAAAGGTTTTTTAAAAGCATATAGAGTTCCAATTGAATTTCCTGAAAAAGAATTGCCTATAGACCCATATATGATTGGTTATTGGCTAGGAGATGGAAGTAGTGCGGGTTCAGCATTTACAAGTCAAGATTCATCGGTTTTATATTATTTTAATAAAAATTTGAATAAATATGATTTATCATTAAATCACCATAATAACTATACTTATGGTATTACTGGAAATGGTAAAAAAAATAATAATGTCTTTTTAAATACCCTAAAAGAACTGAATATGATAAATAATAAACACATTCCACTTTTGTATAAATGTAATAGTAGGGAAAATCGTTTGAAATTATTGGCAGGATTAATTGATAGTGATGGGCATTTGGGAAAAAATGGATGTTTTGAATTTACTCAAAAAAATGAAATATTAATGGATGATGTAGTATATTTAGCCCGAAGTCTTGGATTTGCTTGTTATAAAAAATTAAAAAATACTAGTTGGACAAGTAATGGAATTAAGAAAAACGGAAACGCGTGGAGAATACAAATAACTGGTACAGGTATTGAAACTATTCCAACATTAATTCCAAGAAAAAGATCTAGTGAAAGAAAACAAATTAAAGATGCGTTAGTTACCGGAATTAAATTAAAATATGTTGGTGAAGATGAATATTATGGTTTTATGTTAGATGGTAATTCTAGATATTTATTTGGTGATTTTACCGTTACACATAATACCGCAACATCTATTGCTGTGTCAGAAGGCATGAAGAGCACAAAAAAAATTGTGATCATGACTCCCGCCTCATTACGCCGAAATTACATAGAAGAAATCAAAAAATACGGCGACCCTATTTATAAAGCCAGTCAGTACTGGGAGTGGATTTCTACGGTGGATAAACCAGAATTAGTCGATGCCTTATCGTCCGCCTTGAATTTATCAAAAGAATACATTGAGAGAAAAAGGGGCGCCTGGTTAGTCAATGTAAAACAGACACAAAGCAACATTGACGATCTAATGCCACCTGAATTGAAAAGTTTGAATGAACAAATCGATGAAATGATACAAACCAAATATAAATTTATTAATTACAACGGGTTACGACGAGCCAAATTAAAGGAAATGACCAATAATTTTGAAACCAATATTTTCGATGACGCTGTTGTGGTCATTGATGAGGCACACAATTTGATTAGTCGTATTGTGAATAAACTGGAAAAAGAAAAAGACATTCCATTCAATAACAAGGGGAGAAAAGAACGTGTCTCACAATCGCTTTCACTGATTTTGTATGAATTATTAATGAGCGCAAGTAATGCGCGTATTGTTTTATTATCTGGAACACCTATTATCAATTACCCGAATGAAGTCGCCATATTATTCAACATGTTGCGCGGTTATATTAAAACATGGGAATTCCCCCTTGATGTCAAAGGCGGTCAAAAAGTAACCAAAGAATCGCTACAAGAAATATTCAAAAAGGAAAAAATATTGGATTACATGGATTATAGCTCAAATAATAAGAAATTAATTGTCACCAGAAACCCTTTTGGTTTTGAGAATAGAGAGAACAAAGACGGAAGTTACCGCGGGGTGACAAATAGCAAGAAGGAAGTTGTGGATAAAATGACTGGTAAAACGATCATGGTTGATCGTGGTGCTATCAGTGATGATGAATTCAAGAAGAATATAATATATTTATTGGGCAAGAACGGAATAGATGTTGTCGGAGGCGGAATTGTTGTCCATATGTATAAAGCACTACCAGATAAATTTGAGGATTTTATAAATCGTTTTATTGAACCTGAAACTGGAACAATGAAGAATGTAGATTTATTCAAACGACGAATTCTGGGTCTCACCTCTTATTTTAAAAGTGCGAGTGAACAATTATTGCCTAAATATGAAAAAGCAGTGGATTACCATGTGATTAAAATACCAATGAGTGATTATCAGTTTAATATTTATGAAGAGGCGCGCCAACAAGAACGAAAGCTGGAAAAAAATTCGGGAAAGAATAAGGCGGCTGTCATGGATAAAAATGGTATCTATAAAGAATCGTCATCAACCTATCGTATTTTTTCAAGATTGTTTTGTAATTTTGTGGTACCCAGACCACCTGGCAGACCATTCCCCGAAAGAAAAACTGGACAAACCAAAGAAGACGACAAAACGAAGGAAGCCGAATTACGTCCACAATTGGAAGAAATTGGGGAGGAAACTAGAGCAGAAGATAAAAAAGAAAAGAAGGACGATAGTTTGTCTCAATTATACAGTGATATTTTGACACGAGGAGAGAAAGAAAAAGACAAAAAGAAGAAAACCAAGGAAGAAAAAGGTGGAGACGATGATGATGTTGATTTGGATTTGAATGAGGAACATGGCAATTGGGAGGGCGTAGTAGAAGGAGATGATGTCATTGATAATATGGCGGATAACGCAAATGAAAAACGCAATTATGAAAAACGTATTGAAGCTACGTTATATTACTTGAAAGAACACGCGGATGAAATATTGTCTCCTCGTGGATTGGAGACTTATAGTCCAAAATATCTTCACATGTTGGAAAATATTCAAGATGAAGAACATCAGGGGTTACATTTGGTATATAGTCAATTTAGAACTCTGGAGGGTATCGGAATATTCAAATTAGTATTGGAACAAAATGGGTTCGCACAATTCAAAATCAAGAAAAACGCGAGTGGTATTTGGGAATTAGATATACCCGAGGATGACCGAGGCAAACCTACTTTTGCGCTGTATACCGGAACAGAAAGCGCCGAAGAAAAAGAGGTGATTCGTAATATTTACAATAGTAACTGGGGTGATTTTGAGGTATCCGCACCGCGCATGTATGAGGAACTCAAAAGTATCGCAAACAATAACAATACAGGCGAAATCATCAAGGTATTTATGATTACCGCATCCGGTTCAGAAGGTATTAACTTGCGAAATACCAGATACGTTCATATTATGGAGCCATATTGGCATCCTGCACGTTTAGACCAAGTCATAGGTAGAGCGCGTCGTATTTGTAGTCATAAGGATCTACCTGAAGCACTACAAACTGTAGAAGTATTTGTCTATTTAATGACATTTACTAAATCACAAATAGATAGTGATTTATCTATTGAATTGAAAAACAAAGATTTGAGTAAAAAGCAATACAAGATTGTTGAATCTGGAAAAGAGGGTAAAGAAGGAAAAGAAAAAATGGCATATATACCACTCACGAGTGATGAGGCGTTATTTGAAATTTCAACGATTAAAGAAGAAGTTACAAATCAATTATTGACGGCGGTTAAAGAATCATCCATTGATTGCGCGATTTATTCCAAACGCGGATCAAAGGAAAATCTACACTGTATTCAATTTGGACAAACGAATCCAAACATGTTTTCATATAATCCATCCATATCCTTGGACCAAACCGACACTGTGGCGTCTATAAATAAAAAGACGATTGAATGGAAAGGTAAAGAGGTTACTATTAGTGGAAAGAAATATATTTATCGTAAAATGAATGACCGTTTGGGTAATTTATATGATTACGATAGTTACTTACAAGCACTTGAAAAACCTGGGTTTGAACCAGTCATGGTTGGTACAGTGGAAACAAATAGTAAAGGACAACAAGTAGTTAAGAAAGTATGAACGTGAAATGTATAAGCACAATCATTCTGCGATTCCCACATTTTTGATAAAAATATAAAAGACTACCAAGAAAAAGCTCATTGTATTCTTTTTGATTTTCATATATTGTTTTAAATAAGACGAGTCATTATTTTCACGGGATGAAAGAGTCTGAATTTCCAGTTTTTTACTTTGTTTGTAACCCATATTCAAGAAAAGCGACAATACTAAAAACACCGAATTATATAATGACTGTTCGATGTTTTCAAATTGAATGATGAAATTGTCTCTTCTTAAAAATTCTTCGTAAAATATTTTCAAAAATCCGAAAAGTGACGCGTTTATATATATTTGTTGGTTTTGTATGGTTTCATCACATTTGTTTTGGTTTTTCAATTCCATTGCGGAGGACGAATAGTCATATTCCACAATAAACAATGGTTGTGACTGGAGTTCTGTTTTTTCTTTTTCCCAACTGGTTTCCCATGCGACTTCCCCGTGATTCCAAACCGTATCTTTGTTGGTAATATAATTGTACTTTACATATTTGACTCGTTTATTATCTATTTTGGTTTTTGTTTTTGTGTTGGTTTTCGTTGTACAAGCACCTGTTAATATTATATATGTAATGTAAATCCAAGATATATTGTAAATAATATATAAAAAACGAGAAATGATCATTTGGTATGGAATATATTGTAATATATAGTGATTATATTATAATATGAAATATATTTAAATATAAACAGATAATATTTATTATGATTCCTTTAGTTATCTTTCATATTGGAAATCAAGAATATTTTCAAAAATGTGTAACGTTTAATTCTAAATATAATAAAGTTTATATTATTGGAGATGAAACAAATAAAGATATTTCAAATGAAAATCAAAATATTCATCATGTAAATATAAAAGATTTAGATACACCAGAAATACATGAATTTAAAAATAACTTTATAAATTATAACACAAATCCGCATGAATATGAAATGAATTGTTTTTTAAGAATATTTTATATCAAAAATTTTTTATTAAAATATGAATATGAACAAATTTTTCATGCGGATAGTGACTGTGTTATTCTTGAAAATGTAAATAATATTTTTACAAAAGAAAGTAGTATAAATATTGCTTATTCTATTATAAACTTGTATGAAGAAAATGACCCATATTTTATGGCTGGTTCTATTCATAATTCATTGTTGAATATGTCATTTTGCGAAAAATTTATTGAGTTATGTTTTGATATTTATATTAATAAAACAAAATTTCATCTTATTGAACCAAAAATAAACTGGCATAGAATAAATAATATTGGTGGCGGAATATGTGATATGACATTATATTATTTGATTTATAAAGAAAAAATAATAGATAATATATTAAATACGAATGAATTATTTTTTTTAAATAATGAAAAATGTGTCTTTGACAATCAATTAAGTGGATTTTATGGATTCAATGGTGATAATACTTATTTAAAAAGTGGAGAAAAATACTCGCCTTATTTTGATATTAAAAAAATTATAAAAAAGAATGACAAATATTATTTTTTAACAAGTGATAATCAAGAAATACGAGCATTATCTATACACTATCAAGGTGAATGTAAAAAATTTATGATAAATAATATTCATTCATTATAAAACTGTATATATATATTCAAAAATATATATATTCTATTCAATAATTTCACTTTATTCTATTCAAAAGAATTTCTATTTTTTCATGAATAGTTGTCATTTGTTTTTGAATTTCACTCACCGACAATTTTAAATCCTGTATATCTTGTTGTTCTTGAGTATTTGGTTCTACCTTTTTTAATTTTGAAAATAAATGATTAAATCCTGTTTCATCTGATGGTTGTTGTTGTGTATAATTATATTCTTGATACTCATTTTTACCCCAGGATACATTTTTCACGACTCCTGTGTTTTTTTCAGGTGTCTTACCAAATACATCATTTACATCAATCGGTGTCATCACAGGTCCTTTTACTTCCTCGCCGATTTTAATATACTTGATTTGTTGTTGACCTTGTTGTTGAGAAGAGTTTGGCGTTTGTGGCGGTGGCATATGTTGTTGTATTTGTTGTATCTCATAGTTTCTTTCAGCCAAGGTTTTGGCAATCAATTCGTCCATCGCGCTCCCGATAGGTTTATCTAAATCCTCGCTGAATTTTGGAATTTCTGGAACAGGAACGGACATCGCCCTCGTAAATTCGTTTTGTTTTCGGGTTAAATCATTTTCAAATTGACTTTTTCTTTCGGCTTGTATTTCTTGTGATGTGTATAATTGTTTATTCTGAGTATTCGGCGTTGTTGTGGGCTGTTGTAATACCATCATGAAATTGGTAATGAACTGTTTATTTAATTGAACCAATGGTATATTTAATTTTGCTGTCACATTATGAAATTCTTTTATTTGAACAATGAAATAATTGCGAAATTCTACAATTTTTTCTCTGGATACAAATTTTCTTATAAATTCTTCTTCCAATATAATTTCCCATAGTAAATCAATATTTTCATTGGCTGTGAATGATGATGACATTTATTTCAAGTGAATATATAATATATAAATAGAGTGATTTATTTATATATTGTTTTTGTATATTGTTTTTGTATATTGTTTTTGTATATTGTTTTTTTATTTTTTGTTATTTTCTAATAGTAATATTACAAATCCTCATTAAAATACACTTTTCTGAATTGTTGCATATATTCGTCTTTTAATACATGGGTTTTAAAATAATCCGCAGTGTGCTTATCTTCCAACATGTGAACAATAAAATAAATCGCATAAACTCCGCATTCGGTATCTCCGTATTGATGTTCCACGGGGTAATTTTGGTCAAATTTAAAATCTATTTTTTGTCCAGCGGGTAGCGCCATTCCTTGTTTTTTAACAGTATTTACGAATTTTTTGATTTGTCTTGGAATCTTATCACCCGCGCTGTCAAAATAAAATATTTGCGCTTTTTTAATATTAATAAACATAGACACCCAATGGGATCCCCCCTTGTAATGCGGGTCTAAATTGAAAATAATACCTATTTTGAAACGACCTTTTTTTATTTCGTCTTCCAAATTGAAATGGCACAATTCTTCCCATACACATTCACCGTATAATTCATGGGTGTCGTAATCTATTGGCGATGGTCCAATAAAATCAAAACATTTATATGCTTTTTCGTATTGTTTCATGACTTTCATGATTTCCACACTGGATAGCCATTCATTTGGGTTCAACTTCCATTCTTTGGGTGATTCCGGCGCAAAAGACTCGGTTTCTAAATCTCGCGCGACTTTTGTATCCACGAATTTTTGTTCTAGCCAACATGATTCTTTGTTACATGTGTTTTTGAGGTAATTATTCAACTCATTCCATATTTGTTTGGTGTCATTGGTTTTGATTAATGCATCGGGGTGTCGCGCATTCCACAGTTGTTTTAATTTATAGAGTGCCTCATCGTCATAACATGTATAATCTTTTTGTTCTTTATTTCCCTTTGGTGCGCATTTTACTTTCATTTGTTGTTTTTCTAAAACAGGACCTACTATTTTTTTATGTGTTTTTTGTGTTTTATTTTTGGTTCCTCCTTTTTTATGTCCTCCTTTTTTATTTTTTCTATCTTTTCTTTCTTTACTTTCCTTTCCAGTTTTTCTATATTTATTTTTTTTCGTCGTCATATTTATTGTTGATATTATTCTTTTTACGAATTCCTTTATTTTTCAAATTGGGGTCCTTTAAATTAATCTCTTTCTCCCTTGGTAAAATCATCGGTTTTTTTAGTTTTGTAGTTGTCCGTTTCACCAATTTTTCAAGAGCATTTGGTTCTTGGATTTTTATTGTTTTAAACATTAATTGGTCTGCTTCTTGTGAATTACTTATATCATCAGTGTTTAGTTCTGCCGGGAAATGATCACCTTCAGGGAGATCTTGGTAATCTTGTTGTAGTATATCGCTTTTATCCAACACTTTGAAATACTCGATACACGCCTTAATATAGGATTCAAAGGAAAAAACAATGTCAGGAAACATTTTGTCAGTGGTTTGATTATTCAGTAATTGTTTTGTTAAATCATAGATGCGTTTCTTGTAGAATTTACGATCACTATTGTTGATCTTCTTACAATTCTTAGGGTTTTTCATGTGTAAAGAATACTGTTCTTTATTCATTAAACATTCTAGAGTGAGTTGATCCACATAGTTGAATTGGTTAACATTTTTCACATTATTTTGTGGAGGTTGTTCTGTCGTCATTTATAATATATAGCTTATTAAATATATTATAAATAGAATCCGTATTACTTTTTGATTTGTTTATTCTCTGGCTTGCTATTCGGTGGTTTCACATCTTTTTGCTGAGTTTTTTGTTCAATCAAATCATTCACACAATTATACACATCTTTGTTCGCATAGAAGTCACCCACTGTTTTCAATTGTTGACGAGTGGCATTTTGAAAAACACCAAACCCAATATTTTCAGGATTCGGATTGAAATCGCTAAACTGTTCGTTTTTGAATAAATTCGGGAAAGGTTGTGCTGTCTCATTGTTTGGTTTAAAACCGAATTGATATAAATCACTCTCACTACTTGGGACATACACTGCTTGACTGCATTTCTGAAGGGCGAAAATCCGGTTTTGTAAATCTGATTCTACATTGACATTTGAAGCATAACCAGACCATGGCGCAGTGGCATTCCCTGGATTAAATACTTTTTCACTATTGTAAATCGGTAATTGTTCCATAGGGACATTGATAGGAGCACGAGGGTCAACAATAGGCATCAGGGAATATTTAGTCATCACGGGTCGTACACTCAAATATGGTTGTAATAATTGAGATGGGATATTTCTTTCATATATTCTTAAATTCGCTGAATCTACTCTTTGCGAAGAAGATACTTCACCATAATTTAATTGACTCATTATATATTTGTTATATATAATATTTTACTATTTAAATTTTTAATTTTTATTTATAATAAAATAAATGTATTTTAGTAATATTATTATAGACACATATATTAGTGAATAAAATAATGGAGAATGAAAGTCAAGATAGTGAAGATGTTGATAAAATAGATGTGGATAATGAATTTATAAATGAACCTGAACCTCAAGAAGATAATAATGAAGAAAATAATCAAGAAAATAATGAAGAAAATAATAAAGAAAATAGATTAAATGAAGATAGTGACTATAATATTTTACCAGATGCCAATTTTTCAAATGATATGGATAATCTTAGAGCGTATTTACAAAAAGTAAATGAATTTATATATGAAAACAAACTCATCAAATCTGAAATCGAGTTCATCAAGAATGATGATAAAGTTGTTGAATTATCCTGGAAGAAACCATTTATGAATGAAATCGCACCCAATATTCCTGGTTATATAGAAAAATTACAAAGTGAAATAATTCCAGATTCTTTATCGTTGTCACCTGAACAACAAAACAATAATACAAAAAATTCATATTACATTGAAGCGTTAAACAATCATAGAGAATACTATTTGATAAATAAAGATGATGAATTTGTGAAACCTATAACATCATCTATCATGGTTTATATTAGTAAAGCTTCTCTTAAAAGTTATATCGAACAAAATGACTTTACGGTAGAACTCGAAACAATTGAGCATTATAACTTTAAAAACAAACATCCTGATATATTATTTTATAAACATGTAAGTCACAATATTGTTATTAAATGGAATAATGGGGATACTCGTGATGATAAATTTTTAAATCATATCAAAAAAAAAGGCAAAATAATATTATTTACTTTTGTTACATGTGAAGTGAATGAAAAATTATACAATTTGTATATTAAACCGAATTTTCTAACTGAATATTCTGAAAATGAATCCAAATATTATATTTTTAATATCAACTTTTTGGTGACATTTCTTCCCTTATTAAAATTTTTACCGCGTAATATATTACCTTTTGCGATTGCACGAGCAAATGCCTTAAAATATACATTTGAAAACCAACCAGATTTAAATGATATAATGATTGATGATGAAGCGACGAAACAAGATAAAACACTTCAACACTGTATAATGAAATTATTTCTTTTAATAAAAGATAATATTTACCCATCTTATTTAGATGATTTGTACCCCGATCATTCAGATGAAATAAAATCAAGAATTTTTCAAATAATCGAATGGGCTGCTACGGTATCTAATGCGAAAGTTACGGTTATTTCAAAAAATATGGAGAAACAAATTAAAAAACCGATACATGATACTGGTGAAAATACTGAAATCATAACCGAACCTGTTAAAAAAACGACAGTTCCCACAGATAATGAATGTCCTGTAGAGAGAAATTCAATAACTGAAGATGGAGAACAAACACAGGAAGAAACGTATGAAAATTTAAAAGATTTTTATTCTAATTTTGATACCGAATTATTAGATTATTATCCAGATTTATACGTGTTACAACAGGGTAGATACCAACCAGACCCTTCTAGAAAATTACCAAGTTTGCGTCAATTAAGTCGATTCATATCAAGTATTTTTTGTTTATATTTACTTTTAAATGACAAGGGTTATGCTTCTGTATCAGGAGGTGATTTGTTTAGATATTTACTCTATGACGAAATTAAAACAAGTGCGGATCTTGATTATGTGTTTTGGTTGAATAACGAAAATGATAAAAACGAAATTATCTATAAATTAATAAGTTCGCTTGTATTATTAATCGCATTTTTGCAGAGTGCTTTATATTTTACGAATTTAAAACATTTTATAGAATTTGATATGTTTGATTCTCCAAATAACTCATACAAATTTATTATTGAAATTAATGGTAAAGGAGACCATAATAAATTTACAATGAGAACAATGAATAATCCGGACAAATTTCCAGTTACATTGTTATCCGTAGACTGTAATTTAAAAAAAAGAATGTATTTTATTACGAATGAAAATGAATATATGGAATTTAAAACAAATATAGTATATGAAAAAGAAAATATGGAACTTATAACAAATCTATATAAACGTAAATACCTGAGCAGTGAAAATTATTATGTTCTTGCTGCCATTGATATGGTAATAAAAGATGTTTCTAAAATGGATCCAGAGTTAGGTGAAAAAATAAATGGAGAAATATTAAGATTTTCGCGTCGTTTAATAGATATTCGGTATTTAACAGATGAACATCATGAAATGATAAAGATAGATGATACTGATAATTATTTTATAATAAAAGATACAATTTTAACAGATCGCGGAAGCAAAGAAATAGATGATATTATTTCTGATGTTAGAACAAAATATTCAACTGAACAAAAAAAATTAGAATATTATAATGATATTATTCAACATAAATTACAAATACCCTCTAGTGGGGAAACAACTAAAAAACAAAGGAGTCAAACAACTAATAAAACGGGATATCCTGTTTTACTTACTCCGAGTGTTACTCCGGAAGCGATGCTTATTTTAGTGAATGAAGTTCTTAAACCCGGATTTAAATTAGCTCGTATTATTGGTGATAAAGATAAGAAAGACAAAAAACGAAAAGACAATATTGAAGAACGAAAAAATTGTTCAATTGCGCAAATGTATATAGAAATTGAAGTTATTGAATTAGATGCGGTGAATAATGTAAAAACTGGACCTATCATTAGAATATTGCGTGAATTAATTGAAATGATTGCTTATAAAGAACCATTGAGACCTTTAGATGCGATTATACCAGAAAAATATAATATATTTATTCCAGATAATAATACAGTCGTGTCTAAATTAAATGAATTATTACAAAATATTAATTCTCAATTAATTATTGATTATTCTGATTCTTCTTCTGATGAAACCTATTATCAATCAGATAATGGAAGTCAAAGCGGGTCACAATCAACGGTATATGATTCAGAATCTTCACTTGGGGATCAATCATCACAAGATTCAACTGTTATAGCAGCATATTTAGCAGATAATTCAAGTTCAGAAGAACAAGTGGTTTCAAAAAAAGTAACTGATGCGTTAAATAAAACAAATGCACTGTTAAAAAAATCAGCAAAAAGATTTGTGTCATTAAATCACCTTATCGGAGAAATTACTGATAGGTTGTACAAATTAACAACAACGAATACCAAAAGTGGTAAAATACCTCCAAAAAAAATATTGCCACCTGTTTCAAAAAATTCTACAGTTATTCCTCAAGATAATCGGCAACCTGATATTATAATAAACGGTGAAAAATACATTTGGGTTGAGGTAGTAGACGGGCGCGACCATTATAAAAAAGAAGGAGATAATGATGAACCTCCAACATTGTATTTTAGCAATGGAGAAGAGATATATGGTCCTGCGCCTGCGTTAGTATCTATTGAAGATAAAATGGAAACCGGAGGAAAACGCAGTCCTGGAGGAAAACGTAGTAGAAAAGTAAAACGCAACAAAAAGAAAACGAGGAAAGCTGGTAAAAACAAAAACCGCAAATCACGCGTCAACAAAAAACGCAGGAGAGTCAACACTCGTAAAAATGTGTAAAATATATAGTCTATAAGAAAATTATTTTATACATATAATATAATATGTCAAAAGGATTATTATATTATATTCAAGATCACGCATTGAATATTTTTATTATTCTTTCATGGTTTTCAATCATTACACTTTCTCTTGGTTTTACAATTATAAATCCTGAATACATTTCAACAATGAATTATTATATCAAAATCTATATTTGTTTATATTTAATGTACCGATTTAACGCATTTAATAAAGTAAAATTCACAGAATTAGACAGAAAAATCGTTTTTACTGCGGCGGTTTTCATATTTACTACAACCGCTTTAGATAAGTATTTACTAGAAAATTTGTCCATAATTAAAAATTATTTGAAATCTTTGTTAGGGTTAGAACAAACGAGTGATTAGGGTTCCTGATTTTCTCTCTTTCAACCCTTTTTGAAGGTCCGATTTCTAATATTTTTATTTGTTTTTCTACTTTTAATAAGAGGTTTAGGAATTGATATCCCACTATTTTTACGAATCGTCCCCAATTCTTTGGAATGAAAGAAATTTTGTAAATAAAGCATTGTTTGTTTGGTAATAATTTTATCAATGTCTTGTTCTTCTTTTGTTTTGGGAACATAGTTATAAGTATGAAAAACGTCATCCATGTAATCACAAAAATGTTGTGGGTCATTCAATAGTTTTTTACCAATTTCACTGTTTGAAAAACGATTTATTATTTCATCAACCGGCAAATCATATTTGTATGCCTTTAGTTTGATGTAATATACATTCTCATAATTCATTTTGGGATGAAACAGATCGTCCAAAAAACATATTTGCGTATTTTCTGGAAGTTTTGTACATTTAATAAAATCCTTTACTGTTTTTTCGTATGTTGTGCGACACATTTCTATTTGTTTGCCGTTGACTTTAAAAGCACAAATGACATGATTAAATAACTTGTAGTTGATTTTTTCATCAAAAAAATCTTTAATATGGTGAATCCATTCTTTAGGACCCGTATTGTTGGTATAAATCATGACCCCTTGGCATTTATTGATTTCTACTTTGTGTTTCAAGTATTTCAAAACGGATGAAATATTGGGACGAACATATTCAGGATATAAACTTAATATTTTATTGAAATTTTCATCAAGTTGTTTTAATTTTGCTACGTTGTTTTGTTCGTTAAAATAGACTTTTAGATTTTCCCAAAAGTAAGAAAATTGTATAAAATAGCCGAGGGTCTCATCCATATCAAAAACGACGACTTTACCTGGATTTTCTGTTGTTGTCATATTTACCTAATATAAATATATATTTTAAATTTTAGAAACAAACAAATTCTATTTTTACATATTTTTACAAAAAAATTACCAATAGGAAAAAATAAAATAAAATACTATAATAAAACAAGTAATTTATGTCTTTCAAAATAACTAAAAATGATTATATTAAAATTTTGCAATATTATAATTTATCGGTCCCAAAAAAAGTATCAGATATTAAGAAAAGTGCGGAAAAAATATTGTCCGAAAAACTTTGTAAATGTATTAAGAAAGTCAGTCCAACAAATGAACCCTTAGCAATCGGTGTTTGTTCCAAAAATATATTTGGTCGCAAAGGGTTAACGCGTGGAAAATTTACTTGTAAAAATAAAAGAAGTGTCATGTTTAAAAAATCACGGAAGAATTTGACCATCAAAAACAAGAAAGAATAAAAATGAAAATAAAACAATTTAAAATAATTAAAATATACAAATATATTTATGGAGGATAATTATATTTCAGCATATGAGTATGAAAAAAATGTAAATCCGAGTTTAAATCATATTCCTTTTTATGAAAAAAATATTAACGAATGTAACTATGGTATTGAAATGATAGACTTTTCAGATATATTCAAGGTATCATATAAATCAACAACACCAAATTTATTGGCTTCATTTATAAAAATAGAAAGTAATGGTAAGAGAGAATTCAGTAAGATTCAATACAATGAATTCAATGCGTCGTCTCATATATTTTATATATTAAAGGGAAACGCGTGTGTTCATATTGATAATGAACCAGAAAAAATGGTCCATCCAGGTGATATTTTAATCAGTCCATGTTTTTCTTCCTTAAAAATAAAAAATGTAGGCGAAGAAGAATTAGAAATTTATTACATAAATGATAGTCCTTTGGTAAATTATCTTGGCAGTAAAGCAGAAAAAAAATTATTTAAACCAGCCATTTATAATAATGCGTTTCTTGTTAAAAATTTAATTGATTTATCAAATCAAGAGAATAATAGAAAAGGCATTTTGCTAAGTAATAAAGATACAGAAGAATTAGGTATAAATACAATTACACCCGTATTATGGGCGTTGTATAATGAACTTCCACCGAAAACCACCCAAAAACCACATAAACATAATTCAGTTGCTTTAGATTTGTGTATAAGATGTTATGATAGTGAAAACATTTATACGTTAATAGGTGATACATTGGACGAAAATGGAAATATTTTGAATCCTACAAAAGTGAATTGGAAAGAAGGGTCAATGTTTATTACACCACCTGGTTTATGGCACTCTCATAATAACGACGGACATACATATGCGTATATTCTCCCCATTCAAGATGCGGGATTACTTTTATATCAACGAATATTGGGAATTGTTTTAACAAAATAAAAACAAAACAAAATGAAAACAAAATAAAATTATATTATATATTTTGTATAATATAATGACGACAAAAGCGATTGCTGTGTTTACTGGTAAAATAAAAGGAACCGTTAAATTTTTTGAATTTGAAGAAGATGGAAAATCGTGTGTGGCAATAGACATCAATTTATCGGGATTAAAGAAAAACGCATTACATGGTTTCCATGTTCATGAATGCGGGGACTTATCAAACCAATGTGAAAGTATGTGCGCGCATTATAATCCGTATAAAAAAAACCATGGTTGTCCTGGTATGAAGGAGCGACATGTAGGCGATTTAGGAAATCTGGTGACTGATTCAAAAGGTTGTGCGAAATATATTACGGTAGACCATATGATAAAATTAAATGGAGTCAAAGGAAATATAATTGGCAGAGGGCTGATTATACATGCCGACCCGGATGATTGTGGAATGGGAGGACATGAAACATCTTTAACCACTGGGAATTCGGGGAAACGCATTGCGTGCGCAGTGATTGGCATTGCGTCGCCTTCTTGTGTGATGGATAATAACTCATCATTCATGAAATTTGATTATACAAATATTGAATAAAGAAGTGAATACAGAAAGAAATAAAAATATTTTTGTATTTCTATCTTACATGGAGGATTTGGAGAAAGAGTTTCAAACATGTGTTTTTCGTATCAAATCAAGAGATACAATGCCTTCAGATGAGGATTTATTAGTGCTTTATGGTTTGTATAAACAAGCCACCCAAGGAGATTGTACAATACCACAACCATGGAGGGTACAAGTGGAACCTCGGGCAAGATGGGACGCTTGGTTCAAAAATCATGGCATGTATAGAGAAACTGCCATGAAAAAATATATAGAAAAAGTCAATGAACTTATAGGCGGTGAATAAATATTACTAAAAATATATATAAATATTTTGTATTCTTATATATATATTCTTACATATTATGTCAGCATCATCATATTCAGATGTTGTGATTGTCGGTGGAGGTATTGCCGGTCTTTATAGTGCGTTACAAATACAAAAAATATCGCCACAAACCAGCATCACCATTCTTGAACGATACAAAAAAAGATGGTTTGGTGGTCGCCTCGGGACTGAAATATTTCAAGGAGTGCCAGTAGTCAATGGTGCGGGAGTCGGGCGAAAAGAAAAGGATAAATTGTTGATTAAATTAATGGATGAGTTGAAAGTGCCCTATTCTGAATTCAAAACGGGGGCGCATTATTCAAAAGCAATTGATTTTCCTTGTAATATCAAAAAAACAATGGAACATTTAAGAAAAGAATACAAGGAAAGAGGTTCGCCAAGGGTCACCTTCAAGGAATTCGCGGGGGGTGTCTTGGGCAAAGAAGGTTATAGTCAATTTGTTACTTGTTCAGGATACAGTGATTACGAAAACGAAGACGCAGGTGATACATTGTATCATTACGGGTTTGACGATAATTATGCGAGTTGGACTGCTCTTCATATTCCATGGAAATTGTTGATAGATACACTTGCAGCACGAGTTTTGAAAAATAAAAACACCCATTTGGTTTTGTCTAGTGAGGTCGTTAAGATATTGCGTTTTAATAACGGTTTCAACGTAAATACAGAAAATGGGAAAATATATCATTGTGGAAAAGTCATTGTTGCCACAACTATTAATAGCATTCGTGAAATTGTTCCTGGTGCTGATAAGACGAGCAGTGTTTATCAACAAATTCACGCGCAACCTTTTTTGAGATTGTATGGTCGTTTTTCCAAGGATTCGCTGTACACGCTTGATACGGTAATCAAAGGATACACGGTTGTTCCGGGTCCTCTTTACAAAATCATACCGATTGACCGCCAAAAGGGCATATATATGATTGCCTATTGTGACAATCAGGGAGCGCTTTTTTTGAAGGATCATTTGGAAAATACCGCGGAAAATCGCGAATTTTTTAGCAGGTTGGTTGAAACGTCCCTTGGCTTATTACCCCATACGTTACATTTAATTGCCATTAAGGATTTTTATTGGAAATACGGTACTCATTATTGCGAGCCCCTAAAGGGCGATTATAAAAATCGCGCCGAATTTTTAAGAGATGCTCAGCATCCAATGGAAAACATGTTGGTCGTTGGTGAGGCGGTTTCCATCAATCAAGGATGGACCGAGGGTGCGCTAAATAGTGTCGTGAAGGCGGTGACTAAAAAATGGGTCAATGCGCCTTAAACAAACATATAATAGGCATGATATCCCGCCGCGGAAATACCCAGCATCAACAAGATCTCAAACAAATAACGCGGTGTTGTTTTGCCATAGGTGCCAATCACGAGTAAAACCGGTGCGACAATAAACATATGAATCAAGTTGACCCATGGGTTTTTGCCTTGGGATACTTTAGAGTATGTGCGGTATGCGTGGTATAAAAAGATGATTAGACCAAGAGCGAATAAAATGCGATACATGAATTCAGGAATAGATGTCCTTTGGGTGCCTACATATAGGAAAAGACCGCCGACAAACAAAATGTGGAATACATGGACGAAAAAAGGAGTCATATATTATAAAAATATTTTATTTGTATAATGTATGGATAATATTCCACAGGCACAATTAAATGAAATAGTGGATGACGTCTTTGGTGATTTTGATGTTCCGCCACCTCCCCCACCTATACAAGAAAATGAAAATATCCCGGAACAGGATGCTGAATATGAACGTATATATGTTAAACCATTTCCACAAGATAAACGCGTCCATGTGATAGGAGTTGCTCAATTAGAACCAAATGTTGTGTACTATAAAGTGATGGACGATGATACTAAATTTGACAAAACTCAATTACAATATCTACAAAATCCAGATAATCATGGTGTCATTTATGAATTTAAAGATAATTTTGGTCATAATGATATTCCACTTACCAACCAATCCAGATTTATTCCTGCGTATTTAATGTTAGATAAATCAACGCCTAATCCACTTGAATATAAAAATAGGTTTTTTTCAATATACAATATTGACGATGAAGAAACTTCTAATGATGAGGATTCTTCTGACAGTGATAGTGATAGCGACATGAGTCTAGGCGGAAAAAAACTCAGTCAAAAAAAACAAAAGAAATTCCATTATACATCCACCCAAAAACATCAGCATGGCGGCAAAAAAACGGTTCGTCATGTTACCATCAAAAACGGCAAAGGTCACAAAAAAGTATCACATTATCGTGGCAATAAACTTATTCGCACTATAAAAAAATCCCTTAAAAAACCAGAGATGGAAATGATAAGGCTCGGCAAGTTCATACCTGGTCTTTTCCGAGACTGCCAAGTAAGCCGAAAAAAAAGCACTACGCGTCGCCGGAGGAAAAAAAATTGATTCTTCTTTTTATAAGTATTTTATTTCAACACACTTATAAAAACTCGTTACAAAAATAAAATATGTCATTCGTTGGTTGGATAAATAATGATAAACAAAATATTGTTCCAGAATGTTTGGCAATGAATCCAAACCCAAAATTAGTCGATTATTTAAAGCGCAATCCAGCGATGGTAGATTGGAAAGTTCTAAGCGCAAATCCGGTAGCGATTGATTTGTTTGTATATGATTACGGTATTACCGAATATCATCCATCTGGGTTGATTGATTGGCAACAAATATGTTTAAACCCGCATCCAGAGGCAATTCGTTTAATCAAAGAGCGACACCGAATGAATATGGAAAAATACAACAATGGCAAAAGAATAGACCCTTATTGTATATTACATTGGCAAAATTTGTCAAAAAATACAAATCCAGATGCGATTGCGTTTTTAAAGGAAAACCCAGTAAATCTTTGCTTTTATAGACAAGAACACGATTATGACCCGTATGAAGATGACAATGATTATACTCCAGATGAAAAAAAGAATCTATATGGTGACCAACCTTATCAACCAGATAATATGTACCAAGAAGAATCTCCACAGGAATATGCCTGGCATGAATTGTGTGAAAACCCGGCAGCGACTGATTTTGTAAAAGAAAACAATCAAATCATTCTGGCGCATTTGACCAAGAATACAAGTGATGCCGCGTTGGAAATCATTCAAGAAGATATCAAATATATTAATGACCCGTATTCGTTGTGCTGGTTATCCGAAAATGCGAATCCAAAAGCAGTTGAATTATTAGAGGAAAAACCGGAAAAAATTGTTTGGGCATCCTTGTGTAAAAACCCTAACCCAAAAGCGTTGGAGTTATTAGAAAAGAACCCAGACAAAATAGACTGGACCTATTTGTCGGCGAATCCGTGTGCGATTGAATTATTAGAAAAAACCCCGGACAAAATAGATTGGCGATGGTTATGTAAAAATCCAAAAGCGGGTAAATTGTTGGCAAAAATGATGTATGATGACACAACGAGACATTTTGCCGACAAACTTGACTGGCGCTGGTTGTCTGCGAATCCATGTATATTCAAATAAAACCCGCAAAACGAAAAATAATTTTACAAAAAAACAATATAAAGAATTTCCAATGATTTATATTACGGGTGAACAACCCGTGTGCTCTGTTAGCTCAGTGGCAGTTTAGCATTTGGCTGTTTGGAGATTAATAAAAATCTTCCGGTAAAACCAAAAGGTCGTAGGTTCGATCCCTACACGGAGCGTTTTTTTGTATATTTGTTTTTTTTGAATTCTTATTTTTCAACCTTTGGGAAATAATAATTTATCCACAGTAGTTCTTACACAAAACAAACGATGGGCAATAATTCCTAAAACAAACATTGTTATAATGGAATGAACCCGGGTCATACCCGTGATCCAAGATAGGATGAGACCTGCCAAGATGGTCAATACTACATCTACGATGGCAATATTCCAAAAACGATACGAATGAGCGCCTGTTCCAGGTTCGCCAAACATGTTCTTGTATTTACATAAATTTATCTTTGTAGTCATCTATATGTATATATACACTTTCGATAATTATTTTACGTATGTTCACTTGTGGAATCCAAATGATCCAAAGCGGACAATAATACTTGTTCCTGGTCTGACAATTTTTGAAATATCAGGCATTCGTCAAATATCAAATGGTAATGTTTTTTTGCGAAATTTTTACAAATAATGGAAACACCTGTGTCAAGCACTTTTATTTCACAAACGACGCCACCGGTTGCTAAATGTATATTTTCCGGGTCTTTCAGTGGTATCCAGCGAATAAATCTACCGTATCGTATTTCATTTATTTCGTCTATGTATTGATAATCTTTCAGTTTGGTCATGTATTCAATGAGTTCATTGCGTGTCAAATCTAATTCCTTCAATATTTCCAATTTCATTTCTTTTAATTTTTTATTGGTCAAATTCAATAATTTGGAATTGTCTTCATTGTCGAGTGCTTTTAATAATTTGTCAATGTCCATTTTATCAAGTAAAATATATAATATATGTATATTATATGTTTATACTATCTTATGAATATATTTATATCCCCATTATATTACTCAATCAATTCCATACATGCCTTGTCGCGAATAAAACGGATCGGCGAGGATTCCACCAGTAACCCACCATTTGCGTAAACGCCAAAATTCACATAAATATTATCACTTTCTAAAGCAAAATGCCATATGGTATGTTCTCCCATAGAACTCCATGGTTCGGCACGGTCGTCCAAAAAGGCTAACAAACGGTATTTATTTTCGGTAACAAAGATTTCGCCTAATATTTCTGTCATTCGCTTTCGTTGTTCATCATTAATGGAACTGACTAAAATAGAATGGTCGCCAGTTAATACCAAATCTTCGGTCAATTCGGGGTATTTTTCTTTTGAACACACATACAATTGCTGTTCTCCTCGCATACTTGATCCCGAATTGATAAATTGTTTTCTCCCAATTAATTCTACTTTTTTGTATCCATTTTGAGAAGTCTTTACCAGTGTTCCCTTTCGCATATCCTGGATAGGGACATATTTTTCTTCATTATCTACCAAACAAAGAATGGTACTGCCTTCTAAAAAACAAGGGACGGAATAGTATAAATAATAGTTTCCATCATTATTCAATATATCTCCTGGTTTGTAAACGGTTGTTTGCGATGATGTTCCATCGCTGTTTGGAGCAATTTTCCATGTATTGTATGGTGTTCCTGGGAATGATTCAATCGTATAAAGACTACTATAAAAATACTGATTGGTAATATTGATTGCGTCGTCATATGTTAAATAATAATATATACCCGCAGCGCCAACAGGAAAACCCGATTCACTCATGGGTCCGATTGCTAAACGCACTGTGTCATTGGTTCCCCTAGTTTCATGTGACAATCCTTCGGAGAATACATACGCGTTACCTTTTTTGATTTCAAAGGTTTCATTCCCGATGATAAATTCGCCGTCACTATCTGTTAAGTAGATAATATAAGTGTTTTCAAAAGCAGATTGACCTTGATCTACGTGCGGACTACTATCTCCCTTAATAAATCTCATTGGAACATCTGTAATACTAAACAAATCAAGAGCAAGTTTGGTTTTTAAAATATCTTTGATGAAATCTGGTAATACAGCTGTAAATTTTACACTTGATGCCTGCGTATGTAATATTTCTTCTTCGGCACTAATGACTGATTCAAGTGAAGTAATAACTGCGATTTCTTCAGTGGTTAAAACATCAGTATATGCCGTTGTCATATATAATAATATACTAAATAAATATAATTTTATATAATTTTTTATGAATTATATTATATAAAATTTGACAAATATACGATTTAAAAATTGGCACCAAAAGCACTACCACCTAACACCTCATTGGCGGCAAGAATCATTCCACCGTTGTCCATTCCAGGAGTCGCAGCGCCAGGCATTGGGTTGAATTCACTGCGATGCATGGCATTGTAATCTGGTAATTGTTGTTGTTGTGCGGTTGGCATCGTTGGTAAGCTACTGATAGATGTTCCATCACTTGAGGCACCCATATTTGTGCTACCCGCATACAAGGATTGAGTCATGGCGCTTTGTCCTTGTGATATTGGTTGAGAGACTTTTACTCCGTTTTTCTTTCCTTTACCATTCTTCGTATCGTCATCCTTTTTGCCTTCCCATAATTCACTGACCCGATCAACTAAAATACTTACTTTCTCTCCCAACTTGGTTTGTAAACTCAAAACAATGACTAAAACAGAAAGAATAATACAGTTGATATTGAAATCAGGGTATTTGGTTCCACTGTATCTTGGGATGTAGCAAATGATTCGGTGAATAATTAATAAACCCAAAAACATGAAAATAATTTGAATTACCACTTCTGCTAAAATTTCAAAACTTCCTTTTTCTTCGTCAGCTTCTGGGACAAATTTTTGCATAGTTTTGTTTAATACAACCACTGGAATCACTGCTAATAATGCGTATTGAATTATATTCATAATGTCATTCTTGGAATCTTCATCAAAGTTGAATACATATTTAAAAAACCCCATTTTTGAAGATATGGTTTTTCCTGTTTCATCTAAACTTTCCATATTTTATAATAAGAAATAAAAATAAAATATAAAATATAAAATGAATATTTATGACTTAATATTTAAAAGTATTTTCTTAATTATTTTAAATGACGACGAGAGAAAATCCGCTAAATGAAAATAAGGAAGAAACCCAATATTTGGATTTAATTCAACAAATACTTGAACATGGCACGACCGAGGTAGGGCGTAATGGAACAACGAAATCTATTTTTGGGAGTTGTATGCGTTTCTCTCTTCAAGATGGAAAAATACCTATTTTAACCACTAAAAAATTAGCCTGGAAAACTTGTTTAAAGGAATTATTATGGTTTATCAGTGGCAATACCAGTAATCATGTTTTGAATGCGCAAGGTGTCCACATTTGGGATGCGAATTCAACCAGGAATTTTTTAGATGACCGTGGATTGACAGAGAGAGAAGAGGGTGACCTCGGTCCGATTTATGGATTCCAATGGCGTCACTTTAATGCCGCATATAGGGACTGCGACACGGATTATTCTGGTCATGGCATTGATCAATTACAATACATCATAGATCAACTGAAAGATCCTGTGAAACGCAACTCGCGACGTCTGATAATGACCGCATGGAATCCCTGCCAGTTGGACGAAATGGCATTACCACCGTGTCATATTTTGTGCCAGTTTAATGTCCATGGGGGCAACAAGTTGTCTTGTGCGTTATACCAGCGCAGTAATGATGAGGCGCTAGGAACGAGTTTTAATATTGCTTCGTATAGTTTTCTCACTCATTTGCTCGCTAAACATTGCGGACTCGAGGCGCATGAATTTGTATATTTCAAGGGAAACTGTCATATTTATGAGGAACATATAGATGGTTTACGACAACAAATTACCAGGAAACCTTATCCTTTTCCCACGGTTTCTATTCGGCAACTACGGGAAAATATAAATGATTACACTTTGGAAGATTTTGAGCTTCAAAATTATCAACATCACGAAGCGATAAAATTCAATATGATCGCATAATATATATATTCAATAAACGAGTTAAAAACAAAAAAATATATAAACTATATCATATGAGTTCAAGTAGAGCAAATGCTGCGGCGAGACAACGACGAGCCAGTGATACACAACAGACACAACAACAATCATCCTATAGTAGTAGCGGCTCAAAAACAAGATTCGTTCAACAACAACAAGAAGCACCACAGCCTCCGATGAATCCCAAGTTATCCATTTCGGATGCGATTGCCTTGATTACGTTACGTTTAGGACGTGTTGAAAACATTGTATCTAATTATGACCCAAATGCGGTGTCATCAAGTAGTGGAAATCGTCAAATGAATTACGACGAAAATATGCGAATGGTAGATGAACAAGTATTCAACAGTATTGTATCTAGATTAGAGGCGTTAGAAAAGGGGCGAAATTTGGGTGCGCCAGGTAACGCCCAAGTAGAACAGCGTTTAAGTGTATTGGAAAAGAATCAAAAAATGTTGATTGAAAAACAACAACAAATGCCTGTTGTTACAACTACAACGACACCAGTAGAAACAACCATTGTAAATGATGTAGCTGAAGAAAAATTAAAGCCAATGGAAGAAAGTATTCAATATGTAAAGAGCGAATTGTCATCTTTGAAGGATTTACTATTGAAATTACAAAGTTTTACTATGGAGACGAATCAAAAGTTGGCGGATATTGTATTTGATGTAGAGGACAAACCAGCATCAGCATTAAACAACGCTTTTATGATGTCCTTACATAATTCTGGATTTAATATGAATATGGACAGTGGAATTCGCATTTTAGATAGTGAGAATGAACATGACGCAGATATTGATGTTCAAGATGATGGTGTTGAAATGATTGATGAAGTGAAAGATACAATTCAAACTACTAATTTGAAAGAATTGGTTAAACAAGAACTCATGAATGAGGAAGAAGGAGCCTCATCAATGTTGTAATTTTATTGTAAATTTTGGCATTAAGCGTGCCATTTTAAATCTTCAAGGGTGTAAATCATTTAAATAGTCTTGTATATATATATTAAATGAAATTATATGATAATACAAATGGGAGTGGTATTTTTATTCAAATAGGAGCATGTGCTGGAGATTTATCTAAATCCACAAATGGTAGAGATGGATTTACTGAATTAATAAAAAAATTACCAAAAGAACGTATAAAAAAAATTATTTTAGTTGAACCAAATCCATTAGTTATTCCTTTATTAAAAGAATGTTGGAAAGATTATCCGGAAAGTATAATATATGAAATAGCAATTGTTCCAAAATCATATCAAGATGATACAATAGATTTTTATTATTGCCCGAAAGATGGTCCTGATTATGAAGTTGCGTCAATTAAAAAGAATCATATACAAAAACATTATGGTGAAAATTGTGAATTAGAAAAATTTATTATTCCAGTTAGAAAGTTGGAAAATTTAATTAATGAAGTAACTAATGAAGAAATTGAGCTTTTAGCATTAGACATAGAAGGCATTGATGCTGAAATAATATTAGAAATGAATTTTGATAAAATAAAATTAAAATATTTATCATTTGAACATCTTCATTTAGGAGAAAGTAGGCAAGATGTATTAAACCATTTACATAATAATAATTACAAGTTTTTAGGTCCAGGTCTAGACGTGAGGGGTTATGATTATTTATTTATGAATAGGTGTTCTGAATAAGAAAACGTGTAAAATAAAAATTATAATAAAAATTATATAAATATTTAGTAAGAGTATTTATATAATTCATGGAATTGGAAAATAGTGTCAATATAAATGAACAAAAAGAATTGATTCAATATTTTTCAAAAAATGATTATAAAAATATAAAATCAACGCTATTACATAATAGAATGAATGATTACGAGGATTTTTTGAAAAAGACATGTTTTGTTTACAAAGAAAATCATATTGTGATTAATTATTCTTATTTGAAATGGATCATGAAAAATGGTGTGTATACCAATGAATCTTTGATTGAATATATAATGAATGTATTTAAAGAAACACTGTGTTATCATAAAAAATTTATTCTTCATATCAATTCAAATCATTTGACGATGATGGATATTGACAAGTATTATTTGTTTATAAAAAATATATCACTGATTATGAAGGAAACTTTTCCCAATAAATTAGATAAATGTTTTGTATATAACGCACCCTTTATTTTTTCAAAGTTATTTAGTATTCTCTCTGTTTTTATTGATAAGGCGACATTACAAAAAATAAAAATTGTTGATTTAGATTAGGATTAGGATATAAAGATTATTTATTTATATATTATATACAAATATTTAAGAAATGAATTTTGTATTTCTTTTATTCACTACATTTTTATTGACAAGACAACCATTAAGGAATTTTCATTTTTGTAAAAACCAAAAAATAAAAAGTGGTATTGATTCTTGTTCAAACGGGGACGAGCCATGTTCAAATAATAATAATAACAATGAAACATGTGGGTCTATTAAATTGAAAAAAATAATTGACGCATTATTGAGACCGCAACAAATCACTCCAAAAATAACTATATTTCCCAAAATAACACGCGAATGTGAAGAAGGTGATTGGGAGTCGGGTGAAATACCATGGGATTTTGTTGATGATGGTAATGTATCCATTGCTTTAGATCCGCATAGTATTGCCATGTTGTTATTATGATATTATTATGATATTGTTATTAAATTTTTATTGTATTGCGAAGAATCATATAATAAATAAAGAAAGGGTATAAATATATATCAATATACTATTATATATTTATTATAATATTTTGAAATGAAAGTCACCATTGAAGAAAAGCACAAAAAAGAATTATTCGTATCGTTATTTCAACTGATTAAAAACAGCACCAATGCGTTAAGAATCGCCTTTAAAGAAGACCATATGTATATTCAAGGTATGGATAAATCGCATATTTGTTTGTTTGATATTAAAATTATGAGTGCTTGGTTTACCAGTTATGAGAAAAATGAAGGTGACACTGAATGTATATGTATAGACACTAATATATTTTTCACTGTCATGTCAATGTGTTCTGAAAACCATGTGTTGGTTTTGGAATATGAAAATGACCCGGAACATATTCAAATACAATGGATTCACGATAAGAATAAAAAGGGTGAGTTTGACAAAATATTCAATCTTACTTTATTGGATATTGAAAGTGATTATTTTGAAATCCCAGAGGTGGATTATCAGGCGGAATTTAGTATCAGTTCCAAAAAAATAAATGAAATCATGACCCAGCTTACGAGTTTTGGAGATATTATGAATATTAAATGTAATGAGGAAAACGTAACATTAATATCGAATGGATTGAATGGTGAAATGAAAGTAAATATTTCAGTAGATGATTTGAGTGAATATTCCATTACCGAAGATGACGATGAATTGAATTTATTTTTTGGATTGACTTATTTACAAAAAATGTGTATTCATACGAAGTTATCTAGTGAAATCGGGTTTTCTTTTGGGAATAATTTCCCCATGAAAATCAAATATGATTTAGGTGAGGATAGTCATTGTGTTTTTTATTTAGCGCCAAAAAGCGATGATTAGATTTTTTATCATAAACAATAAGTAAAAAAATCAATATATAAATATTTTTTTTTATTAGTATAAATGAAAATACTTTTCGCATTTTTTATATTTTGTATTGTTTTATTCGTATATTTACACGTCCAATTTCATTTAAAAACCAGTAATGATTTAGAAATATATGAAATAGATGATCCATCAAAAGATAAATTAGAAGAAATATGTGATATCAGGCAACCAGTCATTTTTTATTTTGAAGAAAGCGAAAAAATGATTGAAACGACGAATAAAGATTTTTTGTTGAATCATTATCACGCTTTTGAAATGAAGGTCCGTAATATAAATGACGTGGACTACAACAGTGAAATATACATGCCTTTAGCATTACATTCCGTCGCAAAATTATTGAATGAAGACAAAACATCCAGTTATTTTTCTGAAAACAACGGTGAATTTTTACAAGAAACAGGTGTAGTGAAAAATCTACAATATAACGACCAATTTTTGAGACCTCCGATGTTGTCAAATTATAATTACGATATCATGATGGCATCGGAAAACACTACAACTCCGTTTCGCTATGAAATCAACTATCGTAATTTTTTCCTGGTGACACAGGGGAGTGTTCATATTAAATTGGCACCTCCATCAAGTTCAAAATATTTATATCCTGTTTATGATTATACGAATTTTGAATTTAGGACACCCGTGAATCCTTGGAAGGTCCAGGCGAAATATATGGCGGATTTTGACAAGATGAAATGTTTGGATGTATTTATTGAAAAAGGAAAAGTCATTCATATACCAGCATACTGGTGGTATTCTATTAAATTCAATAAGGATACAAGTGTTTCTTGTTTTCATTACCGTACTTATATGAATAATTTAGCAATCAGTCCCTATATTATTATGCACGGGTTACAAAATCAAAACACTAAAGTAGAAACCATTAAGAAAGTAGATATCCATAAATTGTCTGAAAAAACGGAATCTAAATCGGTGGAAAAAGAACCAACAACTGACAAATCTGTAGAAACGCCAAGTGAAAATAAAATTGATTTATAAAATCATCTATAATATCATTTATAAAAGTATTAAAATCTAATATCAAAATAGAAATGACATTATATGAAATCCAAATCAAAGATCGTCAATATTTGGAATGGTCCATCTATACGAAAAACGGGGGTAATTTATCTACCGATACAATCGGAACAGTATCTCCCGTGGAAAACAAAATGTTTCATGGTGATGTCTTTATTTTGAATAAAAATGTGGTTGAAATTGTTGAATCGCATGTGAAAAAAATGGTCATTCCAGGTGTGCTGGTATTGAAACATAACAAGACCTATGGTCGTCATACGAATGGCAAATTGTTGTACAAGTGTATTCCAGATGACCCCAAAATACCGGCGTTCTTGGTTCCCTATGAAATGAAAAAGATGGGATTCTCCAAAGTATTTATCAATATTTATGTGACCTTTTGTTTCAGTGAATGGACCCAAAAGCATCCGTTGGGGCTGATTCATCAAGTCATTGGACCGATTGACGAATTGGTGAATTTCTATGAATACCAATTATATTGTAAAAATGTGAACGCAAGTTTACAAAAAGTAACAAAAAAAACGATGGACACTTTGAAGGAGATAGGTGGTGGAGACGCAGCGATTTATGATTTGATTGACCGTAAATATCCTGGTATCGTGGATCGAACAAAATGGCAAGTGTTTTCCATTGATCCGGATGGTAGTGTTGATTTTGACGATGCCTTTAGTGTGCGCCAGGTGGGCGACGATATTACAATGGTAAGTATTTATATTTCTAATGTCACTATTTGGTTAGATGTGTTGAATTTATGGGAGCACTTGACAAACCGAGTTTCAACCATTTATTTACCTGATAAAAAAAGAACCATGTTGCCAAGCATATTATCGGATAATTTGTGCAGTTTATTGTCAAAATATACGCGATATGCCTTTACCATGGATGTATATATATCAAATACCACCTTTGAAATTTGCGATATCAAATATTTGAACACCAAAGTGCGTTTGTATAAAAATTATATTTATGAGGAGGCAGGATTATTGAAGGACGAAAATTACAAATTGTTGTATGGTCTGGTAAAGGATGGGTTGTCAAAGACCAAAAAGTATGCCTATATGGAAAACATTGGCGACAGCCATGATTTGGTACAATATTTGATGATATTTATGAACTATCATTGTGCCAAGGAATTATTGGGCAAAAAAAATGGAATATTTCGTGCAGTGAGTAAAAGAACCATGGATGACGAAAAAATACCTTCTCTACCAGCTGGTGTATTGAATACCATCACAATGATAAAAAGTTATTCGGGAAAATATGTCGATATTAAGAATTCTGGGGATTCCTCGGACATCATCGCACACGAAATGATGAATATGGATGCCTATGTTCATATAACGTCGCCTATAAGAAGACTGGTTGATTTACTCAATATGATACAAATACAACAAAATATGGGATTATTACAACTGTCGCCCGAGGCATATACATTTTATGAAAACTGGTGCTTAAAAATAGACGATATTAATAAAGACACGAAATCAATCAAAAAAATTCATGCGGATTGTAATTTACTTTATGTGTGTGATACAAAACCAGAACTAATGGTTCAAATACATAAAGGATACGCGTTTTCCAAAAAAGAGATTACATATGAAAATAGCGAGTACAAATATGAATATTTAATATATTTACCTGACATGAATATAACGAGCCGAATTTTTAGCAATGATGATGATTTATTATATTGTTCCCGAAATTATAAGCTGTATTTATTCAATGATGAAGAAAAATTCAAAAAAAAGATTCGTTTACAACTAATTATCTAATATCTAAAATCTAGTGTAAATACGTTGTAAATAATATAAAAACATCTTTTTTACTATTATTATATGGTGGTATTAGTATATAAATTCTGTGAATATAATGCTGAACATACACATAAAAACGGGTTCGGTGATATGGTTAGAGGGTTGATTTCAATAAAACAAATCCAACAAATTATGGGTTTTAAATTATTAGTTGATATGAAGGGATATTTTGCCGGTAAATTTTTTAAAGATCACTGTCCAATCATGTATGATCATTATACTATTTTTAAATTATATGGCAATGAACAAAATAATTTAATGCATATCAAAGATATTATTCAAAATGAATTTGATAAAGGTTATAATATTATAGCATTTAATACAAATCATTATCCAGTATTACATTTATTTGACGATGAAGAAAAAAAACAAGATATGATTAATTTCATGCGAGAGGTATTTACATTTACTCCAGAATTTGAAAGATATTTCAATGAACGATGTGAAAAACTAGGTAATGATTATCATTTATTTCATTATCGTTTAGGTGACAATGTCATGAATGACGGTGAACGTATAAAAAATATTGGGTTTTGTGTAAATCATTTATTGAATTATAAAAAAGAAAATTCAGTGTTAATATCAGACTCACTTGAATTCAAGGAAAAAATCGCTAGTATCAAAAGTGATATCAAGGTTTTTTTAAACAAACCAGTTCATTCCAATTCATTCATGGTTGATAATAACAAGAAAACGGATGAGAATTTTATTGATATTATGATTGATTTTTTTCTAATAAAAAATGCGAAATCAATTTCATCATATTCTGTATATGGTTGGACGTCTAATTTTGTTTATTGGACAAGTATGATATATGGTGTTCCATTAATAGCATTACCAAATTCACATTATATTATAAATATATAAATTTAGAGGTCACAATAAAAATTCAACCGTCAAAAAAAAATTGAATTACTTTATATTATAATTCTCACAATTAATTATAATACTAAAACAACTTAAAGAATCCCCCGCACAAAATGTCAGAAACTGAAATCGTAGATTTTGAAATTAATCGCTCGCCATCAATGGTGGATTTATTTATGCGCGATGAAACGGCACATATGAATGTCACCCAAAGACCATGTGGGTTTTGTGGAGAACATGGGCATATGACAGCGAATTGCCAACACGGACATATTGATTTATTACAGCGTTGTGCAATGTTTATTTATTTAGTAAATATTCGTTACTTGAAAAGTGTCAACTACAATATAGAGTATCATAAATTAAATCCAATTGATCCCGAAAATTATGACGAAATGATTCATTGTCGTTGGTTGAATCATCTAACCATTCCTGAAAAAAAAATATTATGTCGTGTGAATGGTATTGATTTAACCGAAATAGAAGATATGATGTTTCCTAGCCAAGACCTATTCAGACTATTACATGAATTTTATGTTGATTACGCAATGGCTCAATTGGTAAATAATCAATTATCCCATCCGCGATTAATACAAGATATATATTACACTCATGTTGAACAAATGACGTCGGCAAGTTTCCGAGAACGTTATGGTAATGTCGTATTAAATAATGTCATTGAAAACAGTGGTCGTCATTTATTGAATTTTGAAAGAATTCGTATCATGTTGTCAAATCAAATTGCCTATTATGTGGATGAACACGTTGAATCTGATAGATATTTTGAAAACATTGTATTTAATCCGTCATTTTATCCGTTTTCATTAAACGATTTTACGAGTGATAATCATTCAGTGCGTACTCCTGCGAAAATGACTGTGGTAGAGTCAATCGACGAAAATGAAACACAAGAATGCCCCATTTGTTTTACAGAATTAGACCAAGATACAAATTGTGTCACGACGAATTGTAAGCATCACTGTTGCTGTAATTGTATGGTTCAAATTGTAAATAATACCAAACAAAATAAAGATCTGGTTTGTTTCATGTGTCGCACTGTTATTCATGAGCTATCAGTTCCAAATAGTGAAATCAAGGAAACTATTAACAAAGAAACAAATCATGCGTTTGACTAAAAACACAAAAAAAGAAAAACAAAAAAAGAGACACTTGTTTTTTGTTTTTTTTCTATTTAATATATAAGAGTTTTCATTATGAAAAAATACAGTGTGAAACTGAAGAAAAACAACCGAAGAACAAAAATGAATAAATCTAAAAGGGGAAAAAGACACACTTATCGAAAACATAGTGATAAAGCAAGGGGAATCACCTCGTCAAAACCAAAAAACAAGAATCCTTTTGAAAAATTGTATGATTTAGAAAATCAACAAAACATTATGACTATTTTAGAAAAAATGGTGGCGATAAAAGAAATCGACCCTGAAAATACCGTTATAACCATAAGCACTGAAACTATTCGTAAAAAACCAGCGGATATGTCACCTAAAGAATTAAAAGCTATTTTACATTTTTTGAATGTAGATACAAAAAATGCTTTAGAAAAAAGCGAACTTGTCGCATTATTGGAAAATGAATTCAAAAAAACAAGCAATTCTAAAATAGACAAGTCGTTTTTAGATACAATACAAAAGAAACGTCATTTTTTATTGAAACAGTTAAAAGAACAAGAGGAAAGACAACGCGTTGAAAATTTGAAACAACAAAAAATAAATGAAAAATTAGCGGAAGAAAAACGACGAAAAGATGAAGAACACCGAAGAATAAGGGAGGAACAAAAAAGAATAAAACGTGAACAGGAAGTACAGCAAAAACGCGATGAATTTGACAAAAAAATAAGAGAATTTGAGGAATTTGACCGATATAATAAAGAAATGGAATGGTCGCGACAACAAATGGAAAACCCATACTATCACACAACTTATAGAAGCCAATATCCGCATTCGTCGTCATATTCTTATGTTCCTCCATATCCACCATCATCATATTCACATGCTCCACCATATCCGCCATCATCATATTCACATGCTCAACCATATCCACCATCATCTTATTACTATCAACAACAACAGGCACAGAGAGAATTGAATGAAATACCAATTGAATTAAGGTACGGTCACAAATATAGTAATACTCCATACTGATAATCCATCAAAGAATTTTTTTGGAGGGAAATGATAAACACGACTCAAATTACATTTTTCTTGTGATAAATGTAATTTCAATTTTTATCTACCAGGATTTCCTTGGCTACAGTGCGGATAATTTTGTTGTAATTTTTAAGTGCTTTTTCTTTATCGGTTTCACACAAGCTATTATCAATCAGCTTGGTATACAGGTCACTCTTTTTGTGATTCGGGTCCTTGTATTCTGGGTTGGCTTTTGCCCAAAGAGTCATTTGCTTAACATTCTTGTGTTCAATCGCCTTGATGGCTTTTATCATTTGCTGTTTATCATCGTCTTTATGCCAGGTATCGTTGTTTTTAATGTGAATGACCTCGCGTTTTAGATCGCTACAATGAATCGGGCGTTTGCTGATATCAAGCTTGTTTAATCCATTGACTAAAATATTACTAATCCCTCCGCAATACCCGAGGGGACCGAAATTTTCAAAATCGGTTAGGGTTAGAATAAGCGATTCCAAGAAATCACTTAGATTCAGCGCGTCTTTACAGGTCTCATTCAAAAATACATTCAAATTAAACTTGTTATTCATAGTATTATTGTTTGTAATATTGTTTGTAGTTCCCGGACCCAATTCTAAAATCTTTTTTTGCTGTTCAATAATGAGTTCCTTCAGTTCCTTGTTTTCTTTAAGTTGTTCTTGGAATAAATTAATTAACATCTCCATTTGAGGGCTTTCATGTGTTGAATTTTTTTCTTCGTGTATATCTTCATTGACATCATAATAATCACATTCATTTACCTCATTATTATCAGTTTTGTCATTTATGATAATTATACATTTCTGATGATGTTTCCATAATCCACTGTTATTTTTATATTTCTTGCCACATTTACATGTATATTTTAGCATTTGCTCGTTTTTGCTCGTTTTGTGTTCCAAAACGTTTCCATTTATTTCCATAAGATGTTTTGATGTTAATAAATGGCGCGTCATATTGAATTTTTTAGAGCATTTATAATCACATAAATTACAGTAAAAAATACCATGCTCGTTTTTGCTCATTTTTGCTCCTATTTCGTTTCCTAAAGTTTCCATATTCTATAAAAAGAAAAAAGTTTAAACCCTTTTTTTAAAAAATCTAAAATTTATGCTCACAAAATTATGCTCTCGTAGATTTTTTCATGAAACGTCCAGGAGAGCTTTATGCTGTAAAATGACCTAAAAAACAGCGTTTTTAACATGAATCCCTGGGATTTTCAAAAATGGACATACCAAAAATGTCCATTTTTTGTTTTTCCAATTACTTTTGTTTGAAAATTAGAATTTTTAGAATCCAACTTCTTCGGAAAATTATTCAAAAATCTAACTATTTTGAATAATTATTTGTCCACCAGGATTTCCTTTGCGACAGTGCGGATAATTTTGTTGTAGTTTTTGAGTGCTTTTTCTTTATCGGTATCGCACAAACTCTGGTCAATCAACTTGGTATACAGGTCACTCTTTTTGTGATTCGGATCTTTGTATTCTGGGTTGGCTTTTGCCCAAAGAGTCATTTGCTTGACATTCTTGTGTTCAATCGCCTTGATGGCTTTTATCATTTGCTGTTTATCATCGTCTTTATGCCAGGTATCATTGTTTTTAATGTGAATCACCTCCCTCTTTAAATCGCTACAGTGAATCGGGCGTTTGCTGATATCAAGCTTGTTTAATCCATTCACTAAAATATTACTAATCCCTCCGCAATACCCAAGGGGTCCGAAATTTTCAAAGTCGGTTAGGGTTAGAATAAGCGATTCCAAGAAATCACTTAGATTCAGCGCGTCTTTACAGGTCTCGTTCAAGAATACATTCAAGTTGAATTTGTTATTTGTAGTATTATTGTTATTATTTGTGATATTATTATTATTGGTAATATTTACGCTTGAAACTAATTCTAATATTTTCTTGTTTTGCTCAACAATAAGGTCTTTGAATTCCTGATTTTGTTTTAATAGTTCTAGTATCATATTGCTGTCAAATTCAGGCTCGTTTGGTTGAATATTTGATGTGGGTTCTTCTACACTTATTGTTACGTTGTCGGGTTTTATTGTTTCACACTTCTTTTTGTGTCTCCATAAACCAGAACGATCATTGAATTTTTTTTCACAATATTCACAACTAAATTTCGCGTTTTTAGCGTCGTCTGTTGCCATTTTGTTGATTTTATGTTTGTTGGTGTTACAATGTCGTTTCATGTCAAAATTTCTATAGCATTTGTAATCACAAATGTTACAAATAATTTCTTGCGCGTTTTGCGCGTTTGTTGACGCGTTTTTGTTGCTAAATGTTGCCATTTGTTGCTTAATATACAAAAATATATAAATCTTTAAACTTGTTTTTCATACAATCTAAAAATTATGCTCACAAAATTATGCTCTCGGGGAAAATTACTCGGAAATTCCACGAGAGCTTTATGCTGTAAAACACCCTAAAAAACAGCGTTTTTAACATGAATCCCTGGGATTTTCAAAAATGGACATACCAAAAATGTCCATTTTTACTTTTTCCATTTACTTTTGATTGAAAATTACAATTTTTAGAATCCAGATTCTTCGGAAAAACTTAATAAAAATAGTATTTTTTTGTAAAAATATTATTCTACCGTAATTATTCTAATGCGTCCTTGAATTGAATCGTAGATGACCCACAATTTTCATTACGATACATTAAAACATTATCTAAATGGTATATTTTACATCCAGGGTCTAATTGTTTGCTTTCAATATCGTATGGAATAATTGTGTTTTTATATACATCCATACCAAATCCGTGCATACCAATCGCACTACCTGTGCGTATTCCGTAGATTTTTGGTATATTAGTATTACCATGATAATAACGCGAAGCCAAAAAAAGGCGAAACTCTGATTTATCATATATCCAAGAAGCACAATACGTATTTACATTATTAACTACATATGATTTACCACCTATAATAACAGTATTTTGATGATTCAATTTTCCATCTAAATCACCCAAATATTCATTACCATAAACATCTGTTTCAATTCTTACAAAACCTAAATTATAATTGTCTTTAAGAACACTATCCTTATGATCAAACCAATATTGTAATGATTCACGTGGTATCAACATATCATCCTCAATGTACATAAATATATCGTAATCATCCTTTTGTTGATGTAACAAACACCTGCACGACCAGGCTAAATAATAAGGATTGCCATTTGAAAAATCATGAACAATAATTTCTATTTTACCATTCGTATTTTCTATTAAAAATTTTCGGCTAAACATTTCATTCGTGTGTATATACAAATCTGTTTCATATGGATAGTTACATATTTCTTTAATAATACGATTGATATAGTTGAACCTATATCTCAATTTTATGGTATTGAAAAACGTCATATGTTTTGTAATTTTCATATAATATATTACTTTTGTAATATAATATATTTAGTTTAACGCATTTTCTAAATTACTGCGTCTTTGAATAAAATTGTGCTTGATTGACACTCGTCGTGTTTGTACAAATAAACATTATCAAGATGATATATTTTACAACCAGGGTCCAATTGTTTTGTATCTATGTCAAATGGGATGATTGTTTTTTTGTATCTAGTCATTCCATCTCCATGAAGTCCAATACCACTTGCCGCCTGTATATCATAATTTGGAATATTTCCATTTCCATTGTAATATGGAGAATTTAAAAAAACATCAAATTCTTTCTTGTCATAAATCCAAGACGCAACAAAGGTATTCACATGATTCGTTACATAGTTTTGCCCGTTTATAACAACTGTATTGTTAGAATCTAATTTACGAATAATATCAACCATGTATTCGTTTCCATCTACGTCAGTTTCAATTCTTAAAAATCCTAAATTGAAACGATGTTTTATCAAGTCATCCTTATGTTTCAACCAGTATTTCAATGCTGACACCGGAATCAACATATCATCCTCAGTATAGATAAAAATATCGTAATCATTCTTTTGTTCTTTTAAAAAAGACCTACAAGACCAAGTTAAATAAAGAGGATTACCATTCGTGAAATCATGAACAATTACCTGAAGTTTACCATTAGTGTTTTTTTTTAAATAATGTGGTTTTACATCTTCATTCGTGTGTATAAAAATATCTGTTTCATATGGATAGCTACAAACTTCTTTAATAATACGATTAATATGATTGTAACGGTATCTTAGCTTAGGCGAATTAAAAAAGGTTATATGCTTGGTGATCCTCATATATAATAATATAGTATTACCTCATATTATCTTTAAACCTTTTATACGTATAATGATTGTGTGGTAGCAACAAATTTCAATATCATTTCGGGTATTTGTTTTAATTTTTGAAGGAGTTCCAGATTTCCAATACTTTCCACGATTTTTTCCATTTCAGTTGAAACGTTGTTTATTTTCAGTATTGCCTTGATGAATTCTCCTAAAAAGATCCCCTTTTCATTTTCCAGATGTTGAAGCATGGTTTTACATTCTTGTGCTGAATTACAGTCTACCCAGTGTTCAACCGCTTTCAATATATCATAATGTATCGTATAATCAACTCCTGTATTGATCCGATAATTTGTTTCAAAATCTTGATAATATAGCATATCCTCTTCTATTTTTTCAAGAATTGTTTTTACATCCGAATATGGACGTATTGTTTTTACCGACTCGTCCACATTAATATTGGTGAAACAACTGAATAATTTGATGAGCTGTAATGATGATAATTCATTGAGTGTTCCATTTTGAATTAATCGCGCGAATATTAAACAATGAACCTCTCTCAAGTGTGACGCTATGCGTCCTAAATCAGTCATTTTAAGATTTTCAACACCATCATCGCAGGATTCGTCTTTTGTTAAATATCCTTCTTTTTCAAGGAATTTCGCCAATACATGGACATTGTTCTTCAAATATCCGCTCGTATTTTCATAACCTTGTTTTTCTTTTTCGATTTCCTTGAGTTTGTGATTGAGTTTTTTGACAACCAACATGTCGTTTTGAATACTCTTGTAATTATCTTCTATTGCCAAAATTTCTTTTTCACATTCTTTTCGTTTCTTGTTTGCGCTCACCTTGACTTTTTCCTGCGCGTCAATATATTTCTCCACGATTTCCCTTGGCGTTTTCATGTATTCCATTTGACATTCCATTTTTTGCGCTTCTTCCTCTAATTTCGCGATTTTTTTATAGGATTCGTTCAACTCACCAACAATATCGTCTTGAATCATTGACCTTTGACAGAATTGTAACAGCGTTTGATCGCCGGTTTCAACCAGGTTCAGCATCAAATTATACGATGTTTTGAATTTACTTACCAGTGTTTGCGGTTTGCCATTCATCATGATTCGGTAATCTGGTAGATTGACATTGCGGAATAAATTATTCAGGTGAATCACATGACCAACTGTATCAATACCACGACGACCGGCGCGACCGGCGGTCTGCATATATTCATGAGAATAAAACATCCGATTGTTTGTCCCGTCATACTTGGTCAAATCCGTGAATAAAACGGTTTTGATTGGCATATTTAAACCGACCGAGAAAGTTTCCGTACAGAATAATAATTTGATATACCCGCGTTCGAATAAGATTTCTACGATTTCTCGCAAGATAGGCATACATCCACTGTGATGAATCGCAATACCTTTTTCCAATAGGGCGACCATGTTGTTGTATTCTGGCAATTCCAAGTATTCCTGGTAATTCGGTAATTTTTGTCGTAACAATTGTTCGCATTCACGGCGCACGGTATATGGTACTTTGGAGTCGTCCTCCAGTAACACCACAGTGACCTCTTTGGACGCGACCTCTATTTGTTTTCTGGACATGATAAAGCATGCTGCTGGGAGCATATTGTTTTCTACCATATATTTACAGACCTCGTTCAGGACATGCTGGCGTTTCACCCATACTTGTTTTTGTTGGAATAAGTCCAGCATTTTCTTTACTTGATGGTAAGTCGCATCGTTGAATTCACCGGTGGCGCTTTGTATGACATGGAGTTTATTCACTGTTTTTTTGATTTCTTTTTCCAAGACTTCGTCTTTTTTGATTGCCTTGTAAATACCTTGGTTTGTCGTAATGAAACAATAATGGGTTAATGGAACAATACGATGGTTGGATGTACATAAATAGACTTGTTTTTTAATTTCGCTTTCTGCATGACGATTTTCCACCCACATAGCAAATTTTTCTGGCGCGTCTAATGTCGCTGAAAGCATCACCATTTGGATATGTAACGGCATCATTAAGATCATGTTTTCCCAGGTATGACCTCTGCCCGCGTCGTTAATCATATGGACCTCGTCATGAATGACGCATCCGAGTTCCGTATCGAAATTCATGTTGAATAATAAAAGTGACTCATCACTTGATTTTTGTTTTTTCATATATAAAGTGTTTTCCAATATCTCCGCGGTCATGATCAATACTTGTGCCTCGGGATTGAGTTTGATGTCACCTGTAATCAGACCAATCGTTACTTTTGGGAATTTTTCAGTGAATTCGTGGTATTTTTGATTAGAAAGCGCCTTGATTGGACTGGTGTAAATCACTTTTTTGCCTAACTTGGTGAAATAGTCAATCGCGAAAATACCAGGTAAGGTTTTGCCCGAACCCGTGGGCACACAAACCAGCGTATGGTGTCCTTCTACAATTGCTTCGATAGAATATTTTTGGAAACAACTTAAGGGGAACGGAAAGATTTCAATATATTCTTTGTATTTTTCTTCGCCTTGTTTTGGATAAGTTTCAGAGCAGATTTTCACCATTTTTGTGTGTCTTGTATATTGTTTTGTGTATTGATGTATTTTATAAATAAAAATAAAATCAATTTTAATTTGTATTTTTATATTCTTCTTTTTCTTTTATTCCTTCGCGTTTTTCTTAATTTTCTTGTTTTTCTTGTTTTTCCAGATTTTCCTCCTCTTCTTCTTAGTAGTTCTTTTGCTGAGGGTCCCCCCGCAGGACAATCAGCCCCAGCGGGTAATTCGGTTACTAATTCTGTTTGCTGATCTATATCAACAATAGGAAATCTGTTTCGAGTTCTGTTCTCGGGATACACTTTAGAATGTGTAAATATAATTATATAATGAGTCGGAATACCTTGAAGATTTGTTTCTATTTCTACAATTTTACCCAAATTATTAGGAGGTTTCTCATTAGCATTGATGAACTGTATAGTATCGCCTACTTCATATTTTGTATGTTGTGCCATATATTATATAATAATATTATAATATAAAAAAATAATAATATCATACTAATATATAACAATGAAATTTTTTACTTCATTACTCTTTGCGTTGTTCTCGTCTTTTGCTCTTGCTGGTTCTAAACACCCAGAGTTAAAAGAGGAATTTTGTGCGGTCCAAAAAACACTTAAATCTCAAACTTGTATTCATTTTTCAGTTGGACCAGGAACTGGCTGTTCTTGGATCTGTGACTGGTGCTCTCAACAGTTAGGCACCAGTAACTATTATTTTCCTGATGGGGTATGCACCTGGCAAACATCAGGTTGTATCGGGTCGCCCCAAACAGGCGTAACCTACACATGCTGTGCCAATTAAAAATAAAATTGATATAAAATAATATAATAAAAATAAAAATTATTATATTATACCAAACATGACAACAAATGGAAACAACAAATGGTTTAGCATAAGCGGAATATTTCGTATGATCCGCGGTAAGCCAGTTGTCATTCAAGTAATAGACAAAATTACCAACGCAGTAAATAAAACAAAGATGATGATGGCGATGTTTGAGTTACACCGAAAATATTTTGAAGATGTTGATTTTGACACTTTGTTTCTAGACATATTAGATCGCTTGATTCCTTATCCATCACTATTATATAATACAAGTTATCTAGAGATTAGTGCTGAAATTATTTCAGATGATGATATTACACATTATAAATTAGAAAAAATATTATTGAATTGGATATATAATGAACCTTTCTTTAGAAGTGAAATTATTGCGGAAACACCTGAATCAGAAATAGAATTACTGCCACCCATAGTTGATGCTATTCTGGAACCATAATATGCGTTGTATATCTAGGATAATGAAGAAGAATTTATTTTTTCATAAAATTGATTAATAAAAAAATTGAAATGAAATAACTAAACATATAAGTATTATAATATTACAAGATGACAGACAAAAAAGTTATACTCATTATTGAACCTGAATTATCTATGGAAGATATTAACGCAAGAATAAAGCAAGAAATTTGTTATGAAACTTTGGAAGAATTAACTGACACAAAATTAATGTGTGAATATAAAGATTGTAATTCTGTTAAAAACGAAATAAAAAAACTGAGTGATGTATTGGGGAAATATATTGATGAAGAAACAAAACAAAAAATAATACAAGAATATTTATTACAACTAATACCAGCAGGAACAAAAGGAGTTATAAGAGGAAATAAGTTTAATAATATAGTAAAGCAATTTATCACAAAATTAGCATTAGACACAGACCGATTTGAAATTTGTTTTGAAAAAAAATGCGAAGGTCACTTTACAACTGAAATACCAGACTGGTATATTCTGGAAAAATCAACCAATAGAATTATTATTGGTATGAACCAGTTAGATTTATGGGGAGGAGGACAGCAACTAAACAGAGGTTCTAAATATATAGAGAATAATAAACATAATAACGAAAATAGTAAGCTATTATGCGTAGTTTGCAATGAAATACAGTTCAAAAGTAAAAAAAACAAGGCATACAAATTATTTGAAACTGGATTTGAAAATAATACACTGTGTTATTTAAATAACCTACAAAATATTATTACAACATACTTCAACTAACATTCTAGTAATGGGTTGAATTTCAAGATTAACTCTTGTTTTGATATGGATTTAGGACCAACTGTGTTGTTAAAGTCATATGTTATTGTTGATAATTTATTTATATTATCAGTTATAGATTTTCCATTTGTAAATTTTATAAAATAATGTGATTGGATACTTTTTTCATCAATTTTTTTATCTATTGTTCCTGCATTTACGCCAACACGACGAAATGATATATCTGGATTTTCTGTTTTTTCAACAAACATAAAATTTACTGGTTCTAATTTTTCATTTACAACTCTATTAGTTGTTTTTTTTTCCCAAATTTGAAATATACATGGAACATTATGTTCTACCCCATCTACTAAAAATGATTTGTCAGGTAAATCTATTTCAAATATAAGATGAAAATTTAATGGAAATGTTTTTTTTAAACTATCTTTTTTGAAACTTTTAGGTAATATAAATGAAACACTATCACAAAATTCACACGATTTTTTTATAAATTTAATCGCTAATGAAGATTGACGACCAAATGGAGGATTACCTATTATATGTATTTTACTAAAAGTTTCTTTAATACTACCATAGTCATATAACAAATAATCTTGTTTTATTATTTCATTATTGTCTGGTTCTAAATCATAAAATCTAAAATTACTTGATAATGATTTAATACCTGTAATAAAAGAGCCATTACCTGCACTTGGTTCTACAATTAAATCATCTGTATTTATTTGTATACATTTTTTAACGAGATTTAAACACAATTCTACAACAATATCCTTTGTGTAATATTTATCAATAGTATTACGATTTAATCCTTTTGTTTGTTTAGTTTCCATATTAGATGTAGTTTGTTGGGGTATTATATTATCTATTATATTTAATTCAATTTTTTCTTTATTTATAAATGTATTATCAGGTAATATAGTATTAAGTTTGTCTTCAACTGCTTTATCAATTAACACCTTAATTTTATCGGCATTATTTTCGCACATATTTTTCCGTTTTTGGTGTTGAGTATAATGTGATTTTTGGGTAAAAGTTTTATAACACTTGTCGCAACTATAATTAACCATTTAGTTATTATAATATATACAAATATTATTTTATACCGTTTAACTAAAATTAACTAAAATAGTTATTCCTTAATTATTTTAATAAAATACAATTTATATTTTAGACAAAATCGGCGTTTGAAATGTAAAAAGGTGTAAAAAATAAACTCGTTTCAAACGAAAAAAAATATACAACATTAAACACGATATTTAACGAAACTAATATTGCGGTTTTATTTGGAGACGATGAAAACTATTTTGAAACATTTGACAACTGGTTTAATAATTCTTTATAATAACCTCTTTTGCTTTTGCGTCTGGTTTTTTAGAGTTAATTGACCTTTTACATAATATAGATGTTATCTTATATTTTTCATTTGTAAAATTATCACGGACCAAACTTACATCAGCATTACTTAACATGATTTTTTTATTTGTATCAGTTAAAACGTGTATTAATTTAAATAAATTATTATGATTTTCAATATTAAATCCATTTTCAGTATATCCTACAAAAGAAGTATCCGTTTCTGGTGCGTATGGCGGGTCAAGATATACAAAATCATTTGGTTCTATTTTTGTTAATGATGTATTAAAATCACAACATTCAAATACTACATTTTGTATTAAATGATGTATTTCTTCTAAATGTTCTTTGTTGATAATTTCTGGATTGTTATAGTGTCCATATGGAACATTAAATCCTTTTGGTCCAACTCTAAATACACCACGAAAACAAGTTTTATTCAAGAATATAAACATAGCAGAACCTAAAGCGTCTTTTTTATCGTTCGTGCATAAATTGTTATATTCGCTTCTTATCCAATAATAGTAATTTTCTTTAGCGAGTTTTGCTTCTTGTATATTTTTGGGTGTTCTATTTATTGTTCCATTTCCACATTCGTTAAAATCCATAATAATATTCTGAAGTGTATCATATAATTTGAAATGATGTGTTTGAATGTTTTTGTAAACATAAACTAACGCTTCATTCAAGTCATACGCGTATATATTTCCGTGTATTTTTATAATACCGTTTTTTACATAAGATAATAAAGTCAATAAAACGCTCCCTCCTCCTAAAAATGCCTCATGATAATTATTTATCTCAACCGGAAAATCCGCAATGAGCTTATCTATTATTTGAGTTTTTCCACCAACCCATTTTAATATTGGTTTGGGAATATGTATTTTTTTACTAGAGACTTCTTTAACGACTTTATTATCATAGACAATTTGAATATTGTTATTGTTGATTATGTCGCATGGTATAATTTTTTTTATTTCAATTAATTTTTCTTTAACAACATTATCAATGATTTCTTTTGTATTATTTTCAACTACACACGGATTTTTTTTATGAATGTGTGTTGTATAGCGAGATTTTTGGTTAAACTCTTTTCCGCATTTTTCACAATTGTATTTACTCATTTTTATTTACATAATAAACTATAGTATTTTTAAATCAATTTTTATTACATATAATACCTATTATAATATAAAGCTTTCACTTGTATATTATAGATAATGGAGTTTGTTTATGTACTTTTTAGTGATGAAAGTGAATGGGAAGATATGATTATAATTTTATCCAAGGAAGAAGCAATCAACGCATCAATCAATCATCCCAACCACCGAGTTGAAATTTTTACTAAAAATGATACATGTGGCTATAAACCTACCTATAATTATTATAAAAATGGTGAATTCATACACAATTCATGAAAACTCAAAATGTAATGTTAGAAAAATAACATAAAATTTTCATATTACATAATAATAATATAATAGACACTATTCATAAATGAATGATGAAATTATCATAGCAAATAAATATAAATTAAACGAAAAAATCGGTTCAGGTTGTTTTGGCGAAATATGGAAAGGCGAAAATATTCGCACCAAAGAAATCGTCGCAGTGAAAATAGAACCCCATACCAATAAAACCAAATTGTTGAAAAATGAGACCAAGATATATAATTACATTGGGAATAGTAAAGGATTTCCCCAGGCAAAATGGTACGGTGTAGATGAAAAGAATAATTACATGGTACTTACACTTTTGGGAAACACCCTTTCTCACGTGGTAGAAAAACACAAAACACTTTCACTCAAAATGACACTATTCATCACAAAACAAATATTACAAATACTTAAAATTATACACAACAAGGGGTTAATACATCGTGATATTAAACCCGATAATTTTTTGTTCGGATTAGAAGATAAAAAAAACGTCATTCATGTGATTGATTTTGGGTTTTGTAAAAGATATATAGACCACCATGGTGTTCATCTACCACAAACTACCGAAAAAACACCATTGGGAACACCGAATTATATTAGTATTAATGTTCACGATGGATTAGAACCGTCCAGGCGGGATGATTTGGAATCAGTTGGGTATATAATGTTATATATGCTGTATGGAAAACTGGAATGGAATGAAATCACGGAATTCTACAATGAATACAAAAATGTAAATAATAAAATCAAAATACAGAAAATAAAAATAGTAGAAAAAGAGGAAATACCACGACAAATTCGCGAGTATTTACTCTATTGTCGCAACTTGGGTTATGATGAAACACCAAATTACGATTATATTTCTACTATTTTGGACGCCTAAATATGCGGTTTTTTGAGTATTTTTTTCCAATTGTTGATTTGTACTAATGACTGACCGTGTAAATTGAACGCCTCCTTTTTAGCGTATTCGGTAGTAAACAAACCGTTGTCGCCGTATTTTAAGATTCGCACATTGAATAAATCATGTGCGTCTTCAAAAACGTCGTCAATTGTCGCACTCGGTTGTCGATATAATTTATATAACATACAACGGTTGAAATCATAAGCAGTCAATAAATCGGCTTCTCTAACAATATTATAAGCTAATTGTTTCTCACCTAAATCAGGAAAACCATTGCTTTTTACATGAGAATACGACATGGTGCTTATAATATTTTTCACGGTTTTTATTTCACTGAAAGTCATTTTTTCTTTTAAAAAGTTTTGAATATTTAATAGTCCTTCCTCTTGACTTACATATTTTTTATCACACATGTCGTGAATAATAGCGGAAACATAGATGGCTCGTTCGTCTAATTTTAACTGTGGATTATTAGGTAATTCGCTTTCATAAATATTGTTGGCATAATTTAATACTTCTAGACTGTGTCCCAAACTGTGAGACTCGTCAATATTGTATTTGTAGGAAATAAGCATTACGAAATGAAGTAATTTTGTTAATAGTAACATGTTTGCTGATGTATATATGTTATTCTTTTGTATTTATATTTTATTCAATTTATTTTTTATCTCTTATATTTTAAAATTGAATAAAATATAAATACAAAATTATGATTAACATATAGATATACAAATGGAAAAATATAGCGATTTATCAAAAAAGTTAACAAAGAATATAGATACCAATGAAAAAAAGAAAAATGGCATCTATTTTACTCCGGCAACAATTATTAAAAAAAATATAGATGCGCTGAATCCATATTTTTCAAAAATAAAAACAGTATTAGAACCGAGTTGCGGATCTTGCGAGTTTCTAAACTATATAGACGACAACACGTCAAGTATTGAAATGACGGGTATTGAAAACAATCAAATCATATATGAAGAAATCAAAAAAATAAGTTTCAAAAACCCAACCCAAATCATTCACACCGATTTCCTTGAATGGACGCCAACGCAGAAATATGATTTGATTATTGGAAATCCACCGTATTTTGTCATGAAAAAAGATGATGTTTCTGCCGAATATTATGATTATTTCGACGGAAGACCAAACATATTTACCTTATTTATCGTAAAAAGTTTACACATGTTGAACCCCAATGGTATTTTGAGTTTTATCTTGCCGAAAAGTTTCACCAATTGTTTATATTATGACAAATTGCGCAAATATATTGCGGATAAATATAGTATTTTAGAGTTGATTGATTGTAGTGACGACAGTTTCATTGAAACAAAACAAGAAACCATACTATTTATGGTTCAAAACCGGACCAATCCCGTTAGAAACGCAAAATATATGATACATATTAGCGATTATACCATTTTGAATACGCCAGAAAATATCGTAAAAATGCGTGAATTATATAAGGATAGCACCACGCTAAATAAATTAAATTTCAGTGTATCCGTAGGGAATGTTGTTTGGAATCAATGTAAGGCAATATTAACAAACGACACCACAAAAACCAGATTGATTTATAGTTCAGATATCGTAGATTCCAAGTTGGTCCTCAAGGAATATACAAACAAAGAGAAAAAGAATTATATTGACAAAAAGGGGTCAACCGATGTAATACTAGTGATTAATCGCGGGTATGGAGTAGGTGATTATCAGTTTCATTATTGTATTATAGACGTGGATTATCCTTATTTGGTGGAAAATCATTTGATTTGTGTGAAATACGGGGCGCAAAAGACGAAACCCGAATTGTTACAACTATACGACAAAGTCATTCAATCATTGAATCACGAAAAAACAAATGAATTTATAAATTTATATTTTGGGAACAATGCGATCAATACAACTGAATTAAATTATATATTGCCAATTTATATTAGTTCGGCGCTATAAAAAAAATTGAAAGAAAATATTTTTTATATGATTCACAATATAAATACATTTATGGCACAATCGCATTCAAAAATGGCAACATTCACAGAAGAAACTTTTATCAAAGACAAATTAGTATTGTATATTAACGAATCTGAAAAACAATCAAAAGTGATTGATATGGCTTGTTATATTTTATATGATGAGGACGAAGGAGAATTTCTGATTACTGGTACTCGTGATCAAGAAAATGTCGTAAATAATAAATGGGGCGAACCATATAAATTTTATTGTCGGAAAAAGAAACATGTCATGGATTTCATTCTATCTATATTTGATATGGGAAATGATTTAACCATGATTTTATATAAGTATGATAATTTGTATTCCCGTTATGATTCGTTTGATGAAATGGGTTTTTATGATTTTCACGACAAGAATAATCATAAACGGGAAATTACTGGATATAATAATGTAAAATTAACAGACCCATCACTTGTAAATTATATTAAAAAAAATCTCAAGAATTTGAAACATGTGCGATATTAGAAATACAAAAAATACAAATAAAAATATAAAAATAAAAAGGGTGTAAAAACCTTTTTTATTTTTCTAAAGATGAGCATCAGCGTTTTTCATGATATACTTTATTATAAGCCTGATATATGGCAGGTCGTGTAATGTGTTTTTGGGCATATAATACATCACCCATAGAAAGAAATGTATCTTCAACACAAGACGCATATTTTTCATTCAATATATATTTTATACAAAAATCCGCGGTTAAATCTTGTGTATATAATAAAGTCTTCATAGATAAGTTGTAAATGTTTTTTTCTAAAAGTTGAATATGATATTTTTTTTTACGTAACATAGAATCGTTTAACAATATAAATTCTGGGTCATTACGTTCAGCATTTAATTTATTTTTCATTCTTTTTTCATGTACCTCTAACAATTGTTGATTCATTTTTTCAACTGTTTTTTTTGTAATTTTTTCCATTCTTATTTTACAACAATATAAAAAAGTAAATAAATAAACAAAAAATAAAAATATATTATTATATAAATGGCAGAATTTCAAATTAGCGAAGAAGACGCTACAATAAGAAATTTAAAAGGTATGCGTATGTTTTTATCAGATAGTGAATACAAAGAATTATCTCCAGAAAAAAAGGATTATTACGAATCAACACCCGTAACAATGGAATATAAACAACCTGAAGAAGAACAAGGTGACAATGATAAAATATATCATTATCCAGAGAACGATTACAAATATCAATTAAAATCTGAATATATTGAATCATTTAGAAAAGCAAATCCTCGAGAGAATCCTGAAAATGTAGGAGGAAAAAGAAGAAAAAGTCGGAAATCTAGAAAATCTAAGAAATCTAGAAAATTCAAAAGAAAATCAATTAAAAAATCAAAAAGAAGATATAGAAAATAAGTAAAAACAATATAACCAAAAATAATATAAAGACACCTCAATAATAAGAGTATATACAATGTCATCGGATACAGTTGTAACAGCTTCAGGCGATCGTTTCATTGGTCGTGTAAAATGGTTTAACAACAAGGCAGGTTATGGTTTTATTACTGTCACTACAGGACCTAAAGAGGGTTCTGATATTTTTGTTCATCACAGCGGTATTTCTGTTGTGAGTGAGCAATACAAGTATTTAGTTCAAGGTGAATACATTGAATTTAGTATTGATTTATTAAAGGACAGTGCTCATGAATTACAAGCAGTAAAGGTTTCTGGAATTAATGGAGGCAAGTTAATGTGCGAAACCAGAAGGGAGTTTAGACAAACTCGTGTTTCTTACAAGAGTGATGGTAAGGAAGAATCAAGTGAGCCAGTAAAGTCTCCTTGTCCAGAATCAATGGCTGTCCCAAGATCCGTTAGAGCACCAAAACCAAGAGGAACTGGTCCTCGTGAAGGCGGTGACTGGTCCGTCGTAAGAGGTGCTGGAAAACAATCCAGACCAAGAAAACCAGTCGCATCAAAGGATGAATAAATATTAGAATCTTAGAATAGTTTTATTTTTGTAATGTAATTATAATAACAAAAATAAAATATAAAGTAAAAATCATAATATAAAAATATAGAATATAAAAATATAATATGAGCGAATTTATTTTTGATGAAATCCGTATAAATGAATTAAAAGAGGTAAATAGCCGTATTGGAATTAAAGACGATTTGAGCGTTGAAAAGAACAAGACTCTTATTTTTGTATATTGTCCACCCAAAGTAGGTTCAACAACCGTTGTATCATCATTAAGACTATCCGCATCAAATAAACTAACCGTTATACATTTACACAATGATATTATGTTGAAGGTACTATTTAATGTTACCAATGCGACCGTAAATCAAATCATTCATTTTAACAAGTTTTTAGGAAAAAATGTGTACGTGATTGATATTTATCGCACACCAGTAGAACATAAAATGTCTTCTTTTTTTGAAAATATAGATACATTTCATTTTAATTCCAGTATTGAAAATTTGAAAACTTATTCTATAGACCGCATTATCAAAAGGTTTAATTATTTATTTCCACATTTAGTGACGGGTGATTACTATAGAGAGACATACAATATCCCCACACAACAATACAACTCGTTTGATTTTGAAAACAAATATTTACTTACTCAGCATAATGGTATTACATATGTTAAACTCCGATTAAAAGACTCGCATGCGTGGAGAGACATTTTCAAGAAAATATTACAAATGGATATATATATTGTAAGTGATTACGAAACAGATAATAAAAATATAAAAGAAATTTATAAAAATTTTAAAACCAACTATAAAATACCTAAAAATTTTATAGATACTATTAAAAATTCACCCCAATTTCTCTTTTATAATGACATCAATGAGAGAAATGAGTATTTGAAAACTTGGGAAGACAAATCTGTTTCAGACGAATTTACCCCGTTTCATACCGAAGAATACGATTTTTACAATAAAATATCCATGGATAATCATCACATGAATGAGATACAAGATCAGCATTATATTGATTGTGGGTGTAGTTGTATTGCGTGTGATAGAAAAAGAAAAATTTTACTTGAAAAAGCAAAACGCGGAGAGAAAATAAACGATAAAATTATTCATGGGAAATCAAAAACAGAATATTTAATGGAAAAAATAAAAAACAATACATTTACCATATTGAAAAAAAGTAATAAACCGCGTAAAATAATAAAGAGTAATTTTATGGTTCAACATCACTTGTCATAATAGTATTGGATGGAGGTGCCGTGTTTTTTTCAATCAACATATTCACATATTCATATACATTTTGTTCGCATTTTTCTCTGTTGCGATGAGTAAAATAATTGGTATATTCCGCGCCTCCACTTTGTTGTATCATTGGGCGCGTATAATAACTAATACCGCGGTGATTCACATCGCATTCCTTGAGTTTTTCGTTGTATTCTTTTTCAATGATTCGTTGTTTTTCAATTAATTCATCGAGTATTTGTTGTTGTTCTAGAGTCATAATATCTTTACCACAATACATCGTCGTTGAATTGGTCTTTTTTGAACAAAATACATAAATGAGGGGTTGTTTGATTCCTCCACTATTATACATGGGAGTATATCCTTTGTCAACAGATTTACATTCTATTCCCATAAATATTGCCTCGTCCAGTTTGATGATGAAATCAGGTGAATCGTGAGTACCACACGGTTGTGATACATAAGAATAATCTGGCATTGGCACAACACTGTCAATAATAACAGGTTTTTCCTGAATCGTATTTTGATACGATGTATTTATCCAATTCCATACTGTTTCTGAGTTCGGTTTTTCAATAGGGATCCATTCGGTGAGACCGTTATCCGTCATTAATATTTCAACTGCTTTTTCATGTGACGCAATATTATGTACAGCGCCACTAGCAGCAGCATAGTTTTTAAAATATGGCATCGCTTTTATACCATTCAATAGTTGAATCATTAATTGTTTATTTTTTTCGGTATTCATTCTTTAGTCGTATTATTTGTATGAAAATATAAATAATATTCAATTTTTATTTTTACTTTTAATATACTTTTTATTATACTTCTAATATACTTATAATATAGTTATAATATAAGTATAAAAATGAAATATTTGGGAGGAAAACATGGAATAGGAAAATTAATTGCCGAATTTATATCAAAAGAATGTCCACCAGAAAGCGTGAATGGGTATTTAGAGCCTTTTTGTGGTTCTCTCGGAGTATTCAAACAAATGACTGATCGCGACTATAAAAAATATATAGCATCTGACAAACAACCAGACTTGATTGAAATGTGGAAAAAAATAAAAAACAATACACTTCATATTCCAAAACATATCACCGAAGAACAATATAACCGGTTAAAAAACGCGAAATCCCCGAATGCCATGAAGGCAATTGCCGGTTTTGGTTTGAGTTTTGGTGGAAAGTATTTCGCAGGATACGCACAAAAATGGGCTGGAAATAGTGGTCGTAATTTCTTGAATGAATTCAAAACATCTATTGATAAAATAACACCTGCGATTCGCAAAAGTAATGTGTATTTTTATAATAAATCATACTATAAATACGAGCCTAAAAACATGTTGATATATTGTGATCCACCATATAAATCAACCGAAGGTTATTCTACCGGCGATTTTGATCACGATTTATTTTGGGATACCATGCGAAAATGGAGTAAAGATAATTGTGTTTTTATTTCAGAAGAAAACGCACCCAGTGACTTTAAAGTGGTGTGGAAAATAAAAAAACGACGGACTTTGGATAAGACAAGTCGTTTTTATAAATATGAAAAGATTTATGCTTATGATCCACGCGGACAACAACCCGCGAAAAACAAAACCATCAAACATCATAAAACGAATAAAAGTCGTACGCGTAAAGTTACTCCGAGGTGACATTCCCGTCCAACGCATAAATCAACGCGTCAAATAATAATATTTCTTGTTTTTCAGTAAAACCAATGGTATAAGGTGCGACAATTAGATTACCTTTACTCCACCGTAATTGTCGGTTCCTATAATTTTCACCGCGTTTAACAATTTCATTTTCTGGAAGTTTAATTTGAAAACCACCCTCGGCTCGGTCTAATCGTTCCAAATTTTCTTCGTCGCCAGATTTATTTGAGTTATAATAATCCAGGATTTTTTGAAATGTTTCGTTATCAATATTACTTACTAAAACTTGAATAGTCATTTTCTTTGTATAATTTTCTTTATATAATTATGTCTCTCACATGATGAGATAATTATATTTCATTTTTATTTTTTTGACACATCTACAGCGGGTAAATTCTTCAATAAAGGTAATAATATTTTGGCAATTGATTCATGGACAAATAATTTTTCAGTATTGTGCGTGTTTGAGGCTACTGCGGAGTTTTTATTGAAACGAGTCTTTTTACTTTGTGCGGCACTTCGATAACGTTCTTGTTCCCATATATTGATGAAATCAGGAGGTGCTGTGATTTCTGATATGACAACCATATTTTCTTTACTCCATTCACGCATGACTTCCCAAAACTTGTCATTGTCAAAAACGTCGTATTTTTTTGTATCCCTGCGGTATTTTATAGGATATTTGTTGAAGGCATATGGAGGATCGCAATAGATAAACATTTTTTTTGGTTTAAATTCTGTATAATCTTTGTTGGTGAATTTCACTTTTTGTATGAGTGGTGCGATTCTTTTTAAACTGTTGGTCATTTCTTTACAAAAATCTTCTGGTTTGTCATTCAGATATTTTTGGGAATACGCTCCAAAAAATCTTCCACCAAAACTCATACCAAAACCAACGAATGCTTTGTATGCGTTTGGACTTGGAAGTTTTTTTGCCTCCAAGTATTCTTCTTCAGAAATAGATTTTGGATAAACGAATGTTCCTTCTTTGACTTCTTTCCACATTTGAATTAAATCTGGGTGATAATCATTTGCGATTATTTTTGCTTTTACACCCGTCATGTTTTTTAATACACCGAGAGAACCACAAAAGGGTTCAAAATAAGTCGTTAATTTTATGTTGAAAACTTGTTCATATAAATCCCATAAATCTAATAAAACCGGGGCAATATATTTTCCTAAACGTTGTTTTCCACCAAGATATTTCATATACTTTTCAAATATATAAATATTTTATATAAAACGTAGATGAAATAAAAATAGATTATTTAATCTGTAAATGGACATGTTATATCATCATATACATTATCAAAATTTTCTAATATTTTATTATATAATATTTGATTTTTAGTACATATACCTAATCCAGCTGAATGTATAAAATACAATTTAAATCCATATGTCACTTCTTTAAAAAAATGTTTAACTCCAAAATATGGGACAGAAACGTCATGAAATATAATAACACCATCATCTTTTAAATATTTATTCCAATTATTAAAATCATTTTTCACCGCGTCATACGTATGTAATCCATCTATGTGTAAAATATCTATGGGGGTTTCCCATTTATTTGATATTTCTGTGAAATCTCCAACAATAATTTCTATATTTTTAAGATTATGTTCGCTAATGTTATTGATTACACTATCATATGTGTTACGATAACCAGTATGTATATCACCTAAAAATAAATCAATCCCATATATTTTACCATTTGTTTCGTTTAAGGCATTCGCAAAAACAAATGTGCTAAAACCATAATCAACCCCTAACTCAACAACTATTGGGTCTTTATAATGATCCACTAAAAATTCCGCAAATTTTCTGTGCCCACACCATGCTGATGTTATTTGGTCTATCCAATCAGTCATTTATTATAAATACTTATCTATCTTTATATTTATATTCAAACGTATAATTGGACCATCTCGTAACCATGTGAAAAAAGGTATTCCCGTCAAATGACTGGTCACTTTTTTCTTTGATTAATTACATTTATTATAATTTACAATTATTCGTTTTTTTCTTTACATTCTAATAAATTTAATGCTTCGTCAATGAGATTTTTGTTTTCCATGAAAAGATTTTTTCCGATACGAGGATTGCCCAGGTTTAATGTTCTCAAGAATTCGCTTATATTGGTTCGTTTATGTTTGTTGTGGAAAATCTCAGGCGTCACTTGTTTCATCAAATTGAATTCATAACTATTAAGTTCGCTGATTTCTTTCAAGACATGTTTGATCTTTTGAATGCTTTCCTCAACGGTCATAACTGGTTTTTCGGCAACAACCTCTATTTTAATATCTTCTTGAGCAAACATTTCTTGTTCTTTTCTTTGCGAGACTTTTTCAGCTTGTTTTTTGAAATGGTCATTTAAAATTCGTGTTCTTTTATAAATATCAATAAGTTTGAGAATTCTTTCAGTGTGTTCTCCAACAACATGTCTATCAAAATCATCCATTAAATCTTCGTTTCCTGTAATTTTTAACATAATCATGACAGAATTTTCCGCAGGATATCGTCTAAAATCGGCATTGGTATAGAAACAAATATCTTCAACCAAAGAATCAAAATCTTCAATGACAATTTCATGAATTTCATCATCGTATTCATCTGCGTCAGAATTATCATCCGCATGAGAATTATCATCTGAGTAACTTCCGTCATCATCCTCGTGTTCGTCCTCTTCCTCTTCGTCGTCTTCCATATCTTCTACCATAGCAGAACGGCACATGGGGCAATCAAATCCATTATGACAAGAGTTTTTCATTAAACAACTACAATGAAATTTATGACCGCATTCAGTGACAACACTGTTTTTGTTTCCATCAATAGGATCCATACAAATAGGACATTCAATGGTTTCTTGGACAATGGTTTCTGCCTCAAATTCTTTTTCTAAATTCATGGCTCCAATGAATGCGTCAAAAGTAATTTCTGGGATTTCGTTCATGTTTTGGATTGACATTTTGTTTTTAAAGTTTATAAACTTTGGGTTTGATTTGTTTTTGGTAAAATGATACAAGGAGAGAAAAAGCATTTCAATTTTTTTACAATAAGGCGAAAATTGTAAAAAAATAAGTTATATATTTGAATCTTTTAGGTGATATAATATCATGGAGGCAATATATGCGATTGATTCAAAAAATGGGCTAGCAAAAAATGGGGTCATTCCTTGGAAATCTAAAAAAGATATGTCGTTCTTTATGAATAAAACGATAAACAATGTTGTTATTATGGGGAAAAATACCTATTTTTCCATACCGAAACAACATAGACCTTTAAAGAATAGACTCAATATTGTATTCACAACTAATCCACATGTATATGATATTGATGAAACTGAAAAGTCAAATGTGATATTTACGGATAATATAAGTATACATGAGGAGATTCTTACAAATACATCTAAATATTATAACATGTATAAGTTTTTAAATAATGATTTCAAAATATTTATTATTGGCGGAAAAACCATATACGACCATTTTATTCCATTATGTGATAAAATATGGGTTACCCGTCTGAAATGCGATTACGATTGTGATTTATTTATAGATTATGATTATTCCGGGCAATACAAGGTGGAAATTCAGGAAGAAGACGATGAACTTGAAATCATAGAATATACACGTTTAAGTTGGAATAGTGCCGAGTGAAAAAAGGTATTCCTTCCAAGTGGCAGGTCACTTTTTCGTGTTAGGTTAATTACAATTTAAAATTTAGTTTTTTTGGTTTTGTTTGCCGATTTTACGTTGATTTATTGCGTTCAAAAGAGTATCGTCTTCAGGGAGTGGTCCAAATAATTCATTGTCCCAGTTGTCACGAGACAAATGAAATACAAATTTCCAGGTACCCTTAGATTTGGCACGACCAGTGCCTGCGGTAGTAACCATCCATTGATATTCATGGTTCAAATCAGCCAATTTCTTATTGACAAAGGACCAAGGAGCAACTTGATAAGAATTCTTCTTGATACCATACTTGAACCAATGCTGAGCAGACGAGGGAGACATTTCATATATCAATGAACGAATACTGGCATCACCATCATAATCCTCAGGATTCACCACGCCAGACCAAGCATTAATGTTGCCATACATTTGTTTGAATTTCTCAACGAATTGTGCGGTAGTGAAACCATCCATATGCGTTTTGTGTAAGGCAATACCGACTTGAATCATACGATTGAACGCCTCAAAATGTTTGGTTTCCTTGGCATGAATACGTTGACGTTTTTCACGTTCACGCTGTTCTTCCTTGGCACGCATACGCTGTTCCTTGGCAATACGGGCGCTTTCCTTGGCACGTTCTCGCTCCTCCTTGGCACGTTCTCGCTCCTCCTTGGCACGTTCTCGCTCCTCCTTGGCAATACGGGCGCTTTCCTTAGCACGCATTTGAATAACTTTTTTGTTCTCTTTCTCTCTTTGAATACGAATCTTGAAAGTAGTTTTCAATTCCTTTAATACAGGTTTTAAAACTTTACTCACTTGTTTGACTTGTTGTTTAGTAGACATTGTTTTGTTGTTTTGCTTGTTGCTTTTGTTTTGATTTGTTTGGGTAAAAGAATACAAGGAGAGAAAAAGCATTTCAATTTTTTTAGAGATGAGGCGAATCAAAAGAGAGATGAAAAATGCCGAAGCGGGTTAGGGTTACATGGTGTTAAAAAAAGGCAATCCAAGTGGATCACCTTTTTTTATTTTTTTA